ATTTTATACTAACTGCATTTATCATCACAATATTCACAAGATATAAGACATTTTTTGAGTGTCGGTTTTCTCTCACCTCTATTACTACATGCGGTTTCCTTATATTGTTTTTAAATAAATGTTATTCTAACTATTATATTTAATGGTTAAGTCAAATAGAACGGGATATAGAATACAAAACGGTGAATGTTTACAACGAAGTGACCAACAAATACTCGATGATGCGAAAAATAACAAAAAGGAGTGTAGAGCTCAATGTTTTTCACCAAACACAAGTAAAAATACTGCAAAAAATAGTTATAAAAAGACTAAAAAGGGTGATCCCAAAACTGATTCTGCACTCAGAAAAAAAAAATCAAATACCATAAAAACTGTACGATTTAGGACACCTAGTCCAAATCAAGAGGGAGGAAAGAAAAAGAGAAAAACAAGACGCAAAAGAACTAGTTCAACAAAACGCAAATATTAATAATTATAAAATTGAAATAAAAACATTTTCTATTTCAATTTCAACTAAAAATATGACACAAACACGTAATCAAAAGTGCTTAACTGCGATAAAGCATTTCTTTCAATCTCCTGAAAATTTTGGAGAAGATTTGCATATTGAATATTCTAAACGAAATGAGCGAGGATGGAAGATAGGACATTATATGGTAAAAATACCTAAAAAATGGACTATCTCAATACCTAAATATGAAAACAATACACTAAATTGGATTGAAGAAGAAAAAACACAGGATATTCCAACAGATGAGAAATTCAAAGAAATTGAAGAACGGTTTAAAACTACATTTATCCCTTTTGAGAAAAAATATCCAGGAAGAAATATTTCAGATCGAGCATCTAGTTATTTACGTATATACCAAGCAGAATATGATGACGAGGAAAGAAAAAGCTATAGTATTCGTTTAATTGTAATTTACGACAAAGATCATCTACCATTTCCTATTCCAGAAATTGATCCAAAAATAAGGGTTGAACGTTTAGAACGCATTAATAGTGACCTAAATGCACGTTTAAACAGTTTTAGACAAGAAACGGAAAGATATTTTAATCGTTTACGACGTATAAATGTACGCTTACAAGATGAACGAAATTTGGCCGAAGCAACAGTGGATGGTTGTTATGCCTCGTTTCAATTAAGCAATGCTAAATATATGCAATCTTACCGTGATATTATTAATAAATTTTACAAAGAAACAGACAAAAAATTTGATTGTCCTGTATGTTATGAACCAATAAAAAGTGGCGAAGAATTCACATCACCTTGTAGTCATGTCTTTTGTAACGAATGCGCAAAACGTTGCAAAAACACTTGTCCAATGTGTAGACAAGATATGTGCTGTATTTTAGATGATGTTCCTGTCGAAAGACCTCAAGAGATTTAACAATTATTATAATTTGATACACCATCCCAAACGATGCCGTTTTCATTTGCCCACTTTTTTTTACTGCAAATATCCCATTCATTATTACTAAAATCAATATAATGTGTTACTACTTCATTTGATACATCGAAACTATATCCAGGTGTTGTTAAAATATTGTCTTGAAGAGGTGGGTTAGGTGGTACAGGGTCTGCACCATACATATTTCCAAGATTAATAGCATCCTCACTAAATTTAGGTATAATACATTTGTTTGAACTAGCATCTACTTGCCAGTAATCTGGGCATATACCATAGTTTGGAGGGTATGCTAAATTTGTATTTCCTTTGCTCAATAGAATTCCAACAAAAACTAAGATTAAAACTAATACAATTGTAGCTATAGCTAAAACTATGACATGAAATCTTTCCATTATAGAATATCAAGATAAAGTATTTTTATCTATTTCTTCAACTTTAATCTCTAAAAGTAACATATATAGTAAATGTCTTCTCAAATGAAATATACCCCTGATCCTTATACAAATCGACAAAATCAAATTATAACTAATACCACACCTTATAACGGTCGTGTTAATTTAGAAGAACCAGAAAATCCTGATGCACGATTTCAAATGTTTGAACGTGTACAAATTCAAAACAAAGCGACCGAATATCGTGACCCTTTAAAAGGTGATATTGAAAATACTGTATTGTCTAGAGCTTTTTTCTCTGCTGGGAATATCCAAATTATTCAAAATGGATTAAAAGCTGGTGTCTATAAACGCTCTACCGATAGAGAATTGATTATTCCTAATCAAAATATTGACGTATTGAAATCTATTATGCGCCATATGTTTTTAGAATACAGTGATTTTAAACCCGATAATGTTACTGAACAAATAGAACGTCTAAATCAAATTGTTTTAGACTATACTGTTCCAAAAGTCTACTCTGAAGCTATCGGTTACCTAAAATATTTAGAAGATCAAAGTCGTCTTGTTGTTCCTCTTTCCTTACCACAACAGAGCGATCGTGTTTATAAACAATTGGAATTGAAACCATTTATGTAATGTTTAATAAATAAATATATAATTTATTTATTAAATTTAATCTTGTTTTTTACCACATACTAAAACATTTCCTACTTGAAATGTATTGGCCATATTTATTTCACTATCGTTATAATTGAATGTAATTTCATCTCCATCATTTAAATCCATAAGAGCTACTACATTAAATCCATCAATATAGACAGTTGGTTCAAATGAATGATTTATAAATATACCATGTTCATCGTATACGTGTTTATTATTACCAACGTGTATTGATTCTCTTGTAGGATGATCGAATATTTTTCCCGACAATGTAAATACTATTTCCCCCTTTTTAACACTTTTTCTCAAAATAAGACCCTTTCCTTCAACTAATTTACTTTCTGTAATTTCCATTACTTTATAATTACTTTATATTATTTTTCATATTACTTTATAAAAATCGGGACTAAAATAATAAAACATTCTGTAATCTGTTTGAAATGAGCTCCATTTTGTCGCTTCCAAAATTTCTGTAAATCTATCACTTTTTATTGCTTCAATTATTTTATCACCTTGGTTCTTGGACTTTATTGGTATTCCAAACGTCAATTGCGACATACCATATTTTCCTTCAAAATCATTGTAGGGATATTGTCGTTCATTGAAATTCAATAATACTTTAGGCACTTTAAAATGTTTTTTGTCTTTTGATTTCGCATATCGAAGTCCAAGACCACGCAATGTAATATTATGTACAATTGGATGCCGATTTTTCTTTGTCTTTGTCTTGGACAAATGTCGTGCGTCGTATTTTCCTGCGTCAAAGATTACTTTTATACCCTTTTTTTTCGGCACCATGATTTTCTTTATTTTATCAAAGGCATAATTTGGTATAAATGGCCATTTTTCAACGTCTATTTTCTGGGATTTTCCCATTTCATCGATAATTTCGACACTTTCTTTTTTTTGTTTTCCTTCTTGGACAATATATAAGTCAAAACGTGTTTGTGCACCTAATTTCTCTAATCCTGCCTTTTTATTATAGATGTGGAGATATTTTAATGTATTGTCTCGTGTAATGGTTTTATAGAGATGATGTTCTGGTCGTCTCCAGTTTGCTGGTGTAATGATACCTAAGTACCCATCTTTTGTTATTAGGGATTCATGGAAGATAGTGTCCAAGAATTTGTCCCAAAGGGTTCGGTTTCCTACACTTCCGCTATATTTCCCCTTTTTTGGAGTTTGAAATGGTGGGTTTCCAACAATGACGTCGAAAGAACCTGTTTTGAGATCACGTTTCCACTTTTCTTGCTGCTTTAAAAAGTCGGCATTGGATATATTGGCTTTGGAACCAAAAAGAGATTTGAGCTTATCTGAATTATTTTTATTTAATTCGATCATAAATATCATATTGTCCAAGATATGCCTTTTACGTTTCTCTAAATTAGGTATTTTCGATGATAATGTGGTGATAAGTTTTTTGTAAATCATGGCGGCGAAATTACCGTTTCCAGCTGCAGGGTCTAACCATTTGGTGTTTGGATTTTTCCATACGGATAGTGGGATGTTGTTAAAGATCTCATCAATGAGTTCGGGAGAAGTAAATACTTCGCCAAATTTGTCCTTTTCTTTATCGCGGATTGTTAAATGATCTTGGATATGTTTGTTGATTTCTTTTTCAGATTTGTGTAAGATAGACATTTCAAAATAATAAGTTATATTATTTTGAGATTTAATTTACTTTTTTTTCGAGTATTTTACTTTTTTTGTTTTACGGTTTGATTTTTTTGATCCACCGGCTAGTGGATTCGCATTATTTTCCAGTTCTTCACAAGCCCTACTGTCTTTTTTATCTACTCCTAGGGTGTCCTTATCATAATAGCATACTGCATTATGAACAACAAATTCTGTTATATTTTCATTATCGTCAGGAAATTCTGGTTGTTTATTATTTTTTCTATGCTGTAAGTATTTATTTATCATTTCCATATTTTCATCACGACATTTACCTAGTTTTAGATTACGTTTTTGCAGCTTTTCATTATTGTTATCAGTTATATCGTATCCGAAAAGAGTTCTGGGTACAGGATTTTTTCTCTCACATTTATCTCCATAAACTTTTTGAATAAGGGCTTCCTTTTTTTTTAATCTTTGGCTTTGATTTAGTGTTGTTGCTGGTTCTGGTTCTGGTTCTAATTTATTATCTTCGTTTTCAAACTCACACTTTAGTAAACCATTATAAGCATTATTTAATTGTTGAATCATATTATTGTCTCCACCTTTATCAGTATGTACCATCTTCGCTGCTGTTCTATATGCCTTTTTTAACTTATCCATATTTTTCTTTTCTGTAAAATCAGTGTTTTCTGTAAAATTGGTTTTAGCTATAGAATTAAAACAATTCACTAACTGTTTGCTATGTGTATTATTAACAGGTTCACCATCTAATTTACATTCGTTTATTTTTTCACCAATATCACAATCACCACCACCATATGTTTTACGATTTTTATGTTGCTTACGACCTTTTGTTTTACGTCTTTGTTGCGTTTTTTTTCCTTTTTTGCTAAATTTTCTAAGAGTTTTACCCATTATATATAGTAATGATATATTACTTTAAAATACCAAATATGCTATTTTAAAATGCAGATTTTTTATTTAGGTATATATTCAATTAAATCACTTAATTTTCTCAGTTCTGTTCTTAGTTGTCCTTCCTTATTTTTTAACCGTTCTACCTGCCACTCAATATATGCTTCCAAAATACGGTCAGTTTCTAAAAATTTTAATTTTTTTAATTTATCATCTGGATTATTTATTGAAATGGTTTGTTTTAGTTGTCTAAAATGTTTATCTATCTTGTTGTAGGTATCAGATGCTGTATCAATGGGCCCCGTTGACTTGTCTCCTATTCTCATTTGCCAATCTTTCAATTGCGAATCATTATCATGTGTTTTATTTAAATCACGAAGTATTTTTCCTTGTAAACATTCTCTCACTTCGATTAAAGAACGTTCGTCTTTACAGGATGGTGAAAACAACATCCCACCACTTGTTTTCCTTCCACGACGAGCCGTTTTACGACTTTTTTTATATTTTTTCTTACCACCTGTGCTTTCGTCACCTTTGTAAAATATTGTAATTTTAGAATAGTCTGAACTTGAAAATTCTTTGTTTCTACCTTGTGCATCTTTATTATCGAACGTGTAAATGTATCTGGTTGAATTATCGGTGTGAAAACCTTTTTCCATATTAGTTTCCACGTATTTTCCTAATTCTTCGATTTTATCTTTATAACGAAACCATATTATATATGTATTATCTTTATTATTTTCAAAGAACCCTTGTAGGTCAGATTTATCATCAGATTCATTCATTCGATCCAGCTTCTTATATCCTTTTAATTTTACGGTTCTGTAAAACATACTATAAGGCATTTTACTTTGTTCAATAGTTTTTTCTGTGAAAATATATTTATTGTTATTCCCGTAATCGTAATTATTTCCGGTAAAATTATCATCAGATTTCTTAATTATTTCTTTATTAACATATGTACCTAGTTCTGTGATTGTATCATCTTTATTTAAAAATATATATTCATAATTTTCTTTGTTTTCTATAAGGAATGAATATAATTTATTAAATTCAGTACCATAATGTGTATTAACGGTTTCTTTATATCCGTCCTCCATAATTATTTCTTTTTTCAAGTACAGTTGTTTATTTCTATTTAATCTATTAAAATTATCTTTATCTGTTAATACACGACGAAACTTTTCGCCACCAAAAAATTCGTCGTAATCATTCTGACTCACTATATTGTTTATCCAGTTAAATGCTTGGTTTACGCGAATATTCATTTTTTGGTTTATTAATTCTAATACTCGTTTTTTTATCTCCTTTATGTTTTCATCTTCTGGTTCTTTTTTCTCGACTAAAAATGCGTGTAATCTATAGTATATTCCATATTTATACGCTTCACACTTTCCATTTTTCGTATCTCCAATAAGAGGTGCTCTACCGAATAAAAGCTCTTTTTCACGACAACTTTGTTTGGGTTCCTTTAAATATCTTTCAAGTTCATTGTAAGTTGTTTCAAGTTTACCGACATCATTATTATTATTATTATTATTATTATTGATTTCTCTCTTAAACGAGTTCGTCATAACATCTAATTCTTTAACAGCTTTCCTCCAAGTAGGAGTATTTTCGCCTCCACCTTTTTTATATGAACGTTTCCTTTTTGTTTTTTTATCTTTATTACTAAATTTTCTAAGAGTTTTACCCATTATATATAGTAATGATATATTACTTTAAAATATCAAATATGCTATTTTAAAATGTAGATTTTTTATTTACGTATATATTCAACTATTTCATTTAAATCATTTTCTTCCACGACGAGCCGTTTTACGATTTTTTTTATATTTTTTCTTACCACCTGTGCTTTCGTCAATTGTTTTGTAAAATATAGCATACATGCTGCTCGCACGAGGGGGATTCTTTTCAAAAACGTGGTCATTTATACCTCTCTCTCTTAGGCTGCTTAAAGTATCCATATCTTGCTGTACCTCGTAATATCCTCTCTTTTTCAGCTCTTTGAATCGTCCTAAATCAAATATCTTCCCAGACTCGTCGACCATTTTATATGTATATGTATCCTTATTGGTCTCAAAACCATCTGTATTAATTTCTTCTAGTTTATTATAACCTTCTTTTTTGAGCTGTTCTATAGATTTTTCCTGGTTTTCTTTATTTAATCGTTTCTGTTCTGCAACTTTTTTCAACCGTGCCTTATCTTTGTCTTCTTCTTCTTTTTCCTTTCTTTTTTGTTTGGCTTGTTCATTTACTTTATCCATTATGTTTTCTTTGATTATATTATTTTCTATAGATCCATTATGTAAATTTTCACTTAAAAACTCAAAATATATATTGATCATATTTTCACGATATGTATGATTCGAAAAATAATCGATGTTGTCCTTTGTTAAACTATTTAAATAGTTGATTGTTTGCTCTTTACTTCTATTATGAGTCATTTTGCTTGTCGCTAGACCTCTTATTCTTTCTATCCAATGCACCAATGTATTCTTCTGCTCTTTGTCAGGACTGTTCAGGTTGTTCAGTTTGTTGTGTTGTTTTATCATATATCTTTGTAATAGATCATACTCTAAGTATTTAAATGCTTCGCACTGTTCATTTTTTATATCTTGTTTTAAGAAATAAGATATTTCTCTACAACTGCGTTTAGTTTTATTTATTTCTACATATAGTTGTTTGAGTATACCCGCGGCCCAATTCCAGTCTTTCTTCCTACCTTCTACTTTTTGTTCATATTTCTTTAATTGTTCTTCAATCGTTTCGCGTAGGTCAACCCAAGCATCTGCTGCACCACCTGTTTTATATGAACGTTTCCTTTTTGTTTTTTTCTCTTTATTGCTAAATTTTCTAAGAGTTTTACCCATTATATATATATATACAATGATAAAATACATAATGCGTAACATAGAATTACCATCCGAATTAATAACACATATTTATTCATTTATAGATGATAAAACAAAAATCAAAAAGTTACCAGAGATTTGGTTTAAACGTATTATTAGTCCCGATTATCAATATTATTCTAGTAAAATGAAAAGGATGTGTCTTGCAGTAGAAGAACGTATGTTAAATATGTTAATTAAACAAGGTGCGTTTAATGTAATTCACAATATGCATCGTTATAATATTGAGAATCAAATTAGGCATACTGAGGTGGTTTCCGAAAACAACAACAACAATAATATTTGACTGTTCTTTCTGGTTTTACTAATTTTTCTAAAACAGAAAGCATTCGATCTTCACCGTGTGACCATTCCATTTAGATTAAATCAAAAATAATATTTAAATACTAATTTTATAATATAATAATGCATTTAGGAGGTAATTGGATTCCAGATACCCAAAAAAGTATAGAACGACGTGAATTTATTAAAAACAAGTACCTAAATGGTCCTATGTTGAAAAGCAAAGAACCAGTCGAAAAAAAACAATTTTATTTTACAATGGAAAACGAAAATACAGATCCACCCATTTTTATTATTGGTTGTGGTCACAGCGGTACAACCATTTTACGTAAAATGATAGGATCACATTCCAAAGTATATGATATTGGGTATGAAACCGATATGTTTTTAAAACCAATAGATACCATTGAGAAATTACATACGGTAGCCCGCAGAGTAGAAGAGTTAAATAAAAACACATTAATGTATAAAAAACGTAGATGGATTGAGAAAACACCGAGACATGTTCATCACATTGATACAATTAAAAAGTTTTTTCCAGAAAGTAAAATAATCGTTTTAACACGACACCCTATATCAGGTATCAAAAGTTTACACCATCGTTATAAAAATCTAAAAAAATCAGTGACGCGATATATCGAAGACAATATGACTTGGCAGACATCACCTTATAGAAACACATTTCACGTAATTAAATATGAAAATTTGATACAACATACACAAGAAGTAATCAAAACATTACTCGATTTTTTAGGATTAGAGTACGAGGATCTGACGAAATATGAGAAAACAAACAGAGTAATAGAATATGATGATAGAATTTGTGCGAAATGTGGTTCAAAAAATATACGTAAAACAACTTGTTTTGGAACTCTTTATCATTGCACCGTTTGCAAATTTCACGGGGCATACAATGATATTGAAAACATTCGACACAGACAATTGCGCGACAGTCAAGTAAATAGAGGACTTTTTAATAAATTACATGAGGATGAAGACCCGTCTGAATTTACAGAAAAGCAAATAGAAAATATGATAAATTTTGAATTAAGAGGGGTGACGTTACAACATTTATCTTGCCTTTTGAATTACAATATAATATAAGTTTATGATAACCTATTAAACCTTTATCATAAAATAATGTATATGGGACGATTTTATGATGGAGATATAGAAGGAAAATTCTGGTTTGGCGTTCAAGATAGTAGTGATATAGAAAATTTGGTTTCTGTTACACCCCACGTATATTTTTCTTGGAAAGTTTGTGGTTGTAGTACAGACAATGATAATGATGAATATTGCAAAGATTGTTATGCGTCTAAAGAAGAACATATTGAGGATGCAGTAGAAAACGAAGAATATGAAGACGAAATGCTTTATATAGAAGATTGTGCACAAGGTTACAGTCTTGATAAAGATATACATTATGATGAATTGAAGAAAAACATGGAAAAATTACGTAAAAAAATACCCGAAATAATTTTGAACGAATTTGATAAAATCGAACAAACGGATAAACTATTAAATGCATTTACAGGAGTATTTGATAATACAAGCGAAGTAGTATCAAATTATTTTGGAGGAATACCGCAATTAGGACCGGAAAAAAGAATGGTATTACAAATAATCGCTCGATATAATCTTGCATTACAAATAGAATATTGTTTACGAACAAAAGATAGTTGTAACGTAAATTGTGAATATTAAGTATAAAGTTTGTTTTCAATATCAGGATCATATTCCGCATCAAGTTTTGTTTCAATTATATCAACAAATGAGTATATAGCAGGATATCTTTTTTTTTTAATAAATTGTTCTGCTTTTTCAACGGTAGAAAAAGTTCCTAAAACACAAATATTTGAAATTTTGGTAACACCATATTCAATACCAATCACCGAAAAGTAAAGACAGTCATTTGACATTTATATATTGTAAAGGTTTTATTTTAAATTATTTAAATACTAATGACTATATTTAAATAATATGCTAGCATCTATTGTTAGTGGATTTCTATTGATTATAACTTTTGGAGGATTTATTACATATTTTTCAACACGTACAGATAGAAGAACTGTGACACCAATAGATAGATAATTTAACGTTTTTTATAAGATCTTTTTTTTCCACTACGTTTACGTTTTGTCTTTTTACCTCCTGCGATTTGTGATTTTTTACTAGGTCTTTTACTCATACTATACCTACTTTGTCTTCTTGTTTTTCTTTCTGGTGTTTTGCTTCCCATTTTTTTTGCGGTGTCGACATAGTTTTGCATTGTTCTATGTGCACTGGATAATATTCTATCTATAGAGGATTTTGATCCAGGAGTTTTGGGCATTTATATATTTAACGCAGAAATAAAAATCTACTAAAGGTCACATTTAGATATTTTAACTATAAAAATATCATATACACTTTTATAAACAAATGATATTCTATTTAGGATATGTATCGTTGTTAGTATTGTATTTATTGTATGTCCAATTTAGTCCGGGTATGGGAAATATTTGGTATAGAAATGATGAATATTTTTCACCAATGGGCGCTATCAATATGATTTTTTCCCCTTTCTATGTACCCTACCTGTGGCTACCCGAGTTTTGGGATATAAATTTTATTATTTGGACATTGTTTTATGTGTTATTTGTATATTTATATAAAATTGAATTTATTTAACATATTTAATAGTCTATTAATATCTATTAAATATGAAAAAATTCGTAAAAAGTTTATCAAAACGTGTAAGAATTGTAGAAGTAGGACTTCGCGATGGCTTGCAAAATGAGAAACATATCGTACCATTGAATGTGAAGATCGAATTACTGAAGCGTTTAAGTAATAGTGGTTTAAAATCTATTGAAGTTGGGTCTTTTGTTTCACCAAAATGGGTTCCTCAAATGCAGGATACTGATAAATTATGCAGTTATATAAAACACCAAAAACAAAAACAAAGTGCAAAGCGTCTATACACCAAAGACATTTCCTATTCTGTTTTAACTCCAAATTTACAGGGACTAAAACAAGCCATTAAACAAGGTGGAATAAGCGAAGTAGCCATCTTTGGCGCAGCATCAGAGGAATTTTCAAAAAAGAATATTAATTGTTCTATTGATGAATCAATGGAACGATTTGAACCAGTTGTTAAAACCGCTTTGAATCATGGACTTCGTGTACGAGGATATGTTAGTTGTGTATTAGGATGCCCGTTTGAAGGTATGGTAGATCCAATGCGTGTAGCTAAAATAACGAAAAAAATGTTACAGATGGGTTGTTATGAAGTTAGTCTAGGCGATACAATTGGTGTAGGTACTATTGGTACTACTAGTGATCTATTAGAATGTTTGATTAAAAAAGAAAATATTCCACCTTATGTATTAGCTGCTCATTTCCACGATACATACGGTCAAGCTCTTGCGAATATTAGTATAGCCTTGCAATATGGTATTAATGTAATTGATAGTTCTGTTTCGGGACTAGGGGGATGTCCTTATGCAGGGTCAATAGCTAGTGGTAATGTAGCAACAGAAGATGTTCTTTATATGTTGAAAGAATCAGGTATCGAAACTGGAGTTGATATTGAGAAAATTTTACTTGCTTCAAAATACATTGATGAAGTATTAGGTCGATATACGTGTAGTAAAGTAGCACAGGCAAAAATAAAAGAAGATTAATCTAAAAATAATTTTGCGAGTATTTTGTTTATTTCTTTTTCTCCGTTAATTTTTTGATAATTCACAATATGTCTTTGTTGAATCTTGTAATTCTTCGGCACTTACCTTATGTTTACGTTTATACTTCCAATAAAAAGGCAACAATCTCATACGTTTTCTTTGTATTTCTTCTGTAGAATCAGGTTCTTTTTTACAACACAAAAAAAATCGTGTAATATTCATTTTTATAATGGGGATATAATATTATTTCCAATAAAAATGATAAAAGCGTTTTTTATCTTTTCTTTTTCTATAATTAAAAAGCCATTGTAAACACCCTAATAACATTTATATTATTTATACATAAAGAAAATTATGCTAATTATATAAATGGAACGACCAACATGGAATGAATACTTTAAAGAAATAGTTTTGGCTACCGCAAAACGTTCTCCTTGTGAACGTTTAAAAGTAGGATGTTTATTAGTATACGAAAATAGAATAATTTCTCAAGGATACAATGGTTTTTTACCAGGGTGTCCACACGAAAGTATTGTACGAGATAATCACGAACAAGCAACTGTACATGCTGAACAAAATGCGATATGTGATTGTGCGAAACGTGGTGTATCTTGTAATGGTGCAACAGCTTATGTAACACATTATCCTTGTTTAATTTGTGCGCGCTTATTATTGGCGTCAGGAATTTCGAAAATATATTATGTCCATGAGTATAAAAAAGATAGATTAGTCGATGTATTTACAAAACAAAAAAATGTGGAAATAACACAAATATAATGTATTTATAGTATAAAAAAATATACTATAAATATTCTAGAGCTATTTCATTATTTACTTTTTAATAACACGTTTCTTTACTTTTTTCACAGCGGTTTTTACTTCTCCTTTTTGAATAGATTCACGTACAGCTTTATACTTTTCATACTCTTTCTTAAGAGTATCTAGTTCAGACAACCACATCTTTTCTAGTGTAGTCTTTTTCAACACATCCAATTCTGTTTCCGCATCACCCTTTTCTTTCATAATCTTGTCTACGTTTTCTTGTGTTACTGAATCCATAGGCATCTTGATCAAGTATTTGAAATCGCCATCAATCTTCACAAATTCCATACCGGTTAATAGAGCGTTTACTTCATCTGCCTTCTTACGTCTCAAATCAATCGTTCCATCCAAATTCTTTTGAATATATCGAGCACGATTCGACAATTTTACCAATTTGTTTTCTAGGTCTTTGATCAAATGCTTTTTACGTTTACTATACATTTCAAGACGAACATCATAAAAGTCATCAATGATGTCTTCAACTGTCGCATATTTTCTCAATTTGCAATCTTTGTTAAACATATGCATATTTGTGCTTGATACACTAGATGTGAGTTTCAACATTTTCTCTACACCGTTAATACCAGTAACAGAATCTACTTTTGATTCAATGTCTGCAAGCTTGCCTCTAGGAAAGACAACCGTAATATCAATAGACACTTCAGTGGAAAGCGATGTAAAATCACGAATCGATGGAGGAATTTTCTTACCCGATTTATCTGTTGTTCCATCGGCTAATCCTTCTAGAAAACTAATATAAGGCATTGTCCACGAACCAACCGGCAGTTCAGTAATCCTAATTTTATCTGTGTCGATTTTCTCATAGACACCCTTAGTCAAATACTTGTTTGTATCCATCTTTGTAACAGTACCTTTAAAGCCTTCATAATAAGGTGTGAATTCTCCCGCCTCCGCAACATTTTTTCCCTTTAGTTTGAGTTTCAAATAATCAACCAATTGCATAGGAGAGAATGCAGGAATGTTACACGAGAATCCAGTACCAATACCCGAAATACCATTTACCAATGCGAACGGTATAATAGGGGCATAAAACTCTGGTTCAACCAATGTTCCATCATCATCGAGATACGTCAATACCGCATCATCTGCCTCAGGAAAGATAGAACGAGTAATCGAATTCAACTGAGTAAAGATATATCTCTCAGAAGCACTATCATCACCACCGTGCAAACGCGTACCAAATTGACCGTTTGGAGAGAGAAGATTGATATTATTGGATCCTACATAATTTTGCGCCATATTCACAATCGCCCCATTTAAAGAAGCTTCACCATGATGATAGGCAGAATGTTCTGAAACATAACCCGAAAATTGAGCGACCTTAATTTCCGAAGTCAACTTACGTTTAAAGGCAGAATAGAGAATTTTTCGTAAAGAGATTTTCAATCCATCTACCATATTTGGAATCGAACGTGCACAATCATAAGTTGAAAAGTGAATCATTTCGCGGTCGATAAACTGATGATAATCGACTTTATTACTCGATGTATCGAGGTAAGCGTTTTTGTCGTAATTTTCCAGCCAACTTTTACGATCATCTGGACGCTTTTTATTAAAGACTTTATCAATGGTATCATCACTGATTTTACCACTATATACAAAATCTACAATTTTCTTGTTTGCGAAATATTCTTTGAATTCGCTTGAAGTAGAAGTACCTAGACCCTTAAAATATTTGATGGTCCAACCTTGTGTTCCTGCTTCACCCAAACTTTCTTTCCATCGAGCATATTCACCGTCATTGTAGAATAGTTTTACAGAGGCACCTTTTTTGGCTCTCAAAATAGGTGTATTCATAAATGAAATGAAACCAGGAATATGAACAAGTGATGACCATTCACTATGAAAGAGATTAATACAAAGTCCCTTGATATGGGAACCATCCAAATCTTGATCCGTCATAATCATAATTTTACCATAACGCAAATGCTTATGAACATCACCGATTGAGTTATATTCACAACCTGTTTCCAATCCTAGGATTTTCTTGATATCGGTAATTTCCTTATTATCGGCAATCTTTTTGATTTGTTCTCCACGAACATTCAACAATTTACCTTTCAAAGGATAAATACCAATCACATTACGATCATCACTAGACAACCCAGAAACAATACCAGACAAAGCTGAAAGTCCCTCACACAAAATAAGAGTACATTCAGGTGATTTGGTAGTACCACTGAAATTCGCATCAATGAAATTCGCAATTCCACGAACATTTTTGGTCTTTGACCCATCAGTCTTTTTCGCCATTTTATTTTCCTTTGCTTCGGTCAATGAACAAGCTACATCCATTACACCCATTTTTGCTACTTTTTCGATAAATCCATCTGTAACAACGCAAGAGGAACCAAACTTCGCAACAGGTGTATTCATATAGTCTTTTGTTTGACTATCAAATGAAGGATTCACAATATCACAACGCAAGAACAACATAATTTGCTCTTTAATAGCACTCGGTGAAACCTTTACCTTTTTCCTTTTCTCAATATAATCGCATAACTTACGTGTTATCTGTCCAGTAATATAATCGACGTGTTTACCACCCTTGAATGTACAAATACCATTTACAAAGGATACTTGTGTAAATTCGTGATTTGGTGCAAGCGCGACTGCATATTCCCAGCGCTCGTCGGTTGTTTCATAAATACGTTTTGTCTCGGCTTTTGAACCAACATATAAATCAACATATTGTTGAAAATTTTTCACAGGAGCAGCAATTTCATTGAAACCTACTTTCACCTTTTTAATAGAATGATCCGTAACAGCTGCGATATCATAGACACGTTTTTTCAATAGAGCCACCATATTTTTATCTAGACCAGTAATACCTAAACGTGCATAATCCGGTTTAAAGAGCACCTTGGTATATGGTTTAGACGATTTAGACACTTTCTCAATAATTGGATTTTCAATTACATCGAGATTATTCCTAAATTCCTGCACATATTTCAATCCGCGGGTATGATCCAATGTTTCAATACGCCCATAAGTTGACCAAATAAGAGCCAATTTAAATCCAAAACCATTCTTACCACCAACAATACGCTTTTCGGTTTTATCATAATTAGTAGATGTACGCAAATGACCGAAAATCAATTCAGGAATCCAAACATCATATTCAGGATGTTTTGCGATATCAATACCATTACCATCATTAGATAGTATAATTGTACCATCATTTTCAACATTCGCATTAATATAGGAAACAAACTTTTTATCAAGTATAGCTGATTGAATCATACGCATAACATGATCACGACAATTCACAATACCTTCATCAAATAATTTATACAACCCTGGAATATATTCCATATTTCGTTGTACAATTCGTTGGGATTCATCATCGAATACCCACATATCAGCTTCTACATTCTCAACTGAACCAATATATGTATCGGGATTATCGAGTATATGCTGTTTGTCTGTTTTACGCTGATATTGTTTGGCTAAATCTGTTTCGCAAGAGGTACTCATTGTAAATAATATTTAGTTATCTCGAATAGTTTTTAATATAGTTCAATTTTATATCTATTTTTTTCGGTCTATAATATATAACATGGTTTGTGACTGTAGTGGAAATAAAATTTTATTTGACGAGCCCACTGAATATCCAAATTGCAAAGGTATTAAATGTGAACCAATATGCGTAGGTCCAAAGGGACCAAAAAATGTACCTATATTTAACACCACATATGTAGGTAGAGCTACTCGTCATCGAGCGAATGGACATTTAGATTATTATGATTGTAAAAAACAAAGAGGTGGAACATGTGGAGATAACAGTAAATTTCAACAAATATGTAGTGCAGGTCGATGTGAAGTAGTATCTAAGACAATTTCACAAGAACAATATAGAAATAATATTCGACGTCATAACCAAAATTATACTGGAATAAGTAAAAAAATGGCGTATGGAAGATACGCGCGTACAACACCTGGACTTGAAACATTTTCAAGTAAAAAAGTTACAAGTTTACAACCAAAAGTACAAGAAAAACAAGAGTGTTTTATTACTTACTGGTGTCCACAACGATAAAAAACCCGTCACCATGACATTCGTCGCATAAATCCCAAGGCATTTTTTCTAATCCCGTGGAGTTACACATAATACATTTTATACCATTGCATGTTTCGCAAATTTTTACATCATACTTAAGAAATCCACTACCTTTACATTTGGGACATTGTACTTCTTTTTTATTTTTTCCAGGATAACTATTAATGATTTTTTTTCCCATCATAATTATACAATTATAGATATATAATTATGGATACAGAAATTATCTGGTTCAAAGATTGTTCTTATGATAATAAACATTTGGTTGGTGGGAAATGTAGCTCATTAGGAGAATTGCATTCAATTGCTAAGAGAATTGGATTTTCTATAGGCGATGGTTTCGCATTATCAATTAATATGTACGATGATTTTATCAAATACAATGAATTAGAAAGTAAAATAGAAACAATGGTGAATAATATTGATACTTCAAATATTAAAGAACTAGAAGAAAAATCAAAAGAATTACGCAATGTTATATCACAAGCTTCATTTACAAAAGATCATACTGATCTAATATTTCAATATTATCATAAATTATCTCAAATATACGGCAAAGAATGCATTGAAGTAGCAGTGCGTTCAAGTGCATTGGCGGAAGATTTACCAAATGCTTCTTTTGCTGGACAGCACGACACATTTTTAAATGTAAAAGGTACAAAGGAATTAATACAATCCATAAAAGAGTGTTTCGCATCTCTTTTTAATAGTCGTGCAGTGTCTTATCGAAAAACGCATAATATAGCACTATCCGATGTTAAGATTTCAGTAGCAGTACAAAAAATGATTCGTTCAGATATTGGCTCTGCTGGCGTAGCCTTTTCTTTAGATCCAGAAACAGGATATGATAAAGCGATCGTTATTAATTCAGCGTTTGGTTTAGGCGAATTGGTTGTTTCAGGGGGTGTAAAACCAGATGAGTTTATTTTAGACAAACGTGTTCTTCGTGATATTGAAGGTGATCCTATTATTATCAAAAAGAAGGGTGATAAAAATTCAAAAATTGTTTACGATACTGAAATTGGAGGTGTAAAAGAAGTAGAAACGAGTGAATTCGAACGTTTAAATTATAGTATGTCAAACAACCAAATGGTTACTTTAGGACGTTATTTACTCCAACTTGAAAAAACTTATTCTAAATTATTTGATAAAAAAATAGGAGTAGATGTCGAGTGGGCAATTGATGGAAATGATCATAATATTTATATTATCCAGACTCGTCCTGAAACTATTCATAGTAATGAAGGAGATAATTTAGAAATACAAAACTTTGTTTTAGAAGAAACAGGAGATGTTCTTGTTACAGGAGTAGCAGTTGGTGATAAAATCAGTAGTGGAAAAGTGAAAATACTAAAAGACATTTATGATTGTGATGATTTTCAAGAAGGAGATATCTTGGTTACCGAAATGACCACACCCGATTGGGAACCTATTATGAAAATATCTTCTGGTATTATTACTGATAAAGGTGGAAGAACATGTCATGCTGCTATTGTAGCACGTGAATTAGGCTTAAATGCTGTTGTTGGATGTAGTAATGCTACAGACAAACTAAAAGATGTTGATGAAGTTACTATTTCTTGTGCAGAAGGCGAAACGGGTTTTATTTACAATGGACTGTTACCATTTCATATTGATAGATTGGCTTTGTCGAAAGATTTAGAACTACCTGTAAAAATGATGCTGAATGTCGGTAATCCCGAATGTGCATTTGAGAATTCATTGATTCCCAACAGTGGCGTAGGTTTAGCGCGTTTAGAATTTATTGTAAGTAATTATATTAAAATCCATCCTTTAGCACTTTATAATTATCCTAACATTCGTGAGGATGTTCGTGAGAAAGTGTATAATGTTATTGGTAATTACGACAGTGGTAAATGGTATTATATTAAACGCTTAGCAAAAGGAATTGCTAAGATTGCTTCTGCCTTTTATCCAAATGATGTGATTGTTCGTTTATCTGATTTTAAATCAAATGAATACCGTAACCTTATTGGTGGAGAATTATACGAACCTGATGAAGAAAATCCTATGATTGGATGGAGAGGTGCGTCAAGATACTATTCAGAAGACTATAAAGATGCATTTCAATTAGAATGTGAAGCAATTCAATATGCAAGAGATGTGATGAAAATGACTAACATTGTTGTTATGATACCGTTTTGCAGAACACCCGAAGAATGTAAACTAGTGATTGATACAATGGCGAAACACGGGTTAGTAAGAGGAGAAAACAGTTTGCGTATTTTCTTGATGTGTGAAATTCCATCCAATGTAATTGAAGCAGATCGTTTCAGTCCTATGCTTGATGGTGTTTCTATTGGTGGTAACGATCTTTTACAATTAACTCTTGGTGTTGACCGTGATAGTGATAAAATCAGTTATTTGTCCGATGATCAAAACACGAGTTATCGTAGAATGATTAGTATGGCTATTAAAACATACAAAGAAAATGGTGTAAAAGTAGGATTTTGTGGACAGCAACCGTCAGACAGTATTGAGTTTTGCAAATTTTTAATAGGTGAGAATATTGATACCATATCGGTAACACCCGATTCTGCGTTAAAAACAATAGAAAATCTTGGAAAAATATAATGATATAATATAAATGGATGACGAGAGCCGATTTTCAGTATTTGTACTTGAGAAAGATGTATTAGAATATAATCATTTTAAAGCAAAATATGAAGAATTTGATGCATTATCAAAAACAAAGATCAAAGGGTTTTTATATAAAAATTATTATAAAGACCAAAAAATGTTTTGGTATAATAAATATATCAAAAAAATGAGTTATTTGGAAAAACGTTACCGCAAAACCAATGTCTATACTAAGTATCACGAGCAAATGGAAACACCGTATTTATTAGACCAAGAACCAGTTGTAGCAACTTTAATTGAACCGAGTGCACCTCCCCATTCAAATGAATTATAATTTTTGTAAAATTTCTATTCTATCTTTTTAATTATATAATGGAAAACGTTGACTGCGAAAAAATTACAAAAGAAATGCGCGAATGCGTTAGTAAAAACAAAGGAACACAACCTTGCAGAGAACTTGTTGATAAGTTTGATAAATTATGTAAAAAAGAGGAAGAAAAAGAAGAGATATTAAAATAATTCTTAGAATAAATTACATATCTATTATTTATAGAATGAAACTTGTAAGTAAAATTACAAACTATAATGAAACAATTAAATTATCAAATAATTTAATTGGTATTTATGAAAAACCTGTTATTTTTCATTGTTATTGGAATGGAAATTTAAATGAAAAGCACTTATATTCTGTATTATCTTGTTATTATTTTAATGTATTAAATCGTAACCATAAAATTATTTTATGGTTGGAAAACAACACACCAAATAATATTAACAAAGAAATAATTAAATATTGTGAAATTAAACATTTTTCACATAAAGAAGAAACACAAAATACATTTCTTGAAAATATAGAAATACGTTTTATTGGAGGAAGTGCAAATGGTATAAGTGAAAAAGCAAATTTCTATAGAATGCTTCTTCTATATAATTATGGCGGATGTTGGTTTGATTTAGATTGCTTTTTTCTGAAAAATTTTGATCCACTTTTTGTAAATTATGAAAATGAAATTGTTCTTTATCAATGGGAAAATAAAGATTATCCAAATAATGCTATATTTATATCACTAGAACCAAAATCTATAAAAATGAAAAAAAACATTCATTTTATAATTCATTATAATAGAGGATGGGGATTTCAACGAGCCGAATTAACATATGATTTACCATTAGATATATTAGTTTTACCGTGTAGTTGGTTTGATGGAGATTGGATAAATAACCCGTATACGATTGGACCAGATAATTTTTTTAAATATTCACAAAAAGAATACACTTTTGATAATTTTTTTACAGGAGCATTTTGTTATCATTGGCATAATAGATGGAATATGGAAATAGAAGAAAATAGCATAATAAGACAATTAGTTGATTTAATTAATGCAAATTTGCAATCAAAAAAGTTTTTATAAAAAGTTTCGAAATATTTTCATAATAAATATATTTAAACCTTTCTATTTTAAATATATATAATGAAACGTATTTATTGTGATGGAATATTTGACCTTTTTCATACAGGTCATTTAAAACATTTTGAAAAAATAGTTAATTTGTTTGATGAACCGATTGTATTGATTGTAGGTGTTATATCAGATAATGTAGCTACAAATTATAAACGGAAACCTATTTTAAGTCAATATAATCGTTTTCAAATTGTAAAATCGTGTAAGTATGTAAACGAAGTATTTATTACAGATGTATTAATAATGGACGAAGATTTTTTATTAAACCACAATATCGATTTCGTTGTACACGGTTTTACATCAGATGATCGTGAAAAACAACGAGAGTTCTTTAAAATACCTATAAAACTAGGGAAGTTTAAAGAATTAGATTATCATCAAGGTGTATCAACGACGCAGTTAATTAAAAAAACAAATAAAGAATGTAAAAAAAGACGTACAGATTTTGCAGATTATATACGAAAATATTTACATATTAAAAAATCCGATACTATTTGTGAATTTGGATATATAGATGACCAACTATCTAGGTGTACACAAAACTGTTACTATATAGATATTGACTGTCCTACAAATAAAGACGGCCCTTTTATTTTTATAGATGGTACCGAACAGATGTTTCGATATCATTTTTTTAATTTTACAATTGTTAATAATTTTGAAAAATATAATGATCCTGAATTATCATTAAAAGAATTAGATCGTATATCAAAATCAGGAATTTATATATCTGATATTCAAAACATAGAAAAAGATTTTTTTATTAATAAAGGTTATACCATAGTAAATACAACACCTTTTTCTACTAAGAAATATGATGCAGTTATAAGATATAATGATTATATTTGAGAAAATCATAATACAAAATAACTTTATATTATGGTACTTGTTGTTTTACGACATGGACAATCTGTTTGGAATAGTGAAAACCGTTTTACAGGATTTGTAGACGTAGAATTATCAAAAAAAGGTAGAAATGAAGCGAGTTATGCTGGAAAAATGTTAAATTCTATTAAATTTGACCATATATTTTCAAGTGACTTAATGCGTACAATTGAAACTGCAGAAATTGTAGCAAAGGAAACAAACTATAAAAAATCTATTCCTCATATTTCTGATTTTAAAGAACGAGATTATGGAGACCTTACAGGTAAAGATAAAACAGAATTAGGATTACTATATGGTAGTGAACAGGTAAAAAAATGGAGACGTTCGTATTTTACTGCTCCTCCAAATGGTGAGAACTTAGATGATGTTGTGAAAAGAGTTGGTCGAGGATATCAAAAGCATATTCAAAAGTTATTAGAAGAAAAACAAAACGTCTTGATTGTAGCACACGGAAACAGTCTTCGTGCATTGTTCGTTTTTCTTGGAATTAAAAATATAACAGAAATTGAAAAATTTGAAATAAGTACAGGTGTTCCAATTAAATTAGATATAGTAAACAAAGATTTTTCTTACGTAAACGAATTCAAAATATTTGGACATCAAATTATTGATAGTCGCGGAAACCCTACTCTAGAAGTTCAATGTATCCGATTTGATAATAATAAAACTTTAGGAAAAGGTTCTAGTCCAAGTGGGGCATCTTGTGGTTCCACAGAGGTCTGTGAATTACGAGATAATGCGAAACACTTGTTTCATGGTAAATCAGTATATAGTGCGGTAGAAATGATCCATGAATTAAACAAAAAAATGGTGCTTAATCAAAATACGATTTGTGATTTAATAAAATGCGACCAAATGTTTAATGATTTAGACAAAACAGAAATGAAAACAAAGTTTGGTGGAAATACCAGTACCGCACTTAGTTTTTGTATGATGAATACTGCTGCTAATTTGTTAGATATGGAAATGTATCAATATATTTCTGAGCAGTATGGGTTTACAATAGATAGTATTTTACCTACACCTTTAGTGAATATTATTAATGGAGGTAAACATGGTGTTACTGAAGATCTAAAAATCCAAGAGTTTATGATTTTTGCTCGTTCCAATCTTTGCACAACATTACAAGTACGTATTTATTGTGAAGTCTATCATACATTAAAGAAAATATTGGTGGAAAAATATGGTGAACAAGCAAAAAGTATTGGTGATGAAGGAGGATTTTGCCCACCTATTTATAGTGCAGATGAAGCATTAGATGTAATTGAAGAAGCAATTAAACAATCTGGATATACCGTAGGAGAAGATGTGTTTATCGCATTGGATTGTGCTGCAAGTGAATTTTATGATGATGTGTCCAAGAAATATGAAGTAGAAAAGGGCCTATTTTTAACAGGTGAGCAATTGGTAAAATATTATGGTGATTTAATGAAACGTCATCCTGCATTAAAGAGTATTGAAGATGGTTTTCATGAGAGTGATTATGAATCTTGGAAATTATTTATGGAATTGCATTCAGAAAACTTAATGATTGTAGGCGACGATCTTTTTACAACTAATCCTAAATTAATAAAAAAGGGGTTAGATGAAAAATGGGCAAATACTCTTTTATTAAAAGTAAATCAAATTGGAACTATTTCTGAAGCAATCAATGGAGCTAAGATGATGATGGATAAAGGCAATGATGTGATTGTTTCACATCGTTCAGGAGAAACAAATCATGCATACATTGTAGATATTGCGATCGGAATAGGAGCGAAATATCTTAAAATAGGTAGTCCATGTCGTGGTGAACGTGTTGCTAAATTTAATCGTTTATTGGAGATAGAACATCAATTGATACGTAAAGAATATTAATTATCCTCTTCATCACTTACTTGTTGTCGTTTGCACCCTTCTCCATCCCAATAACCATTTGCTTTTACACATGATTCTCTATCCATACATTTTTCAATATGATGTTCGTCACAAGTTTCATTATCCATACCTTCTAAAAAACTGTTACCCTCAATAATAGAAAGAGTGTAATATAAAATTGTACTAAATAAAAGACCGTGAATTAAAGTAATATTTAATTTACTTGTTTTTATTGGTAATTTAATGATATTACCGGGAATAAAAACATAAAAAAGACAGAATACGTAAAGAAGCGTTAATAGTTTCATTATATATTAATAAACAGAAAATATTAATATATAGTCAATTACACAATTTTATTACTTAAGTTTCTTTTTAGGACGTAGTTGATTTGTATGTCCACATTTCTTTTTTCTACAATTTGTAGCACGTGGAGGAAGACGAGCATAACATTTACGACAAATATTCTTTTCGCAATTAAATGTTTTGGCCAAGGCGGCTAGAGAAGGGTCGAAGACACCACCACGAAGACGGAGTACAAGATGGAGTGTGGACTCTTTTTGAATATTATAGTCACTTAAAGTACGTCCATCTTCTAGCTGTTTTCCAGCAAAAATAAGACGTTGTTGATCGGGTGGAATACCCTCTTTATCTTGGATTTTTGCTTTTACATTATCGATTGTATCTGATACTTCGACATCAAGAGTAATTGTTTTTCCAGTAAGCGTTTTAATAAAGATTTGCATATTATATAATTAATATAGATAAGAATTATTTATATTATTTAACAAACTATTTTAAGTATAGATAAGATATCATGTATATAATTATTAGTGCAATAATAACAATAAATTCTTTAAATTGTGATAAATAACAAAGATCATCCAAATAATGTTCACATACTTCAATAAATAGTATTAGCATTATTCTTGGATGTTTTAATAGATAGAGATGAGAAGTACGAACATATGTTTTAGTTATACTAATCGATACATCGTGAGCACGTGCTGCATGCCACCACCAAGGAGGTATAGTTAACGAATCTCCTTCGTTTAAAACTACTTTATACATTTTTAATTTCGAATGATCAAGTTGAAATATATTATCTTTTAAAAAATTGGATCGATCTGAAAATATTCCAAATGTTTGCAAAGGATTATCATAAAAATCAAAAATATAAATTGTTTTTTTACCATATATTTGGTTTAAAATATAATCATTTCCTGTATGTATGTGTGCACCAGATCTACTATTATTACCAAAAAATAATAAAATACCATTATTACTTCTTTTAGTATCCATATTATAAGTAAAATATTCCTTGAATTTGCTATGTATACTAATATCGCAATCTAATACATCCATGTCTGCGATATAATTGTGTGGAATAGAACCTGTTAAAATATTATTATAGGTTTCAGAAAAAGGTTGAGAAACATAATTTTTAACATCTGTACTTTCCATTTCAGTAAACGTGTTGTATATTTCAGTATTAAACTCATGTTTATGTAAATGTTTATAAAACAATTGTAATTTGTCTTTTTCTGAAAAGATTTTCATAGATTTACACCCACCACGAATTACGTGAGGACGTGTAAAATTATAATAATCGGGTATTTCATCAATACTATTAAACTCATCAATTTTTAAATACATATAAAAATTTATGATATTATAATATATTTATAATGACGTTAATTTACTAAATTTATGTTAAAGTAAAGCACATTTAAAAAGTTTTATAAAATAAAATCTACAATATAAAGCCATTGTGATATTCTATATAATGACGTCGAAAGAGGAAAAAAATAAAAAAATGTTGGATTTATTAGTAGAACAAAAAAATTTATTGAAAGCAAAGATTGCTTGTGCAGACCGTTTAACACAATTAAATGATGAATTACATAACATTCAAAACGATATTTCGAATGCTTGTGTAGAACAGTTTGGAAGTCACGATTATATTGAAGAACGAGAAGATGGGATGTATGGAGAAAGATTTTATATTTGCAGTCGTTGTAATTTTATGCGTTAAAAAAATAGTTCTAAACCAGACAACATATTTTTTGTAATATATTCAATTGATGCACCACCACCAGTAGATATATGTGTAAAATTATTATAATATTTATTAACAAATCCACCCGTGTCTCCACCACCTACAATGACTTTTTTATTAGGATTTTTCTCAATCATTTTGATTAACATTTTAACTAACATTTCTGAACCATTTTTAAATTTATCATCTTCTACAACACCTAGCGTACCATTCCAAAAAATAACATCGTGTTCATCTATTAATTGTTGCAGTTTATTTAAAGATTTTAAACCTATATCATAATAGTTATCGTGTTTGGATACGTATTTTGTTTCCATATGAAAAGGTATAGAATCCATAGAATTTCCACATAATCCATCTTCCATTAATGTAATTCCAGCCTTATTTTTAGAAATATCTTCGATATATGTTTCCATATCTTGTTTAATAATACTATTAATATTACCGCCTGCGATAAATATATGATCTACTTTATAAGATAAATTTTTCAATAATTTTATTTTATCATCCATTTTACCTCCACCAATAATAGCTAATACTTTATTACTACTATTGTTCGCTGTAATTGTATGTAAAGCATTCAATTCTTCATTTACAAGAAATCCAAATGATTTATCAGTTAATTGTGTTCCACAAATACTGAGATGATCACGATGCATACATCCAAATGCATCATTTACAAAACAATCACTTAATTGATGAAAAACTTCGATTGCTTCTGAACTTTTTACATCTTTATAGGTAGTTTCTTCTTTATGAAATCGTAAGTTTTCTAGTAAAAACAATGTATCTGTGGTTGTAGATAGTGTATCCAACGTTTTTTTACTTAAACCTTCTGGTAAAAAGGAGACCTTTTTGTTTAGTAATGATTCCAATATAGGCAAAACTATCTTAAGCGAGTCTTTATTGTTTCGTTCTTTCGGTCTTCCTAAATGCGACGCTATTATAATACGATTTGGGGAGTCTTCTAAAATTCGTTTTATTGTAGGTATAGTAGATGTAATACGATATGCATCAGATACTTCATTGTTTAAAATAGGAACATTTAAGTCTAAACGTAAAAATACATTTTTGTTTTGAAAAGATTTTTTATCGATAAAATATTCATTCGCATTGTAATTAGAAATAGTCTCAATTAGTTTAATTAATTGTGCAGCATAGGACCATTCATTATCATACCATATCATTAACTTAAATTGATTATTATTTAAATAGAGAGAAGCGTTTTTATCAACTATAGAAGGACAAGTTGTTGAGATTAAATCAGAACTAACTATATTTTCACTATTTAGTTCAAGATAGTGATTTTTGGAAATGCTATGAAATATATCATCTAGTGAAGTATGTTTATTTAATTCAACATTTAAATCAACTAACGAAACACTATTAATAGGAACACGTACAGATGTACCGACAATTTTTCCCTCTAAGTTGGGGAGTATTTTATAAATAGAAGAGGACGCACCTGTTGTATGAGGAATAATATTGTTAAATATAGATCGATTGGTCCTACTTTTTGAATGTGCCGTATCTACCACCTTTTGACTAGCAGTGGACGCGTGTATTGTTGTAAAATTAGCTTGTTTTATACCGAAATGATCCTCTAAATGTTTTAAAACAGGTACAATTGAGTTGGTTGTACAAGATGCATTGCTTATTATTTTTTCATTATTGTATTTATTTTCATTTGCTCCATATACAAAGAGAGGAGTATCATCTTTAGGAGGTGCACTCATTACTACATAATCTACATCGTGTTGTTTTGCCTTTTCTTTTGTTAAATAAACTCCAGTAGCATCGATAATATGATATATCCCAAATGATTTCCAATTTAATTCACGAGCGTCTCTATTTCTTAATAAATGTATGGTCTTGTTATTTATTTTAAATGTATCATTGTCTACAATTTTTACTGAAAATGCTGTATTATATTTGTGTACAGAATCACGTTTAAGATAAGATTCCAATTTATTTATATCAAAGTCCGGTGCATTTATTACTTTTACTTCTACCGTTTTACTTTCAATTAGTTGTAGAAATACGCACTTCCCAATTCTCCCAAATCCATTGATCCCAATCGGCAACATCTTATATTAAAAACGTAGAAATTATATATTGGTAAACTATATATTAATGGCTCCACTAATGTTTACATTTAATCGTTCTACACAAACACCTGAACAACATTCTCAATCTGTAAAAAGTATAGAAGCAATTAAAAATAGACAAACATGCGCTGAAAAATACAATTTTTATTCTCAAACACGAACAATTTCTAATTGTACAAAGGTTGAAAATGTTTATATAAAAGGCAGATTGGTTGGACGCAAATATTGTGTACCATTTTAAAGATTGAAATGTTTTAAGAAGAAATTTCTATTTATATTATATTATGAAACGTCCAGTAAGAGATCCAATAAAAGGTACGTATACAATTAATGGTAAAGAGTATAAAGAATTATTTGGTTCACGCGAACAAGTTTGGAATGGAACTGCGCACAAAACCAAATATGGATTGACTAAACAAGGTTTAGTAATGAATAAGTGGGGTAGAATTGTATCTGCTGATAAACACGAATCTGCTACAAAAGAGAAGCGTTTAGAAAAATATGGTTATTTTGCGAAGAAAGGTAAATTCGGTTATGTTAAAAAGAAAACAAATCGTCGTAAAAGTAGAAGCAAAGGCAAAAAAAATCGTAAAACAAAACGTAAACACCAATAATTTAGAAACATTTTATTAACAATAAATTAAATTCTATTGTTAATATATAACATGTCTCCTACACAAACAGTTGGATCAAAAGCTCAAGTATACCACGGAACCGCCAAACATACACCTGGTGGTTTAACAAAAAAAGACCTTGTAAAATCAAAAGGACGTATTAAGTCTAAAAGAAAGGTAGCTCAAGGTAAAAAAGCTATCAAACACTTAAGAAAACTTGGTTTCACCGCCAAGAAAGGACAATTTAAGCTTTTCAAAAAAAGCGACGCTAAAAAAACCCAAAAAAGACGCAAGTAAATTAATCGTCAAATAGTATCATAGGTGAAATGCATATTCTTGCTTTGTTTTGTTTTGAAGCACGAATATGAAAGTATCGATGTTCACAATCATCTAAACGGGATATAGGTGTTTGCCATACTTGTTTACTCATAATATCAATATTTGATTTAGGGTATATTTCTAATAATTTTTTCACATTCCATTCGTATTTTATATTTGAAAAAAACTTTGTCTTATAGATAGCAAATCCATTAAATGCAGAAATACAGTCAATTAATCCATCATTGCCTTTTCTCTTGATATCTTGTGTAAATTTTTGATATAATACATTTTTCATATCTCGTTTCAATTTATTTCGATTTTTATAATGTAAAAAACTAAATGTATATGGATAGATAGACAATGCCCATATGTCATAATAATTTCTTCTATTGAAAGACAGCGCGTCCCAAGAAAGTGGTTCAGTTGTTTCTTTGTTTAGCACATATTTTAATACTTCTATATTTATCGGTTTCGCACAAACATCGTCCATATCCATCATAATAAAATAATCGAATCCAGTGTAATGTAGATTATTTATTTCGTCTATAATTTGGTTTCTAGCATTTGCTATGTTTTCTGTTCGTATATCTGATAAGGTTGAGGGACCAATTAACAATGAAAATTTGTTTTTATACTTTGCCGCATATGTTTTAAGTATATTAAGAGAGTCGTCTTCTGATTTATCGTAAGCGATTATGATATGATAATCATTTAGTAAAGAGCATATATTCTCTATATTTTTAAAAACATCGTGTAAATAAGTTCCTGTATTCCGTACACAACCACAAATATACATTTTCATTTCACTCATATTATATTGAATATAATATGATATGATTATAATTCTACAAATTAAATTTATGTTTAAAGTCTTCTGGAGAGAATACTTGTATATTTAATTTTTTCGCTGCTGCTACTTTTCCTGTATTACTATCGATTTCTGGTGTAATAACCGCAAATGTTTTACTTGTTACAGAACTACTTAATGATGCACCAATGTCCTTTAGATTTTTTTCCAAGTCTTTATCGCGCGAACCGCTCATAACAATACTTTTCTTGAATAACGGATGACTTTCATCTTTTGTTTCTTTTTTAACGGCGATTGTTTTTAACTTCTCTGTTAATTTACACTCTTCTAAAAATCCTAAAAATACTGGAATGTTTCTTACAAATGGTTCAGCTGTTTTAAGAGCCATTCCTTTTACAGATTTCAATTTAGCAATTTTTTGTTCAGGAGTTTCCGTTGATGTTAATACGTCTGGATATTCTTCCAAAATAAGCTCTACTTTTTTATCACTAAAACCACGCCCAAACATATTTGATACAGCCATTAGTTTTGAAAGTGATGCCTTTTCGATCTTTTCTTTAATACCATCACGAACCTTTAGAGCCATTTTTTCTTTAAATCCGTCTACACTCAATAATTGCTCTTTCGTCATTTGTAATATTTTAGGAATAGTATCATATCCTGTTTCTATTATTTTGACGACGTTCTTTTCACCCAACCCTTCTACATCTATTCCTTTAAAAAATAATGCTATATTTTTGTTTCTTACAGTTTCGTCGTCTTCTTTATTTTTAAGCATAATATCAACGTGTTTCTCATTCCAAATATAGTCTACAGTAGGCATTAACGGTTCATCAGCAGGAGTAATTACATTGCGTATATAAGGAATAACATCTCCACTTCGGATTAGTTCTATCACTGCACCAACGCCTATTTTATTTGATTCAATAAAGGCTCCATTAAATCCAGTAGCATATTCGATTTTAACACCACTTAATTGTACTTGTTCAACACGAACACGTGGTTTTAAGTATCCATCTTTACTTGCGTTCCATTCTACATCCAGCACCTTTGTTTCTGCTAATTGATCAGATAAAACCATCTTAAAAGCAAATGAATGATCTGGATTTCCAGATTTTCGTGAATATATTTTATCATCAGTTACAATAACCCCATCAATTTCATATTCGTAATTTTCACGCCATGATACAAGTCTTTCAGATAAATCATCATTTGTAATGTTGGTCATTGTTTCGTTTTTCACTGTATTAAATCCTAATTCTTTTAGTTTTTTCATTTGTTCACTCGGTTTTATCTCAGGTTTAATCACTTCGTAAGCTACAAAATCCATATCTTTTACGGTATCATTTACAGTAACTCTATTAACAGTACCTGCAATTAAATTACGAGCGTTTGCGAATTTATCTGAATATTTTGAAGTAAAGGTGGATTTTTTCATTATAAATTCTCCTCGAACAACAATGTCTTTGTCTTTTGGTAAATCTATGTAGGAAATAAAATGTGATACATCTTGACCAACTTTACCATCACCACGTGTATAAAGAGCATATTTATCATTTTCAGTAGTGTATAATCCACTAACACCGTCTAACTTACACGATAATACATATGGTCCTTTATACTTTGATTTCCAAGAAGGTAGTGCTTTTGTATCTGGTTTAATTTTATCCATAGACGCCATCTGATAAGGTAATGTTACTTTATTTTTTTCTACAGGTGCTCCTATTTTTCCAACAACTGTATTTTTTGGATATTTTTGTTTAATATAGTCTTCTAGAATGTCGTACTGATTGTCTGTTATTAATGGTTGTTCATCTGGTCCAAGATTTCTATAAACCTCATTTGTTTTTACTAACATGTCGTTTAATGTTTTTTCACTTAAATTTTCCAAAACACTAAGACCGCCCATTTTATAATTTTGTATAGCGTGTAAAACGGAATCGTCTGTTCCTACATTTACAGGTTGTTTTTTACAAGTTTCTGTTTTTTTTGGTTTTTTTATTTTAATAACAGGCATTTTATCTTTACTAGGAGATTTGTTTTTAATAGTTTTATTCTTTTTATTTTTTTCTTCTTTTTCTCGTTTTTTCCTTGTTTTTTCTTCTTCTTTCGCACGTTTTTTTTCTGCTTTTTCTTCTTCCTTTTCGCGCTTTTTTCTTGTTTTTTCTTCTTCCTTTTCACGCTTTTTTCTTGTTTTTGCGTCTTGTTTTTCTTTTAGTTTCATTTGTTTTATTTGCTCTTTTTCACGCTTAGCAGCTTCTTTTGCTTCTAATTTTCTCATTTTTTCTTCTGCTTTTGCACGCTCCTTTTCTGCTTTTATTTCATTTCTATTTTTCTGTGTAAAATTTTTCGTTTTTTTTTTGGGAGCTTCCTTCGGAGCTGGGGGATTTTCAACCACTTGTTTTACCTCTTCTGGTACTTCGATAGCGGGTGAACCTGGTAATGCTTGTACTGATCTTCCATCTACGCGTTCGTGTGGTTCTTTATAAACCATCTTCAAAAACTGAAAAATTTCTTTTTCATCGGCAAAGACACGATCAAATTTGGCGCCTTTTTTTTTACCATCCATTATGTGAAAACCGTGTTCATTTAATGTATAACCCATTGAAAGTGCACGTCCACGCATAACAGTATTAAAATATTTACTACCTGTAAAATATAAGATAGCAAAAGGGTATTCTTGTTTTGAGGTATACATAAAATCAACACGACGAGCAGTATCTGAATTTGGTAATTTTGCTACAACCAGACTTTTTGTAGGACCTCTAGACAAAAGACCATCTTTTGTAATTACTTCTTTTTTTATTAAATCGTCAACAAAATCAACAAAAACCTTTTTATCATCGGAAGTAACAATGACGTCAATATCACCTGATGTCTTGGCTCCACGACGATAACTTCCTACGATTTCAAAATCAGCATTTCCACTTTTAACACTATCAAACGAATTTTTGAAAATTTCTTCATATTCAACAATTTCACTACGAGGTATACGTTTTAAGATATCTTGGTAGTACTTTAAACCTACTTTTTGTTTATTGTTTAAAACACTATCTTGTTTCTCAATTAATTGGTCTAATGTTTTAATATCATGTTTTTCAACTAATTCATTTGCTTTTTTTGGACCTACACCATAAATATCTGAAAAAATATTGCGAGGATCGTTTTTCTCGCGTTCTAAAACACGCAATGTTCCAGTATTGATAAATTCTTTAAATTTTTTTATAATAGTTTCCCCAACACCCGGCAATGAGGCCAAGTTTTGATAGTTCTTTTCTGTAATCTCATCTGGATAAACAATCAAACTTTCTTGTGCCTTTTTATAAGCACGTGAACGAAATGGTTCTCCTTTTTTCGCCATTATATTACCAAGGGTATCGACTAATTCGATTAATTTTTCATTTAATCTTCCAGTTAACATAGGTTTTTCACTAGATTGCGCAGGAGGCGAAAAGTTTTCAGCCAACTCATCTGCAGACAATTCACGTTTTTTTGTTTTACGAATAATTACTTTTTTACCGCGTTTTGGCTCTATATTACCTTGAATTTTTTGTACAAAATCATTTCTATATTCATCATCTATTTCCTTTTCTTTATCTAAAGTTGTTTCCATTATATAAAAGTATGATAAAATATTTAATTTATTTCATTAAATAGTTTATATTAACTTATATCACCAATAACAAGCTCCTTCTACTTTTGAACAGTTTTTAGGTTTTTCAGACTCTTTTGGCCTTTTCCAATACTGATTGTGATATAGCTTTAAAATATCAGGTCGTTCTTTTATCCAACGATTTCCAAGAATACCAAAATACATCTGCAATACACCTCCTACATAAATAGCGGATTTTCCTTTTAAAAATATGTGTGCACAAATAGGATTCGCATAACCGCCACAAGAAACTAATGCTACATCAAACTGATTTAACAATTCATCTACATTTTGTTTAAATTTATCGAATTCATGTAAAAAACTTTTACTTGGTTCATCGGCTTGGGTTTGTGGAGGTTTTAAAAAAACAAATTTACAATCGGGAAAAAGATCAACACCTTGATAAATATGTTCTCGTATAGGAAGCTGCTCTTTTATGGTTTCGATGAAGGGTGAAATGATTAATATACGCTTTCCTTTTAATGATTGTGTCCAAGGTGTTGAAAAAATATAATGAAAAATATCAAATGTAAGAGCCCAAAAAGGTAGTTTATCGGTATATTTGTTTAACATGTATGCTTGAGATTGAGCTATATGACCAACATAGTTACCTTGAGGTTCCCAAGAACCATATATATCGCATAGACTAAACGCAGAAAGATAATGATTTGAATAATAAGTAATGGTATTTTTGTTATCAAGTTGAATACCAGCATTGTTTTTCATAGCGTACAGTGTACGTTCAATATATTGTTTTAAGGGCCCTGTTTCAGGATGAGAATTCTCATTAATAACGTGTTGAAAAACAGCAGTGTTATTTTCAATACCAGAAACTCTAGGAATAATAAAATTTTGATTATTACCTATTTTTGTTTGTATATAATCAAATAATCGTTCATTATCATCCATCATAAGCGTGGTAAAATTTCTAGACCAAATATTAAACTTTTGCAAATTAATTCCAAGACAATTAGGCATAGTATTTATTTCAAAAGAATGAGGTACAACAACACCCCAGGGTTCTTGGATAGCATCTCGTATAGTATATGAACGTCCTTGTTCTCTATGAAAATGCAATGTTTGAAGATTTTTGGGATCATTTACTATTTCATATCCCAAAATATTCATTAAATAAATAAGTTTATTGTCGCATCCTGGTTTTCCAAATTCAAAATCAAACGCATTTTCTGCAAATAATGGTATTAAATGATTAGAATGCAAAATCCATGTGTCTTGACTATCAAACCTTGGACCAAATATCTTTGATTTAGAAACGTCTCTGTCGTTGTAATCATAACGCAATAAAGCACCAAATAGTTTTTCAGAATGGAATGTAGACCTTTTTATATTATTAATAGCCTCATTAAAAAAAAATATATCAGAATTTACAAAAATTATATACCCTTTTACATCATTTTTACGAACAAAAGAAAAAACATCTTTAAATGTGAGTCTTTTTCCAATATTTTTCTGAATAATTTTATCACTTTTAATACCAAGTTCCTCTGTAGTATAAATTCGTTCTCCCAAAAGATAAACAGTATCTATATTGTTATTTTCAACGTTTTTTTTTAGACAGAATTTTATTTCTTCATACCGTTGTTTTGTTTTTGGTATAAAAAATTGATTAAATAAAAACACCGGGTCGTTGTTTTGAGTATTTGTGAAAGGTAGCTTCTTGGACTTTATAATAAGTTTCATCTAACAAGTAGAGTAAAATCGTTTTTATTACAATTTAAAAATATAATATATTTCATACTATTTATAATATATTATGAAACGTATAAAATATAACAGCAATCAAAAAAATTCAGAATTCAATTGGAAAGAGTATCTAATAGCAAATACTGATTTGATAGATGGTGGTATAAATAATGAAGAATTAGCTTTACAACATTGGAGAGAGAGAGGAAAAATTGAAAAAAGACCTTTAAAAACAGATAAATTTGATTGGTCACAATATATAGCAATTAATCAAGATTTGATTAATATAGGATACACTACAAAGGATCTTGTCCAAGAGCATTATATAAACAATGGATATAGAGAAAAAAGGCGTACTGTACTAGAAGGGTTTGACTGGGAATTCTATGTCTATTATAATAATCATCTTTTACATACCGGAATAAATACACAATCGAAAGCAATTAAACATTGGATAAATTATGGTAATCAAGAAGGATTATTAATAAATATAGACCCTTTAAAAAAGGTTTATGATAAAATAGTCAATTTTAATTATAATAATATTTATAACATTTATGATAATGTTAATAATGTCACTCTTTATAAAAATTATACAATAAATGATAGTATATTATTAGAAACAAATTTACATTATATTAATAATCGTAATACACCCTTGTTTAAACCATTGGATATTATATTTGATATTAATGAAACAACAAATAAACAATATTTATTGATAATTGATTTTCCTTGTTATGGAGGTGGCTGTTCTTTTTTTATTAACACTATTATTAGTCATTATAAGTATAATGCTAATTTTTTAATTGCTCGAAATTTTAATGGAAAAATTTATTTTTATATTAATGATGAAAAAATATTTAAATTACCATTTAACTCTGAGGATGCTATTGATTTTATTAAGAAAGTAAATATACAAAAAATATTTTTCAATTCAATTGTTAAACATGATATTAATTTTATTGATAAATTATTTGATTTAAAAAAAGAGACTACGATTATAACACACGATTACAGTCTTTTTTTTAATAAACCCCAACTTTTTTATTATGAAATTGATAGTTTAAGTACACATAGTAAAATTAATATACAAAATTTTGATCGTGTTATTACCCAACATATAGGAAATTTGCACACGTTTGGTAGAAATATGAATGATTATAGTAATATTGTAGTGAGTGCACTTCCCGATTTTCGTAACTATGAACGAAAAATTGTTACAAAAAATACAAAAATGACTATTGGTGTTATAGGTGACATATCAGATGTAAAAGGATATTACATTTTAAATCAATTGGTAAAATTAATTCAAGGAAAAAATGCAGAGATTGTAGTTTTTGGTAAAGTTCATATTAAACAAATCGATAAACAATATTCTTATCATACAATTAATGATTTAAATTTACTATTAGAAACACACGCGCCAAATTTATTAATAGAATTATCATTATGGCCTGAATCATATTCATTTACACTATCTTTAGCTATGATTACACAATTACCAATTATATATCATAATAAATTTTTTCCGTGTACAGTACAAAGACGTTTATCATTATATAATAATGCACATCAAATTAATAATATTAATGATTTAACATATGAATTTTTAGAATCAAAACAACAGAATTACCTTTTTTTAATTAAACCTGTTATCTATTTTCCTCCTTTCTGGGATTATTACTTTAAAAATAATAAATCACATATTGAATACTCTTTATTAAACCAGGAATATAATGTTGTTATAGTAACTTCAAAAATATATACATCAAACAAACCTTTTACATATTCCGCAGAAAGATCTATTTATTCTCCGGAAGAACGTTTATCTCAAACAATTGAAACAATTAATAGCATTCGTAGTAAAATACAGAATAGTTTTATTATTTTATACGACAATTCTATTTTAAATAATGATGAATATTATAGTATTGTAGATCGTGTAGATTGTTTTATCAATCACCATAATGATGATGTTATTAATAATTTTACAAATAATAGTGCACATAAATTATTTGGTGAAATCGCTCAAACATATAAAATATTAGAATATCTAACCACATTTCATAAAAATATGAATATTAAAAATTTATTTAAAATAACCGGACGATATGTGATGAATGAAAATTTTGATTATAATAAACTTGATAATATAAATAATATAATATTTAAACGAAATACCGATGTAGAAGATAGATTGTATTATTTTACGTGTTTTTATAAAATTAGTCAAAACAAAATAAAATTATATCAAGATGTAATATTTGAACTCTTCGATGATATAAAAAATGGTAACTATGAATATGAAGAATGGGAAGTATTATTACCAAATCTTTTATATGGTGAATTTGAGACAATTGATACGTTGGGTATTACTCAACGAATCGCCGTTTGGAAAGATCAAAGTAAAATATAATTATATTATATTATATAAAAAATGTTTTTAATTTTTGATACATATGCAGGTTTATGTAATCAAATGTATGATATACAAGCAGCTATTAATTTTTGCATAATAAATAATATTCAATTTTCTTTTAGATTCGCATCATTAAGAAAAAAAAACGATTTAACACAATGGTACAATATAGATTTTAACCAATTATTTGACGATAATTTTATAGATACAGAATTATATATACCATTTCATAAATTGATTTTAACAGAAGAAAATACCTACAATTTCAATGATACAAGAAGATGTATTGAATGGTTAAATAGAGACCGTGCTATTATTCCACAATTAGATAGAATAGAAAAATCATATATAGTATTAAAACAATTTTGGTCAATATATCAAAATTTTAAAGATATTGAAAATTTTTATCCAAATTTGAAACCGTGTAAACGTTTATTAGATATATATAATAGTATTATGAAGACTTTACCAAAAAAATATAATTTAATTCATTACCGTTATGAAGATGATTTCATAAGACATTTTAAAATAGAAAATCATCCAAAACTATGTTCATTGATTGAAACAATACAATTTAAACAAAAAGATCTTCCTATTTATATTGCTGCATTTGATATAGCAAATATTCCTAAGAATTATTTATCTAAAGAAATTTCCTGCTTTGGAAATGTTATATATAAAAAACAAATACATAGAGACCTAAATTTTGAAGAACTAGCCTTTATTGATTTTATGATCGGTAAAAATGCCCAACAAGTAATTGGTCATAGTAAATCATCGTTTTCCGTTATTTTGAATTCTTCACATAATACTAACAATTATTATATTTAATGCCACATATACATTGAAATACAAGTGATAAGACTTTGGGTTCGGTTCATTAATACAAAGCCTGCTTTTTTTGGGTGTAAATTATCAATAAAATGTTGTTTATATACATATTCAAAATGAGGATTATATTTTTTTAAATATTTAACTCCATATTTATCTGATAATATTTCATTTGTAAGGTCTTCAACTTCAACAGCACTACATTTTAGCTGATAATTATCATTCCACCATTTAAGAAGTTTATCACATTTATGTCGAATATGAAAATGATCATTATAAATTTTGCGTTTAATGTCTTGTGGTAACAGTTTTATATGTTCAACTAGTTTATCAGTCATTTTTATTTTATATAAAATAATAAAATAAAGATAAAATCAATTTTATATTAGTATATCTGTTATTATTCCGTCTACACCATAATGTTTTATGAAATTTATTTGATATAATTGATTTATAGTATAAGTAAAAATTTTTATATTTCTACTTTTTAAAAACTGAATTGTTTGTTCGTTTAATACTGTCCATGCAAACGCAATAAAACTAAAATTATATTTACTAGTTAAATATGTTAACATATCCAATGTATAGTTATTTTCACTGATAAGTCCAAGATTATATCTATCCATTTTATTTAAAATATCAATATGATTTAAATTAAAACTAGCCAACCATATGTTTGTAGTATCGATATTCATCTTAGTAAAAAGACTATGTAATTCATAAGATAATTTATCTGATCCTTTTAGATCTAGGTAAATTTTTACGTCTTTGTAATTTATATTTTTGAATAGGTGCGATAATAACAACAAATCAGGTATTTCTTTTTTTAGTTCATTATACGAATAATTTTCTATTAATTTGTCTTTATAATGAATATCATGATAAACAATAATATTGTTGTTTTTATCAAGCTGTATATCAATTTCAATCATATCGAAATTATTGTTAATAGCATCTTTAATGGAATTTAACGTATTACTATGATAATTAATGCAATATCCACGATGCGCAATTTTTATGGGCATATAGTGTTTATATAAATAATACACACTATAATAAATGCAAAAATTATATAGAGACAATGGTTTTTAAACTATCTTCTACTTTTTGCACTTCACGATTTTCAGGTTCCAATATAGACATTTGCAAATATTTTGATATTAATAAATTAGAATTTAACAAATTTTGTATTGATGTAACAGGAAACCAGTTATATGCACTACGACTTAACATTTCATCTTCAGGTATTAATATACCGTGTGTTCTTTCAGTACAAAATTCGATAGGTTTTTCTTCTAATAAATTCTCAATTAGCACAGGTGTACGGTCTATAGATTTTACACCAATATAGAGTCCATCTATTAAATTAATATGATTTCTAGCAACCTCATTATCTAGCCATTTAGATGTAAATCCAAAAAAGTCTGATTCACTATTGGAATGAGGATTATTATTACGTAAGCGTAAATAATCTACCATATCTTTAACAAGTGCATTTCTTTTTGGAGCCCCTATAAACATGCTATTTGAAGTATATATCTGTGAACGTTGATTTTTAATAATACTCGCGTTACGGTTTAATTTTTCGAAAACAAATGGTTTATCATTACTAATATTCTTAGCATAAAGTGGTGCTAAATTACGAAGGCAAATAAAACTGTTTGGAACAATGAAACCTCCATAAATATATAACAATTCGATCAAACCTTGTTCACGAATTTGGTGACGTTTAGGTTCGGGTAATTTTGATACATCTGTTTTCCATCCAGGTATTAACTGTTTAAACGAGTCATCGTCAATTAAACATACATTAAAATCATCACCACAATGATTTATAATTGATTTTATAGTTAAATGAATATAGGGTTGATTAAGATCTGTCGAACTACGGGAACCGAAACTTTTCCATTTTCTAGAATTATATTCATATTTTGTATGTATCCATAGTTTAGGTCGGTTGTACCCATACAACGGGCTTTCATTTAATAAATATTTACGTATCAATTCGTCTTCACCTTTTTCTGGATTGATAGCATCTTTTATTTTATTACCAAAAGCATTTACTACAATTAAAATGCCTATAGTGGCAAACGTATACATTAAATTTTTTTCACTAAATAAAGACATTATATAATATAATATAATATATAATGTTATTATTATCATAGTTAAAACTTAATTAAATGATTTCTAAATGTTATTAAAATAAATAAAGTAATCAATATTATATTTTGATTCATTGTATTTTATTTTTGACGTAAACATATTATCATTACTTTTACAAATTTGTCGAATAATATTAATAAACGAATTATAATTAAATTTTCGTGTTACATAAAATTTTTTTGATTCTTGATAATATGGCGTTATTTCCTCTAGAAAATTGTTTTGATATTTATTGTATAATAATTTCTTAAATGCGTTATTGTCGATCAAATAATATCTTTCAGTTTTAAGACATATCTTTTCTAATAATTCAAATAAAATATTAATTGGTACATTTTTTTTAAATATTTGTTTCAACATTATTATGTAATAAACGCAGATATTATATATTATGATAAAATATTATAAATATCAAATGTGAATAACACGACTTCAATAATATTTTCATGCAAATTATGAAAATGTGTGATATATTTACATATAACAGGCAATATTTTATATTGTTGTTCTTCGTTTAGTAATTCAGTGTTTTTAATAAATGTGTAAAACATATCAAGTATATCAATTACAGAGTATCCAAAGTCGTGAATATTGTATAATATATCGATGGCTTCATTTAAATTATTTGATTTTACATTGCGTATGTATTTTTCAAAATCTTTATGGGAAATATTTGTAATAATTTTTTTACAACGCACTAAATCTATTTTTTCATTAAATGAAGATAAAATGTATATTTTTTCTAAATGTGATATAATTTCACGAACAGACTGATTGGAAAAAGTTAAAATATAGTTTTTAGCATCTTCCGTAATATTTATATTTTCTTGCTGAATAATTGTATCTATAATAAATTTGACGTTTTCAATTGAATGTGATTCCATTTTTAAAATATGAAGTCTTGATTGTAAACTTTCAATCACCTTATGTACATTAGAACAAACTGAAATAAAATGAATATTTGCTTTGTGTTTATCTATATGATTACGAAAAACTTGCTGACATTGTTCATTAATAAGATCTAAATCGTCTACTATAATTAATTTTTTTTTTCCATATATAGAAGATTTAGATTGACTAAATGTTTTCATTTCATTTCTGTAATAATTGATTCCTTGTTCTTTTAAACTATTAATAAACATTATGTTGTTTTCCGGTAAAGGATCGTCTTTTGATAAATTATAATAAGATCGTATAATCGCATATAATAAAGATGTTTTTCCAGCATTTCCAGGTCCAGATATTAATACATTAATATCATCAATCATAGTAAGAGATTTTATAACTGAAATTAATTGCTCATTACCTTTAAAATCATCAATATAATAAGGTTTGTATTTTGTAATAAATGGCGGTTTAGTTATTGTTGAATCTCTTTTTGCTAAAAAAAAGTTTTCCATTATATTAATTACTTTATAAACATTTTTATGTATTTTATAAATGAATAAATAAATACGGTAAAATAAAAAGATAATAACATAGATTAATTATAATAATGTCTTATTACAACATCTTGGAAGTAGAGAAAAATGCTGATAGCGATGAAATAAAAAGGGCTTTTCGTAAAAAAAGTATGCTATATCATCCAGATAGACCTGGAGGTGATATTAAAAAATTTCAAGACGTAAATGCTGCATATGAAACACTAAGTGATGGTAGTAAAAGACGGCATTATGATTTTGAACAACAAATGCAAAGTAGTCCTTTTAATATGTTTGGTGGAATGAATGGTATGCCTCCAATGGGTGGTATGCCTCCAATGGGTGGTATGCCTTTTATGAATATGCAATCAAATATAGATGAAGAGGATGTAAATCAATTGTTTTCAACATTATTTGGTAATGTTTTTAGTGGAAATGAAAAAGGTCCTAATATCCGTGTATTTTCAGGATCTAATGATATTCCATTCGAAGAATTATTTAGCAAAAGTCCATTAAATAAAAAAAACGTTAAACCAGATCCTATTGTTATTACATTAAATATAACTTTAGAGCAATCGTATCATGGATGTTCTATACCGGTTACAATCAATCGATGGATGATGATATCAGATATGAAAATTAATGAAGAAGAAACAGTTTATATTGATATTTATCAAGGTATTGATAACAATGAAATTATCTTATTAAAAGAAAAAGGGAATATTTCTGAAAACCAAATTAAAGGAGATGTAAAAATATCTGTGAATATCGAAAATGATGGTAGATTTAGCCGAGAAGGTTTGGATTTAATATATCATAAACAACTTACACTAAAAGAATCGATTTGTGGATTTTCCTTTGAAATAGAACATTTAAATAACAAACAATTATCTTTTAATAATAGAAACAATCCCACTGTAGTTAAACCAAATTATCGCAAAAAAATTTCAAATATGGGTATGAAAAGAAAAGATAAAACAGGTTCATTGATTGTTATATTTGAAGTTGTTTTTCCAGATAAATTTGAATCAGAACAAATTGAACAATTAAAAGAAATACTTTAATTATTTACTGTATTTAAATAATTAAATTATGAAGTAACTTAAGATGATATTCTCTTTGTAGGGATATTAACATCTACTAAATAAATTGAATTTTCTGTAGCAATGATGTATTCGCCACCTGTTTTGTAAATTTTAACAATAGGACTTGTATATTCTTCTTCACTTTTTACTAAAAGTTTTTCTTGATTTTCTTTAACTCCAATTAATACGGTCTTATCTAAAGATTCGTTCCAATAATCTAACATAATTGGTTTATCGTCTACAATAGCTAATTTTGTCGCGTGTTGCAAAGTTTTTTGATCAGGTAATCTGTATTCTTGTTTAGCAGCTTCGGATGCTTCTACTAATGCACTCATAATTATAAACTATTTATTTAGTTTTATTTAAATAATTATACGCAAAAAATATTTTTTATTTTTTACTAAATATATATTCATATATATATTGAATAATGGGTGTATCAGAATATGATGAACATATTATAACATCGTACAATAAATATCTGCTGAATTATCTAGATAATTCAAAGAATTTAAATGGAATCAGTAAAAACACTGAGAAAAAAATTATCATACAAGGGTTTCAAACATTATTGCACGTTTTGTCTATATTGTATTCAATAAATATGAAAGAAGATCAAATCAATTCTTATTTAGAAAAATGTCCCTTATTATTTATTGAATATACTGAACAGGTTTATTTAAAAAAAACAGATATAATTCATACTCCTTCCATGTTTGTATATAATGTTTTATTAGGAACTATTACTTTACAAGATCACAAGTGTAAACGAAATAATTTTATGAATAATTTTATTAAATGGTCTCATAGTATTCTTTTTTGGGATTGTCAAACAATGACTTTGCAAAATCGTATCTATTTTGTTCGAAACTTTATGCAACCATATTTAATGCTTTTTACAAAGTTATCTTTGTCTAAATTATCTGTAATATTTGAAAATATACAAAATAAATTGTTACATAAATCAAATGTCTACGAACTTTATCTATTTTTATTAACTAGTTTTTTAAATTTTTTCACCAAAAAAAAATGCAATTATAGCGATAAAGAAATAAAACAAATTTGTTTTGATAAATTTATGAGTGAAAATGATTATATAAATGAACAATTAGATAAAGTTTCTACATTAAAACATATGGATGCAATATTAAAATGGGTTTTTATGTAAATTATTAATTTATAAAAGTTAATAATTATTTTTTTGTTATTTTTTCATACATTTCAGATGTTAATGTAATTGATTTTTTTCTTACTTTTTCTTGCTTTATCTTAGTTGTTACTTTTTCATCTGGCGCACGAATATGTGAAAACTCGGTTTGAAGCATATTTTTAATAAATAGATAAACAAAACGTAATATTTTTTCTGTACAATTACCAACAATCAAACAGCTCCCTGTTCTGAATATCATAAAAGATACTTCTGTATATTTATTGTTTTCATTTCGATCAGACATTTTTTGTTTTTGATCATTTCCTGTAATATTACCTTGTTGTTTTTCTTCGGATAATTTATTATTATAATAAAATTTGCATTTTACACCAGGGTAACTGCAAGGATCATATGCTGTTTCAATATTATATTTGTTTCGAATAGTTGAATATAATTTTTCACGATTTATATAAAATCCACAATTGAAATTTGAATTGATCAAAACATTACTTTCAATATAATTTTCAGAAAATTCAACCTTTTTCTCTAATATAGGAGTTAAAATTGCTAATATCATTTTTTTAGCATTTTGTAGCAATTCGTTATTTAATATACCAGGTATTTCCATTTTACCCGTGTTAAATATTTTTGCGTGTATTTCGTGAAATATATCATTGTATGTAAATCTTAATATGAGTGCGAAACAATTATAAAACGCATTTTTTACTTTTCCTCTACAGTTCATAATATCGCGTTTCGACATACCTATAGTTATTTTTCTCTCGTCCTTAAACTTATTACGTCTTGCATTGGGATTATCTATTTTTTTTATCACATGTTCAGTGTAATATTTTAACGATTTTAATTTATTACAATATGCATTATACTCTTCTTTGGTGTGTGAAACTACTTTCATTTGTTTTTTTATCACACCACTTTCGGGTCTCCAATATTCTATTGTTGGAATTTTCCAAAATACATTATTAATATCTATTTCTTGATTGAGATATAACACTTTGGTTGTAGTTGAAATATATAATTCGTCACATTTAGGTAAAATGTGATTCGAGACATTTTTTACTATTTCACTGCATTCTGTATTATTTGTATTATCAATTAAACCATTTTTATTAGCATTTATGTAAGATTCCCATTCTGCGTCAATTTCTAATAAATCCATATTTCTTTAATATGAAGGCAATATAATTCTTTATGTTATTTCAATTTTATATTTATCATCTTAGTTATTTTCTCTATTTATTTTAATTAAAGTAACCGTATGTTACGCCAAGCTCTTAGTAAAACCGCGTACAAAAAAACTCCTGAAAAGGCTATTATACTTCCTAAACAACAAACCATTGAAGAAATAAAAAAAAACGATTCCACTGCACGTTCGAGTGATAATTTAGCAGAAATGTGTAATTTTAATAATGATCATATATCTTGCACACCTCCAGATGGATATTTTATGCATAATCTTCGATTACGCATGGAGAAGGCTTAATTTCAATGTGCTTTAAATTTTCAATTAAATAAATAATAACGTCGTCCATTTCTGCATTTACTGTGTGAACAGTTTTTTTTATAATTTCAATCACTTTTGGTGTTATGGGAAGTAATTTTAATCGTACGATATGGTTTAAATAACTATGTAATAAATGTTTTTTATCAATATTATAATGACGACTAATCTTGTATATTTCATTCGTAATATCAATTTGTTTTATTTTTTCATAAAACATGTTGTGTAGCCTATTTAAAACATCTGGATTCAAAATATTTTTGTTCCATTCATTTAATTTGAAATTTTGATTTAATTGTAAAAAATTTATCATACTTCGAATATCAGATTTATACATTGATTGAATTGTATATATATCACTTTTTGATATCTTGATCTCTTCTTTTTTTACAATGGTCTCAATAAAATGGATGATATCTTTTTCCGGAAGTTGATTAAAACGCACACTTATAAATTCGTTTTTTAATGGCTCATCTATCTTACTTATATAATTGCAAATTAAACAAAATCTTACATTAGTAGTGGTTGTTTGGAGCAAATATTTTAATGCCTGTTGAGCGTTTTTCGTCATATAATCAACTTCATCTAATATTACAAATTTAAAACCTGTCTCAAAAAGGTTTTTTGATCGTACAAAAGAATAAATTTGATTTCGTATAATATCTATTCCTCGTTCATCTGACGCGTTTAAATGTATTACATTTCCTTTATTAATCTTTCCATACGTGTTTTGATACTCTTGAATTAAATTAATAATGGTGGTTGTTTTACCTGTCCCTGGTGGACCATAAAAAAGTAAGTTTGGAAATTCATTTTTTTGAATGATTTTTTCAAATAGTTCACGATTGATTGGATCGAGTACAATATTTTCAAAATGTGTAGGTCGATATTTTTCAACCCATGGTATATTATTTGTTTTTTCTTGAGACATTTATGTTGATATTTATTACATTTCTATTATATTGTTTTAGCGATAACTATAAAATTGATTCTCCAAATATAGTCATTTAAATGGTAGAAATAAACATTCTAAAATGGGTCAAACTTGCTGCTCAATATGTATTAGCGCATATCACGGTATAGATATTACCGAGGATATATCAATTCAATTGAAAGATATGATATACAAAATATCTTGGGGAAAAACTCTTTATGATCGTTTATTTATTAAATTAGACGATGAAACGAAAAAAAAAATAGCATTAACTATATCGAAACATGTTAAAGAAAAGAAGATAGCTGTTGGAAATTTAAACGGATTTGTTACAAACTATATCGCAATAAATATCGCTGGTTTCATATTTCATAAATTTATTTGGGATGTACTCTATCCACACGAAGTAGAAAAAGATCCTAGTTTTCAATATCCTGCATATATTCCAATGGAAGTAGATTACAAAGATGTATTTACTAATAAAGTTGTAGATAAGTATATCAACGATTTATTTATTACACAAGATCGTTTTGTTTGTTTTGTAGAACAATTTAAAAAACAACGTAAATTAGAAGAATATAACATAGAATTTCAATTAGGAAAAGAAGTAATAGAAAAAAATGTAGAAAAACACCTCTGTACTGTAATCGATAAACTTTTAGAAAATGAAGACGTCAAAGCATTTAATTATAATAAATATATGAAGATTATGTTGAAAAAAGAAAAAGAATATAATGCAGAATTGGAGGCAAATACATAATTAGATAATATTTTAAAACCGGTCAAGAATTTTATCGTATATTTTTTTTAATAAATATTATAAAATTGATTTCGTAAAAATTTAAAGTTAAACCTGTATTATTAATTTATATAAAATGGAACGCGAAGAAATAGGTTACTTAAGTATTTGTTTTGGGTGTATGTTTTCAGGAAAAACATCGTGGTTATTGCAGCAATATAAAAAATATTCTTATATTGGTAAAAAAATCTGTGTAATTAATTATGCAGATGATAAACGTTATGATGATAAAATGCTTTCTACACACGATAAGCAAATGATTCCTTGTATTCAAACATATTCCCTTGAAAGTGTTCGTAGTATTTTACAACAAAATGATGTTATTTTAATCAACGAAGGACAATTCTTTAAAGATTTACATCTAGTTGTTTCAGATTTAGTCGACCAAAATAAAACTGTTCATATTGCCGCTTTAGATGGAGATTTTAAACGTAATGTGTTTGGAGATGTTTTAAAATTGCTTCCGTTGTGCGATGATTATGAAAAAGTACATGCATTGTGTGCGAATTGTAAGGATGGTACACAGGCTGCGTTTTCGTTTCGTGTAACGAGTGAAAATGAACAAATTAGTATTGGATCAGATAACTATAAGCCTTTATGTCGTCGTTGTTATAAAAAATTATCGATTGTTTCAAATACATATAATGTTGCCGATACTATTTTACAAAAAAACTAATTGAATGACTTTATCATAAATTTACGGCTGTTTTTACTTTAAACATTTATGAAAACCATATAAATAATTATTTGTTTTTTTAGTTAAAAAGTAAATGCCGCGAACAAAAAACGCCAAAGGACTTTCCAAGAAAAATGAAGCTAAGAAAAGCGAAGAAAATGTTCAATTTGAAATACAGGATACACCACCACCTGAAGTAAAAAAGCGTGGAAGAAAACCAAAAGGAGGAAAACTAATATCGAAAGATACTAGCGAAAAAGATGCTGCACCAGTTCCAACAAATGTTATTTTGCATTTGAAATGTTCTTTAAAGGAGATTGAAGAAGATGTAATTCAAAATAAAAATAATTTAATTGGTGATCCATTAAATTATAATGCTAGTGTCCCTCCAGTTGTAAAAGCATACGATAATACACATAGTGATAATAAATTTTTTGAACTAGAAAATAAAACTATTGAAGAATCTATTAATGCCTATACTTCTCAATCATTATTAAATAACAAAATTTGTAGTAAATGTAAAGGGAGTGTGGACGATAATGATGAAAATGTAAACATAAAAGATATCAATATGAAACTAAAACATTTGAAAATTAGTCTTTATAAAAATGCGATGGACGAGAAGAAGGCAGCTTGTTTTTGGTGTACATATGATTTTGATAATCAACCTTGTTATATACCAAAATGTGAAAATGATGGTGATATTCACGGCTACGGTTCTTTTTGTAGACCCGAATGTGCGGTTGCTTACTTGATGAAAGAAAACATTGATGACTCGACGAAATTTGAACGCTATCATTTATTAAATCGCGTTTACAACAAGATATATGAATACAAAAATAACATTAAACCAGCTCCTAATCCACATTACTTATTGGATAAGTTTTACGGTAATTTAAACATACAAGAGTATCGCAAGCTATTAAATAGTGAGCGTATGTTGATGGTTGTTGATAGTCCTTTAACAAGAATTCTTCCTGAACTACATGAAGATACAGATGATTTTACAGCGGGAGTTTATGGAGGGAATAAAGGAGGATCTACACAAGCAGGAGGGGTGTATAAAGTAAAACGTCAAAGTGAAAATCAACAAACTGTAAGTAAAGCAAATATTATGAAAGAACGCTTTGGTGTAGCTACGTAATTATTTAGCAAATATATAATAATAGTTTCTCGTATTATTATATAAATATGTCTAAAATGGAAAATCAATTGGAAAAGATTTTACCAATAGTTACAGGAAATCAAGATGTATCTAAAGAAGTTAAATACTTAAAAAAAGTTGCATCACATTATCAACAAAATGACAAACCTCAAGAAATGTTTAATACGATTCAAAACTATCTAAGAGATCAAAATGATGGTGAAAAAAGAATTAAAAATATGTGTGTTATGAATGAAACAGTAATGCCGTATATTATTCAAAATAAGGGTGAAAAAAACAACACTACCACCGTTACAGTGTACAATAAACTTAATGAACAACATAGCTATTGGTATAACTATTTTTATGGTATTATTTTTGCTATTGAAATATCACAAAAAAAAAAACTAACAAAGAACGATTTAACACAAATTAAAAATAATCTTGAAAAACTATGTAACCAAGTCGTTAATTCGAAAGGCATTATGAGCGGCAAATCTATGACCGGTGGTAGCGTTTGGCAATTTATTCCACTTCTTGTTTTAGCAGCAGGATCTATTGTAAGTGGTGAGGTATATTCATTTCCAAGTGAGAAAAAATTTGACTCAAGTGCTCTCTCGGATTTTCGAACTACTGCAGATTACGCTGAAATTGGTGCCCACGCCGTGAATTTTTTTGGTCATGCAGGTGCGGTGGTTGGCCTCTCTGCCACTGGAGTCGGTATACCAGCTGCTACGGGTATAGCAACGTCGTTTCTTTACACAGAAGGTTCATTGATTGTAGGTTCAGCAGTAAAATCGTTTAGTGGGCTCACAGCCTATGAACAACGTGATAATTATGGAAAAATTACAAATGAAGTAGCGGATCAATTTAGAGATTTTATACCAACAGGTAAGACTATGGTAATGAAAGATTTATTAATTTCAGATATTATGGAAGAGCAATTCAAAACAAAAATAATAAAAGTTGATGGTAAGGTAATAGCACAAAACTCAAAAGAACATAGAGCGATTCGAGAAAGTGTTCGTTTTATAAACCATATTGCTGAAAGGCGAGTTTATGATGTTTATTCACAAGAGTATATGGCTGAACACGCTAAATATTCGAAACAATCTTCGCAACCAGTTGGTGATGGCGAAGGAATTGCAGCTAAAATTGGTATAGGAGATGGTAAAGCTATTCGGTTTGAAGACATGGCTACACCTTTTAGAGAATACATAAATAGTTTAGAAACATTAGAAGACAATCTTTTAAACGACGCTGGTTTATCTACTGATGATATACAAAGTATTCGAGGATTTATACAAGATTTTGAGGGATTATATTTATCGAGTGAAATAGAAATTAGCCAAGATACATTAAATGTAATGAATAAATTAAGTACGACTTTAAATCAAGAAGGTATAATCAATCTGTATAAACGTTGGACGAAAGACGATTTTTTTAAAGCGGCTCAGAAGCAATATGATACGTTTAAAGCCAAAATTGATGGTGTAGAATTAAACTCAGGGTATGGTTACTGGTGGATGATGTTACGATCCTTTATGACTCTTGTCTTTCTATATGGTCTTGTAAAAGTTGGAGCAATTTCGCAAGTGGGTTCGATTTTTAAATCTTTAAAATCTGAAAAGAAAAATGCTAAAAAGAAAGCTGCTGATTCAGACCCTGATGATAGTGATAGTGATGATAAGGAGTGGGGTACATATTTAGATGCTAGAGAAAGAGGAAAAGAGGCTAGAAAAAAAGAAGAACCTGTAAAAAAATCTAAAAAGAAAAATAATTCTAAAAAAGAAAGAACTCCAGAAGAAGAAGAAGAAGTAAGAACTACAGAAGAATCTGAACAATCATTTTTTGGGAAGTTATTTGGTCGAAAATCACCAACACCAACACCAACACCAACAACAACATCATCAACCAAGGCTAAAGAAAAAACACCCAAAGAACCAAGACGTGGTACTAGGAATAGAACAAAAATAGATCCATACAATGCTGATACTATGGGTGGAGGAAGAAAAACAAAATCAAATAAAAATAAAATAAGAAAAACAAAGAAAAATTATAAACGTCGAAATAAAAAACGCGTGAAATAAACGTTTACACTTGTAACTATATGATTTACAAGTGTAATTATGTTATATAACTTTTTTCAATTACATTTATTTAAGTAATTTACGTTTTATATATTTTCTTGATTTTGTGTGTAATAGTTTTTTTTGTTTTATTGATTTTGTTTTCTGTTTTTTCCTCTTGAATGTTCTTTGTTTCCAATATTTCCTATTTTTTTTAGTATATTTTCTATTTCTACCTCCTTGAAAAATTTCACCATATATTACAAGAGCTTCATTTCCGACATTCCACATAATATCATTAACAAAGTTCCACTGTATATATACCTGCCGCATAACTATATTTTGGGCGTAAAATTGGAAGTAACCGTATATATTTTGTTGTAAACCTTCCCCATCAAGCCATTCAACTAAATATCCTTTATAAAACACAAAATTATCACCACCCCATGCATAATAGAACAACCCACCATAGTCATAGGTGAACTTTGTAAAACTATCTACCAATGCATCCAGAACGTCTATCTTTGGATTAACTATACATTTGTACATAAAATGACCTATTTGACAAACAAACGTCAGAAATTTACAGAAAACCTCCGATATACTATGAGTCATCTCACTAAAAGAAAGTATAGTTTTACCTTTTATAAAATTAGGAATTATATTATAAAATGTTGAAAATATATTATGCGTCATTTGTGAAATCGCATTCGTCAACTTTAAAAAACTCTCGTTAGTTATTCCTAGATCTTGCATAATTTGGTTTGCTCTCTGGACAGATTGGAAACTTGCACATTGATCCATTCCCTTTTCTTGACAAATTAATATGTATTTTGCTATTTTTATAGGAAACTGTATAGTTCGTTTACTAATACCTAATCCATAAGATTTCATAAAATTAAGAGAGAACACCCCATCAGTACACTCTGAAAGTCTCGTAAACCAATCTGTACCTACAACAACTACTAATAGATATATAACATTTCTAGCGAATAACATCTCAGATTTACCATCACTCTCCCCCCCTGCGGCCCATGTTACGATACTTTTTGCACTATGTTGTAATAGTGAAATAGTGTTAGTTAACACTCCTGTAACACTATTACCATTGACTCTTTGCAAAGCTTGTATGAATACATTTAAGAATTTTATTACTAATTCTAGTATAAGGGTTAACCAATCCTTTCCTTGATTCGACCAATCCTTTCCTTGACTCTTTACTGGACTCTTTTTTTTATTTTGATTCTTTAAAATATTAGTAGTCTTTTTTGTTTGCAATCCTTTGAGTACGTTATCATTTTCTTTATTATTAGTTTTTTCTTTTTTTGTAAACATTTTATAAGCTTCACTTCCATAATGAACAACATTTGTAAAACCAAAATCAAACCAGTCTGCTACAGCTACTGCAGATAAAAATGCAATATATTGATCACCCCATATACTGGCTCCGGCAGTTAATACAGATGCACTCATATCAAGCAAACTACCATAAAGACATACAATGTCATGGAGTCCATTTACAATGATGGGATAAAAGGGTGCGAGAGGACCTAACATAGGAGCTATAGCTGTAGTAACAAACGCACTTTTAAGCATACCTATTAGGAAAGTAAGCAAATGATGATAGCTTTTAGAGTTCAACCACATACTCATGACAAATATATATACATTGAATAATTGAGAAGGCCAAGCTTCTACAATAGCTATTACCTTGGATGTAAAACCGTCGTGTACAGTTAATTTACTCAACGATTGATCATTTATTAATTTGAATTCTAAACATAGGTTAGGTAATTCCGAGTGATTTAAATACCATGTTTTGTTTACGCTTTTTATGTTATATATTTCGATATCTATATCTAGATTTCCAGCAAAATTTAATATTTTCAGCATCTCGCGCATAGTAGTCACATTTGGATCTTCACTATCTTCACTTTCATCATTAATATTTATTTTTTCTATATATTTTTGTATATTCAATTTTTCTATATATGTTTGTATACCCGATTTTAACTTATTCGCTTTTCTAGTGGCTTCATCTTGTGTAAATTGATTTAATCTTAATACTTCATCCCAGCTTCTATCTTTTGTAAATGATTTAAATAACCAAACAAATAATATTTTTTCTTTAATATTGATTGATGAATCTAATATTGTATATTTATAAAACAAACGTAAAATTAAATATGATATTTCAAATTTTGTTGGTGTATAATTTTTATAATATTCAATACTTCCTACGTTAACAGCATCTTCACAATAACATTCAGTAATTTTATCACCATCTTTATTAGTAGATTCTTTAATGAATTCTTTATTACTAACTTCCTCGCAATAATTAGTTGTTGAATTTTCATTAGGTTTTGGATTCTCTTTTTTGCACATATTAAGACGCTGTTTTCCAAGTATATTACATTTGTCTAACATACTAATAAATGGGTCTCTTAGATCTTCAAATTCTTCATCATTTAATAAATTTTGCATTGTTTTAAACAAAGATTCTTTCTGTAAATCTTTAAATTCATCTTTCTCTAGTAACGCTTTTGTATTTTTTAATTCTTCTTCTTTTTGAGGGGTGATACCTTTGTGTTCTCCATCCTTATTGGCCTTAGTGGCCATTTCTATTATATTTACATCCTTTTCAAGTGCACTTTTTAATACCAACTCTGAATTATTTGTTGAAATAGCATCTATGAATAAGAAAATTTGCATAAAATCGGAAGAATTTACTATTTTATATTCTTCATCTAGTTTACTTCCAAAAGGGAAATACTCCTGTAACTTAGTAGCAATAAAAGAATTATTTGCTTCAACTTTTTTTTGATTTAAACAAATTTTTAAATTTTCCATTGCACCAAGTTCGTATAAATGATACATATAATCAACTTGTTCCTTAGTTAAATCATTTTCATCAACTTTATCTTCTTTATCACCTATTATTTTTCCACAAATTAATTCATTTTCTGGACGTGTAACACATTTACCATCTTCAATTTTACAATATAAATCCAATACACTACAATGTCTTTTTTCTCTTTCCTCCTCATCCTCATTGATTGAGTGCTGGCGGTCGAAGTATGCTAACAAGTCATCTAATTTCTCTTCATCTACATTATTTGATTGTTCATTTGTGTTGACATCATCACTACTAGTAGTAGTTGTTGTTGTAGGAATATCAACATCCTGATTGTCTTCTACTTTTATTTCTTCTTCTTTCTGTCCTTTTTCCATTACTACTGACTTTTTGGTTTTTTCATTTGTGTTGACATCATCAGTACTAGTAATAGTTGTTGTTGTAGGAATATCAACATTCTGATTGTCTTCTACTTTTATTTCTTCTTTTTTCTGTCCTTTTTCCATTACTACTGACTTTTTGAGTTCTTTCGCACGATCATCACTTATACAACCATCGTCATATGTCTCTTTTGCAAAATCATATTTGTTTTTTTGACTTACGCATCTACGTTTATACGCTTTTAACCAATCTATTTTTGTATAATAGACACCATTATAGCAATATGATGGATAAACTTCACTAAATTCACATTTAAATTCATTAATATAATGTTTTTCTTCCTCATTTTCTTCCTCATTTTCTTCTCGTGCCTTCTTACAATGTTCTTTACTTTCTTCTCTAGTTGTGTCTGCCCAATCGGGTTTAGTTTTTTCTTCTTCCATTATATATAATTATACTATAATTTTAATTATATATATACTCGAATAAGATTCGTCTAAAATAAACACCTATATCTGAAATAAATTCTTTTTCCTCTATTTTTTGAAATTGTTTATTGAACATTTCTAATGTATGTGAGAAAAATACGTCTCCATCTTGGTCATCATCAATAACTGTAATATGAAATCGAGTACAATATTTAAAATATTGATTATATATTGTATTTCCTCCGATGATAAAAACTTTTTTCTCGGTTTCTTTTTGCAATTTTTCTAATAGAGCAAAAGAATCATCAAAATTACAGAAATATACATCTGCATTATGGAATTCTATTGTTTTGTTTGTTATTACTACATTGATTCTATTTTTTAAAGGTCCATTGGGTAAACTTTCAAACGTTTTTCTACCCATTACAACGATATGATCCTTGGTTGTTTTACGAAATTGTTTTAAATCTTCTGGAAGATACCATGGAATAGTGTTATTAATACCAATTACCTTTTTATTATTAAACGCTACAACGAGTTCAAAATTCATTAAATATAATACATAACAATGTTTATATTTAATCTATACATAAAGATAAAATTGAAACAGTATAGAAACGAAATAGTAATTGTATCCAATAAATTGTTTAAAAATGAGTACCGTTTCTAAATCAACAATGAAATCCCTTCAGAAAAATTTTGATCATATTAATGATCTACCCCTTGTTAAAAAACTAAATAAAAAAATTTCAAAGCTTAAAAAGGAAAATAAATCTTTGCAGCGCGTTATTATGCATTTTGGAGAATCTCTTCAGAATATTAAACCGATTGATGTAATTGATCTTGCTTGTGAATCAGATGAATCTTCTCTAGAACCTATTTCAATGGAAGTTGTTGGTAAAGGTTATGCAAATCAACCAACTGATACAAAAGTAGTAAAACTAGAGCATGTTGATCTTAAAGTAGATGAAGCTTCAAGTGATGAAGAACACATTGTATATCATATTGAGGAGGAAGAAGTGCAAAAATCCACTTCTCTAGTAGCACAAGTAAAAGATGAATTTCAACAATCGAACACTCTAGAAGAGGAAGAGGAAGAGGAAGAAGAAGAGGAGGAAGAAGAGGAGGAAGAAGAAGAAGAGGAAGAAGAAGAGGAGGAAGAAGAAGAGGAGGAAGAAGAAGAGGAAGAAGAAGAGGATGAAGTTGAAGTAGAAGAGGAGGAAGAGGAGGAGGAAGAAGAGGAAGAGGAAGAAGAAGATGAGGAGGAAGAAGAGGAAGAGGAGGAAGAGGAAGAAGAGGAAGAAGAGGAAGAAGAGGAAGAGGAAGAAGAGGAAGAGGAGGAAGAGGAAGAGGAAGTTGAAGAAGAAGTATTTGAGATTACCATTCGCGGTAAAAAGTATTTTACAGCGGATGCAGATAATGGAGAATTTTATACAGCCCTTGATGATGATGAAATTGGTGATGAAGTAGGTACTTTTAGTAATGGTGTACCACAATTCTATTAATTATACGGATTTACACTTTGTATTTGTCTATTAGATTTACGTCTATTTCTGCGTTTTTTCTTTTTTTCTTGAACACTACTGCTACCAAGGGAACGAATTGTTTTTCGTACAGAACTAACGGATTTTCCTAGATAACCTCCTTTTTTTGTTTTTCTAATATGTTTTCGACCTCCTTTTTGTGTTTTCGCCATATCAAAAGGTTTACTTTCTATATAAAATAACACAGGATTTTTTTGTTCAGCATATTTTAAATTATTATACATAATATTTAACATTTGATTTCTATAAGGACATTTAACATCCTCAATATTATCATCGTCTACTTTTCCGTCAATCAATTGTAAATTGAGTAAACAATCATAATGATATTTTGTTTTAAGTCTCAAAATATCGTCTTTCTCTTTGTTTTCTGTAGGTTCTTCTGAAACAATCATGACTCCTGTTTTTAATCGATCACTCATTTGTTCATTTGATAATATTTCTTGTTTTGGTCTTTCGTTTTCAATATTTATTTGACTAATGTAATCAATAAAATCTAGAAATTCATCTATATTGGAATCTATGTTTTCTAAAATGGAAGACAAGTTTTTATTAGAATAGTAACGATTGGGAGGTCTATATTTCGCAACTTCTCTTAAAAATGCTTCTAATTCACGATTACGTAAAAGTTCTTTTAATACAGGATCTTCTACTTTATCTTGTCTTTTTTCTTTAATGATATTATATACTTTTTTCAATGATGATAATTGTTCAATCATCTTCTTTTTTAGACTATATTCACTTGATTGTTTCAATATATCATTAAATCCATTTAAACGAGAAATAGCTAAAGGTATAAAATTTTCCATTCTCTCTGGACCACTCTTTAATCGTAAATTATTTATTTTATTAAAAATTTCAATAACACTTTCTTTATCAGTAGTTGTAACTAAATTGTCTATATGTGGAATCAAAAAACGTGTTGGAACAATTACTCCTGCAAAGTTACCACTACCTTTATCTAATTGCATTCTTTCTCTAGCTGCTTCACTGCTTTGATCTTTACCACTTTTACCAACTTCAATTGTTAGTTGTTTTTGAATATCTGGTAATTTTTCTTTTATTAATGTAGTCAAACTTTTGTCTAATTCGTTGATAGATCTTTCATAATCTTCAATTTTTTGTTTTTTCCAAGTTTTAAATACATTACCGCTCTGTAATAATAATGAAAATATTTTATCGTTAATTAGATCATTAATTAAGTTAATTTTCACTACTGTCCATGTGTTACCGTCAATATTTACATAACCATATTTGTTTTCCTCGTCTGAAAATAGGGTATCAAATATACTACTATCACTTTGAAAATCACTTGTAACAACTAAACCTTTAATATTTCCACTAAATGTTTCATAAATGTTGTTTTTAACTGGAAAAGAAGTAGGCAATAATATATTTAACATTGCTTTTAAATTGTATTCAGCATTTGCGTTACGTTCATCATTATCAATATATGTTCTGTTTCCTATTTTTTTATTGAAATAAGCTCTATTAAACAATAGCTTTATTTGATCACTTTTCGATAGTTTTAAAATACTAGCCATAGGTAATCTTACGGTATCTGTAAAAAAAGGATAAGAAGATAATTCTTCTTCATTGAATGACTGTTCTGATTTATCAACTTGTTTTTGTTCTTCAATAATTTCACTTACTTGTTCTTCATTTTCAGTCTGTTTCTCAGGAACATAAATCATATCACGAGTCAATATCTTTTCAACACTAGGATTAGCATTTGTAGTAAATCTTATATGAATAGGTCGAATACCAATACTTTGATCTATAGAAGTCATTATTTATATTATTATCAGACTTTTACGTGGTAAATTTTATCTAACAATGATAAAATGTATCAAATTATTTAAAGAAAGGTTCGTCTAAAGATTTCCATGTGTACTGCTGTTTCGCATTGTCTAAAGTTTGTAGAGCTTTTTCAATTTCATCTTCTGTAACTACTTTGGTCTTATCGCATTTACTTTTTGTAGTTAATCCTTCTTTTTTTGTTCCCATAGACGAAGCATTGTTTGAAGGAGGCATACCAGGAATATTTTTGGTAATATCTGTGTTTTCTTCTTCTTTCTCTTCGGCAAGTTGAATATGATAATCCTTAAATGTGTTTGGTAACATACAATATTGACTTTCTTCATTACACAAAACATCTGAAATAAAACTAAATATAACGGCAATGATAAGTGCTATATAAATATCACGTGTACCCATCCAGGCAATGGCGAAAATCAATATTTGTTTACTAAATGTATATTTTAAGTAAGATTCCATTGTTTTACTTAAACGAATAGTAACAAAACGTGATGATATTTGCAAAATAATAATCATTATACCAGCAAAAATCTTGCTACCATTTAACATAGTCACATTATCATTGATCTTTTTCATAAAGTCTTTTGCTTTTTTTCCAAGTAGTGTTTTCATTTTTATCTATAAAATCTTTAGATAAAAATGTACAAAAAAATAAAAAATTATAGCTTACTGTAGACAGGAGATTCCTTAAACGCATATGGTGGATTTTCACTAAACCATGTATTCCATATATTCATCACCCAATTATCATCTTTTTTTGGATAAACGAGTTCTTCTTGGACTTTAAGTTTTTCTTTGATAGTAAACCCACAAAAATCATCACAAGGATTACAAGGAGCATCTAAAAACTCTAGATCAGAAAAGATATGTTCGGCATTTTCATTATGTACCTTATTACCTTTGTGTTTTAAGACTCCGTTATCACAATTCTTTTTTCTAAATTCTTCTTTTTTGTCTGTTTCAAAACTTTCTTGGACAGTTGGGATAAATACATTGTTACCAGTTAACATAAAAGAATCAAAGCTACTTGTTTTTTCTACAGAGTTTAAGTTATAATAAAAGATAACAATGCAACACATTAACAAACCTGTGTAAGTATTTACTAAAGAATAAAAAACGATTAGCATAATTGATATAAAACGTCCTAAAGGTGAAATACTTGTGTATAGGAAATCATCAGGAAAGGCGAAAAATAGATAAAATATAAATAGTGGTAGTAATTTTGCTATACAATCAATCATTAATCTATAATATTATGAGAAATATTGTTTTTACTTTAACATTATTAATTACAGTCAATTAAGAAAGATAAATTTCTACGTATTTTTTAAGTACAAATAAAATTATGTCGTTGATAGCAACAGCATCACCGTGGAATAGTAGCGATTCGACAAAAAAGCGAATTCCTACTATGAGAAAAACTATGAAAAAAATGCCTACTTTAGAAAAAGATTTAGAAAATACAGAAGTAGACGAAATTTCAGGTGAACGGCCCACATCATTTTTAGAAGATCAAACAATAAATGATGAAAGGAGTGACCGTGTAAATAAATTATTAGATAATATGTCTTCTGTTTTAGAAGAAAATGACGGTAATAAATTAGCTGATTTTAATCCTATTCCTTTGCCTAATATTCAAAAAAAAACAGACGAACAACCTATGGTTAGAACAGGTGATGAAGATCTTTCTATGATTCCAAATCATTTACAACTTCAACCTCCTAAAATAAAACCAGAGGGTTCTGATTTTGGACCATCTGGAATTGATTTAGGAAATCCACAGCAACCTTCAGTTTATGGTAATTACAATAGAATTTATAAACCAACTAATATGAGAGCACCTGTGCAGTATAATATGAATAATTCGAATCAAACACATACTGTGGTAGATAACAAATTATTGGAAAAGATCAATTATATGATTTATATGTTAGAACAACAGCAAAATGAGAAAACCAGTAATATTACAGAAGAATTTGTTTTATACACGTTTTTAGGTGTATTTATCATCTTTATTGTAGATTCTTTTACTCGTTCGGGAAAATATACGCGTTAATATCTATTTAAAGATAAGACAATAATTCATATTAAATTGTTAATAAATATGAATTTAACAAGTCGTTTAAAAAATATTTTGCATACACATCCTGAAAAAAAAATTCTAGGATATAAAAAAAACAACCAATGGAACTGGGTAACACGAGAAGAATTGAGAAACAAAATATGCTACTGTATAGATTTATTGCATTATACTGGTTTATCAAAAAATGATAGAGTAATGTTTAAAGGAGATAATAGTGTGAATTGGGTTGCATGGAATGCTGCTGTAAATTCACTTGGGGGTATTTTTGTTCCCCTGTATAATAATCAAAATAGTCAATATGTAAAACATATTATTGATGACTGTGAACCTACATTTTTTGTTACAAATGATACTGAATTTAATAACGTTACTATTTTACGTGATGTAATAGAAGATTCAAAATATACTATGGATATACCAACTGTAGAAAACAATAAAAAAATATCCAAATTAATTTACACTTCTGGAACTACTGGAAAACCAAAAGGAGTTATGATAACGCACGAAAACATTCTATCAAATATATCTAACTTGGAAAGTATTTTTCATGATTTACAAAATGAGAAAGAGTATACCACATTAAATATCCTTCCATGGGCACACATATATGGATTAACTACTGAACTTTACTACAATATGTTAAATAATAATAAAATAGCGATTTCATCTGGTCCACAAGAATTTGTAAAAGAATTACGGGAAATACGTCCAGATTTATTATATATTGTTCCACGTGTATTAGTAGCAATCAAGGCACGTTTAGAGATGTTTGATAAACCAGTTATACGACTATTATTACCAATCGTCATTAAAAAATTATTTGGTGGAAATTTATTGACGATTTTTGTTGGTGGTTCTCAACTCGATGAAACAACAAAACGGTTTTACGAAACATACAATGTAAGTATTTGTGAAGGATATGGATGTACAGAAACCGCTCCTATGGTAAGTGTAAATCATATGTATAATCCCCGTAATACGGATTCCGTTGGTAAAATATTAGACAGTGTTATTGTTGAAATTATCAATAATGAAATATGTGTTTCAGGTCCTTCTGTTATGAAAGGATATTGGAATAATACCAAAGCCACCAATGAGGCTATTATTCCACATAAAGATAGATATTTTTACAAGACAGGTGATGAAGGAGAAATAAAAGACGGGTTTTTGTTTTACAAAGGACGCATCAGTGAAAATTATAAATTATCAAATGGTAAATTTGTAAATATAGGCGAAATTGAAAATACAATCAAAGAACACATTTCTCACACATTTATTGTTTATGGTAATAACAAAGACTATAATATTATTATTTGTGAAGAAGATTGTAAAATTACCGACGAATTATTAAACAAAATCAATAATTCATTGGATTCTTATTTACGTATAAAGAAAATACTCTATTTAGAGAATGGAACCTTTCAAAAATATATGACGCCAAAAATGTCTATTAAACGTAAAGAAATAGAAAAAGTCTATAAAAAAGATATTGAAAAAATGTATTAATTATAATAAAATAAATGCATCGCTGCTATTTATAGGCATAAAAGGAAAAACTGCGTTATATAAATAGTATGCACTCTCTGTGATTGATAATGGCGAATATTTCCATTTCCATCTTTCAATCAAACTTTTATTATTAGCTAATTCAAAAAAAGTAATTAATTTAAATTTATTATTATATGTTTCTTGGATATCATATAATGAATTTAGGAATCCTCCAAAATAGAGCGAGTTAACCTTTTCGTCATTTGTATTTTTAATCGATATAGATCCGATACATTCAATTACGTTACGTTCTTCGTCTATATCATAGCATAATTTCGGATCTTTAAAGAAATATAAAGCACATAACTTGGACTTTTGTAATAATGCATAAACAATTATTCGTTTATTTTCAATTAAACTATCTAAGCTTGTTGTTTCTGGAAAAATACTAATTAAAAAGGGTTTATACTCAATATTATGAGTTATGTTATATAAATAATCAAATAAAATGGTAACATTTTCGCCTTGTATCTTTTCTATTGAAAACTTGGACATTGGTGGTCGTACAATCTTTACAATTGGATATGTATGCACATTAAACTTAATAAGAGGTACTACACCAGGGCATAAACCTGTTTCAAATTTAAATAATGATGCAGATATATTTACGTTATTTAATCGTTGGTATCGTTCATGATTTTGAATTATATTTCGTCCAATATATTTGTCTTGGAAATGTCTATGTGTGCATATATAGTCCCAATAATAAACTGTTTCTGAGAATTTGTTATCACTATTCATATAAATTTTAATAGCACGTGAAGTCATACAACCAACAAGTATTGGCGACTCTTTTATTTCGCCATTTTTATAATCAATATGATTTTCTTTATAAAATGATACAAAAGATGGGTGTTCATTTACAGAAAGCTCTTTTTCTATATCTTCTTTTAAAATCATTGTAAGTACCTTATCGGATTCAACATAGTGTTCTTGAATAAATTTTACCATTTCATCTAATTCATTTTGAGTAGTGTCCAAGAATTGCTTGGATGAAACTAAATGTGTCAGATACTTGTTTTTATGTGGTGATCCCGTTTGAATAATATATGGCGTTTTGGTAAAATAACGAAAATAATCATAGATATGAAAGATAGGTTGGTGACTCCAAAAAGGGTATTTAATTTTAATATAGACTAATGGTATTAGTATAATAAATATAAGTGTAATTATAACATATTCTATCATTTATATTGAAATCTGATAATTATTAAATGTAAATTACGTAAATTATTATTTTGTTAAAATATTTAATCCTATGAAAAAATATATGGGTGGGTTTATATCCAAACTAATTGAATTTTGCGTTAATAAACCAGAACACATTGATGATGATTTATCAAACAGTTTTGTTGATGTAGATAGTATAAATTCAGAGGATAGTTTATTTATTTCTGATGATGATACATTTGGTACAGATATACCTCTAGACTATTCAGATGATGATGAAAATATATCATTAGTTGAAACTAGCGAAGAAGAAGAAGAAACTAAGGAATTTATTTATACATATACAAATGAAAAAAAAGCATTATTGATTGGAATTAATTATAATGAAGATGACTTTAAAGGTGATGATTTAAATGGTTGTGTAAATGATATGAACAACTTGAAAAGATTTTTAACAGATAAATGTCATTTTTTGGATGAAGATATTACAACTCTTTGTAACGGCGAAGCTACGCGTGAGAATATCCAAAATGAATTAGCAAAACTTTTAGTATTTACGCATCAAAATCCTGGTTCTGAAATATGGTTAAGTTTTTCAGGACATGGTTCAAATATCACATCCTTTACTGAGGAAGATTTTAAAAGTGAAGTAATATGTCCATCAGACTATTCTACAAATGGTGTAATAACAGACGAATGGATACAAAATAATTTCGTAAAAGGTTTGGAAAAGACAACAAAAATGTTTGTTTTAATGGATTGCTGCAACTCTGGAAGTAACTTGAATTTACCTTATCGATTTAAATTGGGTGAGGTATCTACACACGATAATAATTATACACAAGAAGAAATAGATAATTTGTGTTATATTGTAAAAATTAGTGGTTGTGAAGATGATCAAACAAGTGCTGATTATTTTGAAAGTAGTGAAAATGAATTTCAAGGGGCATTAACAAATGGTTTTTTATACTTTTCTGATAAAATAAAGACAAATCATAACAATGTTACCTTTTTTTATAACAATGTGTTATCTTATTTAACATACAGAGGATTTACACAAAGACCTGTTCTTTCATTTACAAAACCAGAACTATTAGAATCAAAATTATTTAAATGTTGAATGAAATCAAATGCTATGTAAATAATATGAATTAACAAATAACATTCATATTATTGAGTACGTTCTAATATAACTATATATTGATGTTTATCACCACAACATTCTGATAAATTAACTTGTGCATGAGGTATAAAACCATTATATGAGGCGATTTTTAAAATATCTTCCATAGAATTCATATAATATTCGGTTTCTTGTTGACGCACGTTCTTGGTCAATTCATCTGTAAATGTTTCTTTAAATACAACCTTTTCATTGTTTCCAAAGTCATATTTACCTCTATATTTAAAATCAATAAAATCAATAACTGTATCAGTAATACGTTTATCTGAATATTGTTGTGGGTTATCTAATAATTTTGGTTTTCCTCCAGGTACAATTGTATCAAAATTTTTTGGATCTACTAAGTGTAATATTAAATATCCACCCGATTTTAACCAGAAAAAGCAGTTTCTGAAAAATTTATTTTTATTTTTAAAGAGATAAATAGTAAGACCATTGCTAATAACATGACTAAACGATTCTTTTTCGTAAGCCATTGAGTTTTGAACAAAACCACATTTTGCGTGCACCTTTGGATATTTTTTCTCTAGATAACCGGTCATTGCTTGTGAATTATCAATAGCATAAACATTATAACCCTTTTCTGTTAATTGACCCGAAATTTCACCTGTACCTGAACCAATGTCTAAGAAAACGCTATTATCAGTAGATGGTTTGGTCATTTCAATTATTTTTTCAATTTGAAATCCACACATTTTTTCTGGTTCCATTAATTTATTGTAAATTTCAGCATAAAATTCATCAAATGTATCAGACCCCCGCTTAAATACATAAGGTTCGTTTTGAGTAAATCCTTCATAATAAGGTGATAAGTCTTGTCGTTTAAACCATAGTATTATAATCATAATTATTGCTAAAAAGAGAAGAGTTGTAAACCAACCATCTTTTGAATGACTGAATATATTCATTATATTTTAATACTTACTATAATATATTAAAATATAAGGTTACCAAGATTAAATACCTAATATGTTAAGTGCATTGACTAAATTGTAGGTAGCGTTTAATATAATGCTAAATAGAAGTGCATGAATAAATAGATTAGCACGTTTATCTACTTTAAATGGAAGTTCAATGAAATTTCCTGGTATAAAAATATAGAAAAGGGTTGCTACATAAATTAAAGATACTAAGCTCATTTATATAGTATATAGATGTTTTAAACCCTTGTAATTTGAAATGGAACATTTCAAATCACAAGGGTCAGATCCCGGTGAGAATTTAAAAGGAACACCAAAGATGTTCCTTTTAAATTTCCAACGGTATAATTAAATATTTTTATTACTCATTGTACGTAGTTGTGTACGTGTATTATTATGGAATCTGTCTTTACCTACTTCAGAATCCTGAACATTTGGATGTAATATTTGACTTAATTCATAACGGTTAAATAATCCAGGATGAGGTTGTTCAGAAGGTGCAGATGGAATATAAACTTTATATAGATCACTATCAGATGATGGTACATAAACAACTTCATCATTACCTTTATGTAAGGCATAATTTTGATTTCTTAAATCACTCTCAACATTTACATTATTGATAAAACCAGAAACAGGTGCTATTTTCTCAACAGGTGGAGTAAATTCTTTATGTAATGAATAGTTATAACTAGGATTAATTGGTACGTTAGCAGGCATACGTGAATCTAACATAGGAAATCGTGAATAACGTGTTAAAACCGGTCGGGGAGTAAAGTTTGGAGCCAATGGATTTTCAGGTTCACTTCTTTCTAAAATACGTTCATTTAATTCATCGGTTCTATCGTGTTGACCTCGATACAAATATTTTGGTAAAGTAGATGGTAATTTATCAGATGTTTTAAACTCCATTAATCTTTATTGTATAGTATATAAAAACAAAAATACATAGAGAGTATACTACATAATATATTGTAAACTACTAAATGGTAAAAATTTGTTGTGAAAAATATCCTGATAATACTGAGTATGAATGTTTTTTTAATCAGTATAATTTTAGTCTAAGCGATTTTCAAAAATATGCGATAGAAGCTATTGTAAAAGGTCAACACGTTCTTGTAACTGCTCATACTGGTTCTGGTAAAACATTACCAGCTGAATTTGCGTTAAATTGGTTTGTAGAAAAAGGAAAGAAACTAATCTATACAAGTCCAATTAAAGCTTTATCAAATCAAAAATATTCAGAATTTTGTAGAAAATATCCACATATTAGTTTTGGCTTAATGACTGGAGATATTAAAATAAATCCAGACGCGGATGTATTAATTATGACGACAGAAATATTGATGAATTATCTTTTTATTCAAACAATTAACGAAGAGCATGTTGATAATAGTCTGGATTTTAATATTGATGTATATAATGAATTGGGATGTGTTGTGTTTGACGAGGTCCATTATATAAATGATGCAGATAGAGGTCAAACATGGGAGAAAACCATATTAATGTTGCCTAAACATATTCAAATGATTATGCTTTCTGCGACAATTGATTCACCTGAAAAGTTTGCTAAATGGGCGGAACGAGATGATAAATCGAAAGAAGTTTATTTGGCCACAACTCATAAACGAGTCGTACCGTTAACACATTATGGTTACTTAACGATAAATGAAAGTGCAGTAAAACTGATCAAAGATAAACAGACTGAAAAAGAAGTAAGATCAAATATTCATCGTTTGATAAAATTACAAGACGATAAAGGTAAGTTTAATGATGATGGTTATGATGTATTGTATAAAATGGGTAAATTGTATAATGAACGTTCAGTTTATGTAAAACGTAAGCATGTGTTAAATAATTTGGCTATGTATTTGCGTGATAACGATATGTTACCAGCAATTGCATTTGTATTTTCTCGTAAATTGGTAGAGATTTGTGCATCAGAAGTAACTGTTTCTCTATTAGAAGACGATAGTAAAGTACCATACACAGTTAGAAAAGAATGCGAACAAATTATTCGAAAATTACCTAATTTTAAAGAGTATTTGGAGCTACCTGAATATGAGACATTGGTTCGATTATTGGAAAAAGGTATTGGTATTCATCATTCAGGTATGATACCTATTTTACGTGAAATTGTTGAGATTATGATTTCAAAAAAAAATATCAAATTGTTGTTTGCGACTGAATCATTTGCGATCGGTTTAGATTGTCCTATTAAAACAGCCGTGTTTACCAATATAGTAAAATTTGATGGTAGGAGTGAACGATTGCTTCTTCCACACGAATATACACAAATGGCTGGAAGAGCAGGTCGCCGTGGTATTGATACTATTGGTCATGTCGTACATTGTAATAATTTGTTTCAATTACCGTCTAAACAAGACTATTCTCAAATTATGCAAGGTAAACCACAAACATTGGTTTCAAAATTCCGTATTTCGTTTAATCTTATTTTAAGTCTCATTAAAAATAATAAAGTAAAAATAGATGATTTTACTGATTTTGTGAAAAATAGTATGGTGTATAATGAAATAGATAATGAGATACAGGGAAATAATCGACTTCTTTATGAAAAAAAAGACGCATTAGAAAAGAAGCGAGAAAAAACATTACATTTAAAAACACTTCCAACTATTTGCAATCGTTTCAATGCTGTTGAAATGTCTATACCAACATCGAAAAATAAAAAGAGAAAACAATTAGAAAAAGAACGGAATCAAATATTGGAGGAAAACCCTACTTGTAAAAGTGATGCGAAAATATTTCAAGAATTAGAGGAGTTAGAATCAATTGTTCGTAACCAAGAAGAAGATGTATTTTATCTTGAAAACTATATTTATGATAATGTATTAGCAGTTTGCGATGTGTTAAAAAACAAAGAGTTTTTGTTAAATAGTGATAATGAATATACATTATCTGAAACTGGACAAATTGCTTGTGATATTGCAGAGGTACAACCGTTGATTTTAACTAATTTGGTTAAATATACAGACTGGTTTGCTGATCAAGATGTAGAAGAAATAGTTGGTATTTTATCTGTTTTTACAGATGTGAATGTAGCAAAAGATATAAAAGAAGTGAATCCAACTAGTATAAATTATAATATTTTACAAAAAGTTGAATATATCACAGAGCAATATGAAGCGTTCAGTGATTTAGAATATACCATGCGTATCAATTCTGGAGTACAATATCATGATAGTCTTTCTTATGATATGCCTGATTTAGTTGTGGGTTGGTGTTCCTGTGAAAATGAAATAGATTGTAAACGATATCTACAAAATAATGTAGCCGATAAAACTATTTCAGCAGGTGATTTTACGAAAGCTTTGTTAAAAATATCTACTATTGTGAGGGAATTAGCAGGTATCGCAGAAAAAATGAATAAAGTAGAATGCCTTCAAAAATTAACACAAGTTGATTCAAAAATATTGAAATACATTACGACTTCACAAAGCCTCTATATTTAGACAAAATTGAATTTAGGAATATTTTAAATATACTATTAAAAATATTACAATGAGCATAAAGATTTTTTCAAAGTTACCATTTGAATTGATTGATATAATCGCGGATTTTCATGATTATAGAAAGTATTATTTTAAGAGCCATCAAGAAATGTTTAGGGCGGTTTTAGGCGATATACATTCAATGTCTGAAATTATGCCGAGGATTGCTCCAAGATTAGCATATGAGTGTTGGGGAAAAGGTGCATATCGGTTAGAATTTTTAGTAAATAATTGGGATGAATATATGGAAGATATTGAAGAAGATAATTACGGAATGGTTGGTCTTTATGATAATTTTGATTTTGATAATGATTTATAGAAAATTGATTTAGTAAATAATAATGAAACTAGTTATAATTAATTATTATTGAATAATGATGAATTTAGACGATTCTCCTTATAGTCCCTATGATTTACATAGATTAGAGATGTATGATGAAATTTATGATCATGAATCATTATACAGGGATCTAGACGAACCTGACGATTATTATAGAAATAATCATTACTATATAGGGTTGTCTTTTCATGATAAAGATTATGATAATATTTTGTTAGCATCAACCATTCAAAATACAACATTCTTTAAATATAATCTAGACGATGTTGTGGATTATTTAAATAATTATAGTGTTCTTTATCAAGAATTTGTTATTCAACCACAAATATTGCATTTAACGATTGATGAGAATACAATGTACAATGTTACGGTTAAAACATTTTGGATAAAAATAATTCAAAGAAATTGGAAACGCGTTGTTAAACAACGTAAAGATATTATCGAGAAATCAAAAGGATTACTAAAGTATTTAAACAATCGCGAATTAGGCATTAAACAAACTTCTTTACCGTGCCTTCGTGGTATGCTGAATCATTTAAAAGCATAATAAAATGATGTAAATTGTTATTAAAATCATCACGTATATCTAAAATATCTTTGTATTTTTCATTGTTTAAATAAATACCAAAATCATTCAATAGTTCAGTAAATCCAAACAGTGTAGATTTAATATCTGTTTTATGGTTGTATTTTATTTTTTTCATATCATTTTCAATAGTAGAAATCTTTTTTTCATTAATATTAAAAAATTGTTCAGTAAACATGTTAGCATTTTGTTGTATCTTTTTAAATATATCTGTAAAAATATCATCTGTAAAACGATTTCGTTGTATAATTGTTTCAATTAAAGACACCATATTTGTGACGTTTTTTACAATATATCTTGATTTTACTTGTCTATTACGTGCTGTTTTGCGTTTATTTGTTTTTAATGTTTTTTTTTCACTCATTCTTCTATATATATACAATAGATATCATGAATTATAATTTTTGTAAATCTTAAAATGATAAATAATACTATATCCAATGAGTGACGAAGGATTCGATTTTGATTTTTCAACCTCAAAAACAGTGTTTCCTTTTTTAAAAAAGGGATCTGGTAAAAAAATGTCGAATGCAGAAGAAGAAAAAGCTAAATTTGATTATTTGAAAAAAGGAGAAGGTAAATTAGCTTCTCATTATCACGGAGAAACAGAATTCTCAAAAAAACGTTCAGAACAAGTAGTTAGTGAACAATTTGATCGTGAAATTCAACATTATCAAAAAATAGAAGATTACATGAATAAAATTAAAAAAAAATAAATAATAGAAAATTGAATGAAAAATCGATTTTATAGTATAGTATAAACTCGATCCATTATGCATAATCCAGAATTCACATTAACACGATATCTGTATATTAGAGAAGACGTATTATCGTCTATTATAGTAAGCGTATTTGAAAAAAAATATGACGAAGCCTTGTTTTGGGTAAGTGAATTATATTATTCAAACATGGAAAAAGAAACAATAGATTTTATTTACAGCATATATCGTAACTTTTATTATTCAAATAATCCAAAACTCGATAAACTAATGCTTACAGGATTAGAAAGATACGATAAAGGTGTGCATATAGCAGCTACAATGATTTTAAATTTGATAGCAAAGCCAAGAAAGTATACATTGCAACACTTTATTAGTAATGAATTAGATCCAGATGCATTTGAAGGAGCTAGAGAAAAAGAAACAAATTTATGGTTATTTTCAGACCAGATAGAATCTCAAAAGTATTCTACTGAAAATCTTGAAAAAGACAAACCTAAACTATATAAGTTATTACGAAGTGTATGTAAATATAAAAGCAATAAAGATTGGATCCATGTATTTGGTTGTATTTATAAAGATATGGATTCAAAAGAAATTTTATTAAAACAAAGAGACAATTGGTTATATTACGCATCATTTACACCACTTTGGGAGAAACGTATTATGCAACACAATGGTGAAATTGATTATGATAAAAAAGAGGTGAAATTTAAAGACGACGACGATTTTGAAAACTTTTATGAACTATACGGATATGATGTAGATGAACAACCGTTCGAAGTGTTTGATAAGATATCACATACATCAATATTAGCAAAAAATAATATTAATGACTTTTATAAAAAATACGAATTAAATAAAAAGATTATAAAAGTAAAAAAATTAAAACGAGTAAATAAAGTATGTTGTAAGAGCAAATAATACACCTCCCCAAATAGCATCAGAAATAGCTAATCGTATGTCCCATTTTTTAAATAATGCTAAGTTTGTAGCATCAAATACACCATAAATAATAAAACCTAATAAAAAGGCTTCTAGAATAGGACGATGTGTACGTAAAATAAAATAATTTAATGCTACTATTAATAAAATATAACATATAATAGCAGGAATTATTTTTACTTTCATAACAACACGTTGTATTGATACAATTTGAGTGGCGTATTGTTCTTTAACAAGATTTAAATAGATAAAATCTAAAGCCAATAAAATAGCAGATGAAAATAAAACGCGGTTTAATTTATTCATTATATAGTAACCAGAGATAATTAAATACTTGATACAGTATAGGTAATATTTTCTTTTTCAGGCAATTGTTTTACCTCTGTTAAATTAGAAGATATATCAACAATATCGACCTCTTTTTCTTCTTGGACTTGTTCTGTTTCAACACTGGGTTCTAGATCATCGATCTTTGTAGTGGTGATATTTTCTTCTTCAATAGGTACTTCATTTTTAACCTCTATAGGAATCTCCTCATTTAATCTTTTTGGTGGTTTCTGTTTGATATTTTGTTGTTGTAGAAAATAAAGAGATAGGTCCCATATATTTGAAATAGTATTAATTACCGTACTATAAGTAAAACTACATATATATGTAGCAGGATCATCTAAATAAGTAATGGAATACCACCAATAAGATGGTATGTACAATAGATAACCTTGTTTTACATCAAATTCTATAAAATTTGTCTTTTCAAGATCATTTCTAAAGATAGGATCGGGAGAATTTGGATGAACCGGTGATCTAAATTCATAGTTTTCATAATCCTTAAAAGGGTGCAAATATTTGTTACTTTTCCAAGGAGTCATTTTAACACGTATTTTTCCGGTTGTAACACATAAAAATTGTCTACTATCTGTATGATATCTAAATGGTAATGAAGTTCCACAAGATCCAAACCATAAATCGTATTGACTACTTAATGCAAAAGAAGGTTTTAAAATAGAATCACCTATTTTAAGTTTTTTGATTAAACCAGATTCTTCTAGAAAATCAGCATTGTTTTCTGAAAAAAGATGATTTTTCTTATCGGATTCTAAAAACTTGATAGTAGTATGAAAAGGTAATAAAATAGAGTCTACACTTTCAGGTTCTTCAGTAAAATAATCATTTACGTCTTTTATATTAACATCATGGCTACTAAAGCGTGCTATATTTTCTGGAACAATATCGTAAAATAAATTAGGAATAACATTCGTCATATTCATTAAAACGGGTTGTTTTAATTCACAAACATCATCAAGATGACGTGTTGAAGAAAAATCAGATTCATAAATCTCTAATTCATCACTTTTTTTAAATTGATTTGCGATGTGAATATAAAGAAACAAAATAACAATAAAAATGCATAATGTAATTAGTGAATTCATAATATACAATGTTTTGATGGTTTTTTGTAGTGTACTAAACGCAATTTAATCATCATTAATTTTTGGTGCTAAATAAAACATGGCTTTCGCATTTTCGTGATCAAGGGTATAAATTAGCTTAATAGGATACTCGCTCTTCATATTTACTTCAATCTCTTTTGAAATTTTACTATAAAGACAAATATTTTTAAGATGTGTTAGACTAAAACTCATATCAAGTGTTTCTCCCTCTTCAATTGCGAAAGAATTTAAATCATCAATAGGTATGTTAACAAACATCTTTCCAGTATCAATGCTTTCGGCATTCATTTCAACCTTTTCTTCAGAACAAGTAATGTTTAAAGAGTCACCAAACATATTCATTTGATCAATTAGAGTTGAAAATACTGTGGAAGGAAAGGATATTTCAGCTTGATATTCCATTTCAGGAATCCCCATAATTTCACTGTCTATATCTACAAGTGGAATTACATAATTTCGGTCGTATACATCTGTATTTTCAGACAAAAGATTTATTTCGAGTTTATCATTATTGTCTTCTTCTAAAACAAGTCTTAATGTATGACTTTTCTCACGTGTATGTAATACTTTAAATAGAATATTTGTGTTTATACCAATCATTGTATCTGTTTCGACTTTATATGTATCAAACCATTCACTAGGTAATTTGATTTCAAATATAGATATATGCGAGTGATCCATTGCTTGGATAAATACTTCATCTGTATTAAAATGAATATTCATATTCTCGGTGAAAAGTTTCATATGCTGAAACAATGTTGCGAAAATTTCAGCACGAGTAGGATTTTGAATAATGATCTCCATAATGTTAATTTTTCTTTTTAATACTTTATATTATTACTCTTGTAATTCAATTTTATTTAATAAATTCTATTTTATCACGTGATTCCTTAGAAATAAAGGCTGAAAACATATTAATAAGTACTTCCATTACCGTTGGACGATTATATATTTGAATTTTTTGTATATTATTACTATGTCCTTCATTGTTTAGATATAAACTACAGAATTTTTTTATAAGATCGCTATATCTTTGTGCTGCAGTAATTGTAAATGATTTTAAGTCGACGCGTATATTAAAATGTCCATATGTAGCTACAATGATTTTATTTAAATTTAAAATATGATCACTAACCGCATCATATGTTTCTGGACAAAGAAAATTTTTCAAAATAGGATAATCAATATATATAAATTCACTGTTGGGTACAATATAAATACTATTTGCTAACAGTTGTTCAATAGGTATTTTTTTAGCAATAGAAGTTGCACAATCTAATTTTTGTTTGCTTTTAAAAAAATTGCTTTTCTTATTATCGGAATAAAATTGGTTTTTGTAGGATTCAAGCTGTTCTTGGAGATTCATGTAGTATATTAATATAAATGAAATTATATTAACATATTAAATTTAAAGATCTACAGATAACGATTTCTTTTCTTTTTTCTTTCTACGGGATTTTTTTCCTTGGGTTGGTTCTTCTACATTTTCGGTTTCCATGGCTGCATCTTCTACAGTTTCGGTTTCCACAGCTTCTTCTTCTATATTTTCGGCTTCCATTGCTACCTCTTCTACATTTTCAGCTTCCATTGCTGCCTCTTCTACATTTTCAGCTTCCACAGCTGCCTCTTCTACATTTTCGGTTTCCATTGCTGCCTCTTCTACATTTTCAGCTTCCACAGCTGCCTCTTCTACATTTTCAGCTTCTACGGTTTGAGAATTTTCTACTAATTCCATTAAAATATTTTCATTGTTATCAATTACTTCTAAATCTTCTTCATTTAATTTTTCATCAGCTTCAATATGAATACTATTTTCTGATTCTTGGTAAAATTGTTCACGTTCTTCATAAAGAGTTTTGTTTACTTCAAGTGTATATGATTGTAATTTCATAACGATTTCTTTTAAATTTGTTATCTCATTAGCTAACATTGTAGTACGATAGTCAAATTCTTTTGATTGTTCGGTTAATGTAATCTTAAGATCTTCTCTTAATTTATCAATTAATTGCTGTGTTTGTTCCACATTTAATTCATTATTTATAGAAACATTTTGTTGTGAAGCTTCCATAGGTACTTTATTTTCAATAATAGCTTTTTCAAGTGTTAATAATCTTTTATCAAAAACAGTAATTACTTGCTGTAACGACATGGGTTTTTTAAAATCAGTTGCAGTAGCTTCATTTTGTTGAGGAGTATTTGATAAATTGGTTGAATTTAGCTGACGTATTGTTTCATTTTGCAAATTTTCTGTACTACGATTTACACGACGTTGTACTGAATCTAAAGTGCTAGGATTTGTATTTGATCTAAATAACGGGGTAGATACAACATTACCAGCACGTCTTCTTTTAGCAGCAGTTGTGGCGGATTGACTCATTAAACTAATATAATATTGATTACGAAAAGCAATATTATGATTTTACGCATATTATGCAATCATTTTCATCTTTATTGTTTCATGATGCTTATATTCTTCTATCCATTCAATATCGTCTAAAGTATATCTTTCGATTTCATCATATGTATTTTTAATAACTATTTTTGGGAAAGCATATGGTGTTTGCGTGATCTGTGTTTTGAGTGGTTCAATATGATCTTCATATATATGAGCATTTCCTAAAAAGTAAACAAATTCATCGGCGATTAAACCACAATGTTTGGCGATAATATGCGTTAAAAATGAATAAGATGCTATATTAAATGGTACACCTAGACCAACATCACCACTCCTTTGATATAATGCACACGATAAATATTTTCCTTCGCGTACATTAAACTGCGCCAAAATATGACATGGTGGCAAAGCCATTTCATCTAATTGAACAGGATTCCAAGCAGACATAACTAATCGACGTGATGTGCGTTTTTCGGGATCTTTTAGATCATTTATAATATTTTGTAATTGGTCAACACCTTTACCTGTATAATCTGTTTCACAAGTTTCATATGGAGCATTAAAATGACGCCATTGATGTCCATAAACTGGACCTAGGTCGCCTTCACGATTGTTTGTTAATCCACGACTGTCTAAAAATTCACGAGATGAGTTATCATTCCAAATATATACCTTTTTCTCGCGTAATTCGTCATTACTAGTAGATCCTTTTACAAACCACATTAATTCCTTGAAGCAAGTTTTCCAAGCAACTTTTTTAGTGGTTAATAGAGGAACTGTACCATTTTGCAATGAAAAACGCATTGAATTACCAAAAACAGAAAGGACTTTCCCATTTCTTGATTGTTCCTCTGAACCTTTTTCAAGAATACGCTTTATTAAATCAGTATACTGATTTTCTTCGTGGTTTTGTGAATAATCGCAATAGAGTGATTCCATAATATAATTATTCTTGGACAATTGTTTAATTACTTTATAATAATTGTTTTATATAGAAATTATATATGAAGAATAATTTGAAATATATCATTTTATGTTTATTGTTAATTATATTAATTACTTTATTATTAAATAGAAATAATTTAGAATTATTTACTGAAAGTTCAAGAGATGATCTTCCACCCTTTCCAATAGATGTTGTATATACGTGGGCAGGTGAATATAACAATACAACTAATGCAAGACTATCAAATAACAATGAACTAAAATATAGTATACGTTCTGTTATTAAGTATGCACCTTGGGTAAATAAAATATTTATATTAATGAATCCGCCAAAAAAAATACCATCATGGTTTAACGAATCGTATAAAAATAAAATAATACTAGTAGATCATAATGATACATTTAAAAGACAACATATGCCGTGTACTAATTCAAATTCAATAGAAACTACTATAATAAATATACCAGGTTTATCAGAACATTTTATCTACTTTAATGATGATGTCTTTTTAGGTAATAATGTCTCGTATTTAAATTTTTTCAATAAAGACGGAAGTAAAATTATTGTAGATGATAAACGTATAGAAAATTGCAAATCTATGATTATAGAAAATACAATCAGTAAAGTTGATTTTAAATTACCTGAATATTGTGGAGTATCACAACATATACCATTTGCTAACAAAAAAAGTATTATACGAAAATACCAAGAAACATATAGTGATTATGTTGAATGGGTTAGAAACATAAGATCGAGGAAAGGTACAGGAAGAACAGCATGTAATAGTAACAATTTACATAAGTGGTGTCAACAACAACACGGTCCAATTGGTAAATTCGCATATGAAAATGGAGACGCTATTATCAAATCATTTGATAAAAAAGACATTGTTTACATAGCAAAAGAATATGATCCAGAATTAGAACGATTAGATGAAATAAAACAAAACCGACCATTATTTTTTTGTGTAAATGATGTGAAAATAAACGACGACAATGAAAGAAAGAAGTTTTATGATAAATTTAATCATTTTATGGAAGAATATTTTAATGAACATCCAGTTTTTGAAGTATAATTCTTTATAAAGTAAAAAATATATCTATCCACTATATACAGATATAATGGATATTCTTCAAGAAGCTCGTGATATTAATAAAAAATCTTTCGTATCTCATGTTTTTTCAACTACAGAAGAAGGAAAAGCTGAAATATTAAACATAGTACAATATGCTACTTTAGGCGTATTACCCATCGTTTTATTGAATAAATTAGTCCAACGATTTATTCCTGAAGCAGATAGTGATAAATCCACTTTGGAACTTTTAGTCGAAATTTTCCTACAAATAATCATAATGTTTTGTGGAATGGTATTAATTCATAGAACCATTAGTTATTTCCCAACATATAGTGGTTTTAAGTATGAAAACTTGACTTTAACAAATGTAGTTTTAGCCTTTTTAGTCATTGTTTTAAGTATTCAAACAAAATTAGGTATTAAGGTAAATATTTTGACCGATCGTGCATTAGAAATGTGGAATGGTCCAAGTGAACAAGAACCAGTTAAAAAGAGAGGTTCAATGCATTCAACTAGTCAATCAGATTATTTTGATAATATTGGTGAAACTATTGGTATGCCTCCACCACCTGTAGTTACTACAAAATCTAGTCCAGCACCTCCAAAACAAGAAGAATCGTTTGATTTCGGTGGACCTCAAGCAGCAAATGGAGTATTAGGAGGATCTTTTGGTTCCTTTTTCTAATTTAACAACGGTATAAATAGATAATTAAAATATCTGTTATTAGTAAATAACCATGTTTACTAATAACATTAGAAAAGAAAAAAAAAAGTCGTTTGAGAAAGAAACTGATATTTTAAAAAAAGAATTACAATCTTTGAAACGTTTAAAAAAACAGAACAATAATGCGATATTTTATAACACTGAATTTATAGGTTCATTAAAACCAAAACAGACGCCTCGAAGCTTTTCATTAATAAAATCAATACCCGTTGTAAATATTAGTGAAGAATATTTAAAAAAACAATATCAAGGAGATAATAGACAAAGTATATTGTTAACAAATAGGACGCAAAACTATGATATAGAAAATAATTTTTGCTTGACATTTAAAAAATCAGAGCATAAAAATATTAGTTTTAAAGAAAAAACATCATTAGACCTATTTAATGATAATGAAAAACTATTAATTTATAGTGACAGTGATAGTGATAGTGATAGTGATAGTGATGACGAAAATAATAAAGATATAAATAATAATTATGAGCTTGATTTAAAAGAATTTGAGAATGAAGATAATATTCTGATAAAAACAAAATATAAAAAAGAAATTTATGTAAAAAATACAACAAGTAATACTAATACAAAGAGACAAAAATTAAATATGGATATATTAAAACAATATTTAAGAAATGGTAATGAAATTAAATATTATGAATATAATTACGATATACAAGAAGAGGAAAATAATGTAATTCCATTAGTATGTTATACTACTTGGCATACTAAAAATTTACCCCCTTTAATGAAAAAAAATTATGCAGAATTATCTGATAATAATCAGGAAATAAAATTTTTATTATTTGATGAAAATGAATGTAAAATATTTATAAAAAATAATTTTTCAAATGAAGTGTATAATGCATATAATACATTGTCACCCTCTTCATATAAAGCCGATCTTTGGAGATATTGTGTTTTGTTTATAAATGGTGGTATTTATTTAGATATTAAATACAATACAGTGAATAATTTTCATTTGAAAAATTTATGTTTACAAGAACATTATACATTTGATCATATGGGAAAGAATAAAAATTCATTTTGGGAAGAAGATGAATTCGGTATATATACATCTTTAATTGTGAGTAAACCAAAAAATAATATATTAAAAATATGCATTGATAAAATTGTTGAAAATGTAGAACTTTATTACTATGGTAAAAATGCATTATATCCAACAGGACCAGGTATTTTGGGAAAAGTATTTAAAAATGAAAAATATTCTGAGAATATGGAATTTATTAAAGAAGCGGATATTTTTCATCATGAAGAATCGAATGCTATCGTTTATAAAAATACTGTTATTTTAGATGTATATAATTCTTATCGTGAAGAACAAAAAGAATATCAAAGTAACCTTCATTATAGTGAATTATGGAAACAGCGTAATATTTATAATATGGAATATTCTGTTTTACAAAAAAAAATATCAAAAATAAAAGAAGATCATTTACCAAATGTTGTTTGTATTGTTCACATAGGAAGTTATTATATATTTTTAAAAATAAAGGATTATATAGATAATCTTATTCGTGCGAAATATGATCAATATAATCTTGATATTTATATTAATATCATTAATACATTAAAAAGAGAACATATTATACAAATAAAAGAAATGTATTCAGAAGAAAATATTATTATTTCTCAAAATTATGGTTTTGATATAGGAAGTTTTTTTCATACATTGCAACTAATTAAAAGTTATAACGAACATTATGATTATATTGTGAAATTACATACAAAAACAAATAATACTTTACGAAATGAATTAATAAATCCAATATTAGGTGATATTCAAACTATAAGAAAAATTGTAGAAAAATTTCAAGAAGATAGTAAAATTGGTATTATAGCAGCAAAAAAAAGCAGATGTATTGACGCTCAAGCAGATTTTTTACGAAATAAAATGTATCTACAACAATTTCTTTTTTGGTTTTTCAATGAAAAAACAAATGTTATAAAGCAGGTATATTCTACAGGAACTATATTTTGGGGAAGATTTAATGTTTTTAAAAAAGTTTTTTTTAAATATGATATTGCAAATATATTTAATTCATTCAATAATACAAATACATTTGATTTTAACTGGTATTATTTTGCAAATAAAAAATACTTACAAAATATAAGTCATGATCCAGAAAAATTATATGTACACTTTTACGAAAATAAAGAAAAATACAACCTTTCTGGAAATATATTTCATTGTTTAAAATATAATACAAATAGCGAACCAATAAGAGATGGTATGATTGAACACGCATATGAACGTTTTTTTGGGTATTTAAATCATCGATTAGGTTTCAAGTTTAAATTTATGGATTAAAAATTTTCAATTGAATTTACCATCTCCATTTGTTTTAATGATTTTTCAATGGCTTTCTTTTTATCTAATCCATTAAAAAGGTATTCTGTTTTTGGTGTTTGCTCATTACGTTTTATTTGTTTATAAATAGTATTTATTTGAGTTGTTACAGTTTTAATGATTTCTTTATCGGGAATTATAGGAATTGAAAAGTTAACTGATTCAGTTAGTAATTCAATTGCATAATATAAAATGTATCTGCGTTTCTTTGGAGTGGCTTCAGTATACTTTATAGTAAACAAGGTTAATAATGCATTCATAATTTTACTAATATTTTTATTATTTTTCTTATTACAAATATCAAATATAATGTCCCAAATTAACCATATGATATTTGTACGCAATTTATTTTCTACTCGATAATTTCTTGCTTCGCAAAATATTTTTGTTTTTCTTTTTTTACATATAGTCTCAAATTCTAAACACCATTCTAACCAGTAACACGCATTTGCCATGTTTGCATTATTATCTGAAATAGAATAAGCAAATTCATTTAATGCTATAAATAATTCTCTAGGGTCCTTTTTTTTAAAAATATTTTCTATATAACCTATTTCATCTGCTTTTAGTTTTGAAGCCATTTGTGTTGAATCAAAATCACTCGCTGATTTTATTTTAATTTGTTCAAAACTAGGTTTCTTTGGAGAGAGTGCTAATACACATATTATTTCCGCAAATAATTTTCGAACACTTTGATTATTTCTAGCATCTAATTCTGATATAAATGTTCCTTGATTCATAATGTTTTTAAAGACATTATATCTCATTTCAATATAGATAACAATATTCGGATTACCTAGATGAATATGTTTTGAAACGTAATATAAAATAATTTCCCATAATTCTGTAAAATGGCCTGCACATATTAGTTCACCTGACCAATAACAAGCAGGTTCTACAGACTCCCCTGTTAAACATTCTATTAATTTTGATTTTACATCTGTTTTTTTATAATTAGAAAATGTAACAGCTCTGAAGTCAGGAATTTGTCGTATATCGTTTATTTCATATAACTCATCATATGTAGGATTTTTTTCTATATTTTGTCCGGTTGGTATAGGTGGATCTATTATATCTGGATGATATTGTAATGGTTTTTCTTTTTCATTATTCATCTTTAAATATATATAATAATAATATAAATATAAGTTTATATTGTTATATAGAAAATGGATATATATGGTAAAATATTATTTAATACATTTGATGTTAAAATAAAAGATTCTGAATATATTATAAATTCTAAAAATCGATGGATTGATGTATATAATAATGAATATTATCGAGATTTAATATATAAAGACTCTATTACAACACAATATATTTTTACATTACTGGAACCAAAGTATAAAAAAACAAAAGTTTCATTTTGGTATGAAACTGCAAATAACATGTTTTTCTCTCAGGAAACAAGAGATAGATTATGGAATATATTTACGAAATCACAAAAACAATATTATGTTTTAAGTAAATTTGTGAATATTTGTAAATATAAGTATATGAAACTAAAGGTAGACTGTGATTTAAATCTAAATAAAATTGTTTTTCCCTCCACTAATGTCTTAAAAATTTATCAAGATGGTGCTTTATATTATTTCGCTATTAACGATATTATTAATATATGTAACTCTGCGTTAACATTTTCCTATCATTTTTTTTCGGAAGCCTATGTACCAAAAAATCCTTACACAAATAACAATTTTACTTATCCTATTTTATTAAAAATTTATTACTCGGTTCGTTTTTCGTCTTTTAAAATGCCTTTATTGTTGGAAATGTTTTACAGGTCTAATTTTAATATTAAGCAATTTAAAAAAACAAATGACTATTTTATACGAGAAGAATGTATCAAAAGTTTTATGAAAAATGCTGATCAAGACGAGCAGATTGAATATATCGAAGAAATGTTAGATACAAAAGAAAATAAACGTATGTTTTCTTTTGATGAAGATTTTCCAAAAGATGTATTATTAAAAGCGTTTCGTCCATATTTATTTGTTTATTTAATTTCAAAATATTCTTTACGTTCATCACGTAAAATGTTTGAGTATAAAAGTATTTTAAAAACTTCATTAAGAGCATTTAAAAAAGAAAATATACCATTTGGTAGAAAAATTATAAAAATGCATAAGACATGGTCACATCGACTAAATAAGTTTATATTACATAAAAAAGAGATTATCGTTACAGATTTTAAAGAAAGTTCAATAAAATTACCAACTTTTCGCCAATTAATAAGTGATATAGTGTTTAAAGAAGATTCTGATAGTGATAGTGAAAGTAGTGATAGCGATGATGAAACCGTAGAAAATAGAATAGTATCAACATTTTTTTCAGGAGTTTCTTCACAAATATTAGAAACACCAAGAACACCTTCAATCAGTTCTTCAGACGATACGATTACAGAACAATTTCTTCATAGGTCTTCTTTATATGCAGGGGGGTCAATCGGTGATATAGCTTCTTCTACAAGTGATAGCGATGATGACGGTGTGGAAATAATTATAAATAATTCGTCATTTCCAATGGATATAGAAGATCTAAATGACGAATTAAATGATACAGATAGTGTATCATAAAAAATATGCAATTATAAATATTCTTTTTTAATATTTATAATAAATAATTATTCTACAACAATACGTGGTACAACATTAATCGTTTGAAGTTCTTGTTGCATTAGTTTATAAGCATATGGAATATTTACAAGAGCAAAATCAGTAGTATTATCACACGTGTTACAACTATGTACTGTAAAATTATCTTGTGTAAATGCACGTTTTTTACCATCATTATATGATGCGATCATACCACATTTTTTACATATGTGAACACTATATTTGTCAGATACATCAAACAATCGTTCTTTACAAAATCTTGAAATACCGTGAGATAACATGACGTCTCTTTCCATTTCTCCAATTCTGAAACCACCATCACGACTTCTTCCTTCAGCAGGCTGTCTAGTAAGATTCACCATTGGTCCAATAGAACGACTATGCTGTTTATCATTAACCATATGTTTCAATCTTTGGTAAAACACTGGTCCAATAAATATATCTGTTTCCATTTGTGTTCCTGTAAGTCCATCATATAAAACTTCATTACCATAACTTTCGTATCCAAGTTTTTGTAATTCACTTGCAATTGTTTTAATATCAAGATTTCCAAAGCTTGTACCATCGCCAAATAGTCCTAATTCTAATAATACCTTACCAAGAAGTGTTTCTTTTAATTGCCCAATGGTCATTCTAGAAGGAATAGCATGAGGATTGATAATAATATCTGGTCGCATACCATCTTTTGTAAAAGGCATATCACATTCAGGAATGATATTACCAACTGTACCTTTTTGTCCATGTCTTGAAGATACTTTATCTCCCAATACAGGTTTTCTAAGTGTTCTGATACGCACCTTTGCAAAATTATAACCATCTCCATTACGACCAGTATAGTTTTTATCAATGTATGTTTCTTCGGTTGTTCTGAAACTTTTACTTTGATCTTCATATTTAATTGTTTTTGTAGGATCATTACGATTTTCTTTAATAGGAACAATCTTAGCAATGATAACATCACGATTTTCAACTAGTGTATTTTCCGGTATAAAACCTTGCGCATTTAGTTTTTCATAATTACCAAACTTAACACCTTTTGTTTTGGCTGGATTAGGTTTACATCTTATAATTTCATCACGAATAATATTTTTATCTTCATCTTTTTCGGTATGATAAATAGTTGCAGTAAACAAACCACGGTCAATCGAACCTTTATTCACTAAGACAGAATCTTCTTGATTATAACCAGTATGAGACATAATAGCAACATGGATTTGTGTTCCAGACGGTATCTTATTTAATTTAATCATATTCATTAGTCGTGTATCTACAAGAGGTCTAGATGGATAAGTTAAAACATAAGATGTTTTGTCCATACGTCTATCAAAATTTGTAGCATAAACTCCCATAGCTTGTTTACCCATAGCACATTGATATGTGTTTCTAGGAGCTTGATTGTGATCAGGGAAAGGAATACAAGAAGCTACAACACCAAATATCAAACTAGAATGAATTTCGCAATGAGAATATTGTATGTTTTGATCTTTTTGTAGGTATTCATCTTCTTTTGTTTTCATAGCAATAGTAGTATAGTTTTGCTCTTCTGGATCTATATATTCAATTACAGAATTGTCTAGTTTACATTCAGTCAGTAAATCGTTCCACGTAAGATCGTCTTTGATCAAACGATCGATAATATCACTTGTAATCAATGCCTTGTTATTTTTTACTCGTAATACAGGGCGAGTTAATCTACCTCCATCGTTGCAGATGCGAATTTCAAGAGATTTAAAATCAAGTACTATCGAAGTATAAATATTAATTATTCCTTTGCATTTTTTATCATGTATATCGTTGTAAAATTCAATAGGATTATCTACAATTCCAATCCAACAACCATTAACAATAATTTTTGTTTTTCCATACAATTCATTTGCCTTAACTTTGTCTAATTCCACAATATTTGGAGTAATATATTCATATATTGTATTACTTGGTGTAGGAATTGTAATATGAGCCATATAACTAATATTTTTAACAACACCAATCGATTGACCTTCTGGAGTCTCGGCTGGACATAGAAATCCCCATGTTGTGTTATGTAGTTTTCTAGGTGCTATTAATTCACCGCTTTTTTCTAAGGGAGTATTGATACGTCTCAAATGACTAAGACTTGATGCATAAGTAAGTCTATTAAGAACTTGTGCAACACCAACTTTACTAGTATTTGCTTGTTTAATACTAAAATCACCAGTAGATAAAGCGCGTGCGATACCGTTTTCAATAGTCATTGATTTCATAATTTTGTAAATATTCGTCATATTGATAATATTTTCATAATCTTCAGAAGATCTCCATGAACCATTATTAATTTCACGCATAATCTGTTTTTGCATTTCTTTTACTAGTTTATTGAAATAATTTCTGAAAAGATTATTTAACAATGTACCAGTGAGTTCAATACGTTTATTTATATATGAATCACGATCACAAGGAGAGATCCAACCAAGACTGGTTTGTAGCAATTTTTTCGCCATATATCCAAGCATATAAAGTTTTTGTATTTTTGTTCTGCAGTGTGGAAATAAATCATTCGTTAACACTTCATTTGCGAACTCACGTTTTTTCTGAGCACCTTTTTCACGATCCATATTAATAGGTGTATATGCTACATAATTAGTGATATACTTTAATGCATCTTCTTGATTCATATGTTTATTCGCATCAATAATAGATGCTTTAAGACAATCAGTAAGCTCTTTATCTTTTTCGCTATCAATATTTAGTACTATATATTCGCATATCTCTTTATCACTAAGAACACCTAATGCACGAAACAATATAAATAATTCGATTGGTTGTTTAATTCTAGGAATTTGAATAAATATACCGTGTCCAAAACCATTATTTTTTGACGCAATCATCATTTCTATTTGCTTAGGTGAAATACATTTATAATCAGGTACAGATTTAATTTCAGCATACCAACTCCATTTTGTTGTATTTTTACCATCAAAACACGATACTTTATTTTCTGCAGCACGTTCTTGTCCCAAAACAGTTTTTTCCGAGCCTTTTACGATAAAATAACCACCACAATCCATCTCACATTCACCACTTAGTGAAGGATGAATATGACTATTTTGGCTTAAAATACAAATAGATGATTTTAACATGATAGGCATTTTACCTATATTAATTTTAGGCAATACTTTTGTAATTATTCTTGGATTATCCATAGTCTCAGAGTTTCTAATTGTATATTTAATATGCAAATCGATAGCCATGGTTGATGCGTATGTAAAATTACGTATTTTTGCTTCATCTGGAAGCATTAATTTAGTAGCACCATTATTTTCATGTATTTGTGGTGGATATAATTTAAAATTGCTGAATGAAATATCGATTTCTAGTAAATATTGGTCTTTTTCTGCAATATAATCATTTTCCGAACGGATTGATACACTATTAAACATCTGAATAGTTTTGTAAATTTGGTACTCAATAAAATGGTTGTATGATTCTATTTGATGTCTTACAAGTCTTTGTAAATGCTGACCTTTAAAATAGGATTGAATAATTTCAAAAGGTTCTTCAATATAATTATTAAGGTGTGAAAGTACATCATCTACTTTTTTATTACTATTAATTGTTTCCATTTCTTTTAAAATATCAGTCGTAGTAATAGGAGTAGTAACATTAGAAGATTCTTTTTTTTTCTTGATTCGAATTGTTTTACCCGTTTTCGCAACAGTAGTTGCTTTTGAGCGTTGAACACCGGCGTCAAGTTGCATTTTTGTAGACATTGTTTTTTTCACCTGGATATTACCTTATATCTCAAATCAATTTTTTATGTTATTTTAATTTTAATTATTATGTTAAATATAGAGTAAAATAAATTAAAAAGTACTTTATAGTATATTAAAATGAACAATCAAAAGTTTTTAGATATCATTGATTCTTATCAAAAACAAAAGGATGTGCAATACAATGAATATTTCAATTTAATAAAAATGTGTGATTTTCACTATCAACAACAACAATATGGTGCTTCTAGTTTTTGTAATCAATCTTTAACACAGTCTACTAGTTATTATGGATATTCCTTATTTGATCAAACAAAACAACCAAATTTTATTGGTGAACATCTACATACAAATATAAATCACAGTGTGAATAAAGAAGATTCGGAAAGTATACGTCCGTCTTCGCCGGTTATAAAAAAAAATAACGTTATGATAGAATTTGATGTAAATTCATTGAGTGATTTGATTACAATTATAAATAAATATCCTTACGACAGTGAAACTGAATACAATATAGATTTAAAGGCATTAGTTAATATAAAAACAGAGATGATTAAATTAAATTCTATGATTGGGTTAGACGATTTTAAAAAACAAATAGTAAATCAATTACTCTATTTTATTCAAAATTTGCATATTGATAGTGAATCTGATTTTATGCATACAGTATTATCTGGTCCACCTGGAACAGGAAAAACAGAAATAGCAACGATATTAGGGACTATGTATTCTAAGCTAGGAATATTGAAAAAGAACACGTTTAAAGTTGTAAATCGTAGTGATTTAGTAGCAGGATATTTAGGTCAGACTGCTATAAAAACAACTAAAGTAATAGAAGAATCTTTGGGGGGTTGTTTATTTATTGATGAAGCATATTCGTTAGCCAATAATTACGAGGGTGATAGCTTTTCTCGTGAATGCATTGATACGTTATGTGAAGCCTTAAGTAAACACAAAGGCGAATTAATGGTTATTATAGCAGGTTATAAAGATGAGATAGAAAATGTATTTTTTAAAGCAAATAAAGGACTTAAATCCAGGTTTATCTGGAGATTTTATCTAGAAAAATATGATCATCGTGAATTAATCTCTATTTTTAAGAAAAAAATAGAAGAAAATAATTGGAAAATAAATATTGATGATAAACAATTAGATAATTGGTTTAAAGACAAAAGTAAAAACTTTAAACATTTCGGTAGAGATATTGAACAATTATTTTCTTATACAAAAATGAGTCATAGCCGCCGCATTTTTGGAAAAGCAAATGAATTTAGAAAAAAAATATTAATAGAAGATTTGCAGTCCGGATATGATAAATTTGATCAACACAATTTATCAAAAGAAGAACCAAGACTTATAGGATTGTATGTATAATTAATAAATTTTACTTCTTTCGTTATTTTAATTAAAAATGAATAAAACTATTTCAATAAATCCAGAACTTTTTTCATTTTCTACAAAAAAAACCTCTAAAAAACGAAAAAAAGAAAAAAATGAAGAAATTAAAGTAAAACCACAAAAAGATAAAACAAAACGTATGAGAAAACAACATATTTTAAGATTTTTAAGACAAAAACAAGAAGAAAATTATAAAAAATTAATGGATTCGGAAAAACCAACACAAGAAAAACAAATAGATAATACGTTTAACAATGATTTTGATGAATCTTTAAAATTTTTGAAAGAAGTTACTGAAACAACAAATGATAAACATAATTTTACTAGTAAATCTCGTAGTTTAGAAAATAAACCATTTGTATCATCTACATTATCACCTATTGAAATAAATACAGACAATATAGAGAACAATAGTTTTAGTATTTCAAAACCGGTATTATCTAATGCATCTGCCCCTGTATGGGGATGTTTAAAGAATGGAAGTCTACCTACTTTTCGCGACTGGAAAAAATCAACACAAAAGAATTATTTAGGAATAACTCCCGATAAACAAGAGATAACTGCTATGATGAAAGCTCAAAAAACAAAACAATCGGAACCTAAATTAAAATATATAAAACAACGAAAAACAGTAAAACGTACCTACAAAGTCGGTAAATCTCCAAATATTTCAAAAGTTGCTGTTTTAATATCAAATAAAACAATTCGTAATAATATCATGAACAAAACGCAAGATATTAAAATGAAATCGATAGAAGAGATGAAACGATACCTTATTAAACAAGGTTTTATACGTGTAGGAACAAGTGCACCAAATGATGTTATTAGAAAAATGTATGAAACAGCTAACCTTGTTTGTGGAGAAATTCAGAATCATAATGCAGATAATTTATTATTTAACTATATGAATGATATCGAATAATTTCTATTAATAACATATAAATGATTTCTTTAGATACTAGTAATAAAGGATTAATAGGAATTTTTTTTTTATACTTGGTTATACTATCGGGTGAAGGATCCGGTTCTTTATTAAATTGTAAATTAAGAAAAATGGTGAATGGTAATATTTATATACAGCATCTACTTGTTTTTCTTTCTATTTTTCTATTTACATTTATCTTAAATTGGTATACACCATCATCATTGGTGTTAAATCCATCAGTAAATACAGAAGCTTCAAAAATAATTGATAATAAATCAAAAAAATATACATATATTTTTAATTCAATTAAGTATTCGATCTTTATTTATATTTTCTTTTTATTATCTACAAAATTAACACCACTTACACAAGGTATATTTTTTGTTTTATTAATTGCTCTTTTTATTATTTTTATTTTTTATAAGATTGAATTAGAAGACAAAGGTATAGATCATTCAATTGTTGATAAATATTTTGTTACAAATGAATATTTAAGTCAAATTACCGGTAATGATAACGTAAATGAACTATTTTTACTACATAATGGTTTATCTTTAGGGTATCTAACTATTTTGATAAATAGTGTATTTGGAGTATATGAGTATTATAAAAAACAACGTAAAGATCATGGAAAAGATTGGAGTTTGTTAAAGTTTGTTTTTGGTCTAGATAAATGTAGTTCTATGTAATTAAATATATAAAATTTAAATTTTTATATGTTTATCGTCGAATCCATTGTATTAGATATGTTACTGCGTAAAATAATGGGTTTGCGAATAAACTAACATTTTTTAATGGTACTATTTCGTTTCGGTTCATATACATATAGGTAGGTGGACCGTAATCTAACATGTGTTCGTATCTATCAAGATATTCATTGTATTCATTATCACTATAAATATCTATGGCGGTTTGGTTTAAAGGTGTTTGACTCTCAAGATCAATAAATTGACCATAGTCATTATCACAATAATTATTATTAGCGACACTACTCATATTTCATATGTTTATATAATAAAGAGAAAATATTTAAAAAGCCAATCAATTTTATAAGCATTTTATATTTATACAATCCATATAAATATATTATAATATTTTATACTAACATGAGTGAATCAATATATGGCGAATATATTTCATTAACGCAAAAATATAGAAAACAATATGGAAAAAAATGTATAGTACTTTTACAAGTCGGGGCATTTTTTGAAGTTTATGGGTTTCGTAATCAATCAGGGGATGTCCAAGAAAGTGAGATTTGTGATTTTTCGCGTATATGTAATTTAAATATTTCCGAAAAAAAAGCGGTTTATCTTGAGAGACAAGTTCTTATGGCGGGTTTCAGAGATTATACTATTGATAAATATTTGGAAAAACTTTCTTCTTCTGATTATACTGCCGTTGTTTATGTCCAAGAAAAAAAAGATGGAGAAACATATAGGGTATTTGATAGTGTTCACTCGGCGGGTACGTATATATCATATGATACAGAAAATCAAGACAAAATAACCAATAATATTGCGTGCATTTGGATTGATGTTTATAAACCAGTTTTACAAAATAGAGTAGGAAATTATTCAATGTCCAAGACACGAGAAAGTCTTATTTGTGGCGTTGCTATTGCGAATATTTTTACAGGTACTTCGTATATTTCCGAATTTCAACAACCATTATCTATACAACCTACGACATTTGACGAATTAGAAAGAGTGATTGCTACGCATTCTCCTAGTGAAATTATATTTATATCACCCTTTGTCCAAGAAATTGTAGATAAAGTAATCCAGTTTTCCGGAATAAATAGTAAACGCGTCCATTGTGTAAATAGCCATGCCTCTGAAAAGGTAGAAAAATGTGCACAACAGAAATATATTTCACATATATTAGGTAAATTTTATGGTGAAGACGCGGTAAATGCTTGTGCTGAGTTTAATATTTATCCAACTGCAACACAATCATTTTGTTATCTTCTGGATTTTGTCCAAGAACATAATCCTAACTTGGTAAAAAATATAGCAACACCTGTTTTTCATACAAAAACAGAAATGGTATTAGCAAATCATACATTAAAACAGCTAAATATAATAGATGATAATAGTCTGGACGGTTCACAACATGGCCATCTTTCATCTGTTAATGCATTTTTAAATAAGTGCTGTACATCAATGGGAAGACGAAAATTTTATTCTCAATTAGTAAATCCAACAACTGATACCAAATGGTTAGATGCAGAATATCAAATGACGAACATTATGTTATCTGAAGAAATGTACGACAAAGTACATATTTTACGTAAACAATTAACTCAAATGCGTGATATTGAAAGGATATGTAGACAGATTGTTATGAAAAAAATTTATCCTTGTTCTATTTATTATCTTTATAATTCTATTGAATTAACCAAAAATATTTACCAAATATTACGTGAAAACGAAGAACTAGAACAGTATTTAAATGTAAACCAATGTAGTATTTATGATTCGTGTATTGGAATTATGAAATTTATGGATAAAGTATTGTATATTGATAAATGTAGAAGTGTTTCTTCTATGACCATTTTTGATGAATGTATTGTAAAAGAAGGTGTTAATAATGATTTAGACAAATTAATTGAATTATCTAAACAAAATTCTAGCACATTTGATTATATTCATACACTTTTAAATGCTGCAGTTAGAAAACAAGATAAAAAAGAAAATAGTACTATCGAATATGTAAAAATTCATACCACTGAGAAATCTGGTATGTCTTTACAGATTACAAAAAAAAGAGCTTTACTACTTAAAGCATATATTAAAGACCAAGGAGATGATTTTATACCAGGGTTAGAAAATACTAAATGGAGTGATATTAAATTATCATCAGCATCTACAAGCAGTGATGAAATTGAATTTACACTTTTAACCAAAATATGCAGAGATATGCTTTTTCAAAAAGAATATATGAATCGATTGATATCTGTCTCTTATCAACAAATTCTTGAAACAATGGAAAATGATTACTACGAAAAATTAGAATATATTGCCCATTATCTATCAAAAGTAGACGTTATTCAAAATAAAGCATACATTGCTCGAGAATATAAATATTGTTGTCCTAAAATTAACAATGATGCCGAAAAATCATTTGTAGATGCAAAATCATTACGACATGTTCTTATTGAACATATTCAAACACAAGAAATATATGTGGCTAATAATATTGTTTTAGGCGATAATAAACAAAATGGTGTTTTACTCTATGGAACAAATGCAGTAGGAAAAACGAGTTTTATACGTGCATTGGGTATTTCTATTATTTTAGCACAAGCCGGTATATTTGTACCGTGTAGCGAATTTACATATAAACCATATTCTGCTATATTCTCACGAATATTAGGTAATGATAATCTGTTTCGAGGTCTTTCTACATTTGCCGTTGAAATGTCTGAACTGAGAGTTATTTTAAAACTTTCCGATAAAAATAGTCTTATTTTAGGTGATGAACTATGTTCAGGAACAGAAACAGAATCGGCATTAAGTATTTTTGTTTCAGGTTTAATTGAAATGCACAAAAATAAATCATCGTTTATTTTCGCAACACATTTTCACGAAATTATTAATTACGAAGAGATTAATTCCTTAGAACAATTATCGTTTAAACATATGGCGGTTCATTATGATAGAGAATTAGATGCGCTTGTTTATGATCGTAAATTAATGGATGGACCAGGTAATAGGATGTATGGTTTAGAGGTTTGTAAATCGCTTCATTTACCAGATGATTTTCTAGAACAAGCATATCAAATCAGAAGTAAATATTTTCCAGATACAAAAGGTGAACTATCTCACTCTATAAGCAAAAAATATAACTCGAAAAAAATAAAGGGTATTTGTGAACTGTGTAATAAAGAAATTGGAACCGAAATTCATCATCTAAATGCACAAAAAATGGCGGATAATGATGGATTTATTGAAACAGAAGATGGTAATGTAGTACATAAAAATCATCCTGCTAATTTAATGTCTATTTGTGAAGAATGTCATGATAATTACCATGAAAATGACGAAGACTTTGTTTTAACTCGTAAAAAAACAAGTAAAGGGTATAAAATTGAAAAGCTTTAATTTGTTTTTGTTATGTATAAAGAGATAACAAAAATGAGTAACCAAGACGAACTAAATAACGCACGTTTTATTTCACGAGACGAAATTCCTCTTGACGAAGATGTAGATACAAATGCTTGTATTATATCTGATGTTTCAACTATTGCGAGTGATACTTCAGATGGAGAACAGTTTGTTATTTATACTGAAGAGGATATAAGAGAGGCACAACAATTTGGAGTATCAGTAGAAGAATTATTTAAAATTTATGAGGAAATTAATAATTATGATGATGAGTGTGATCCTTGTAATTGTCAAGAATGGCCAAACTGGACCGATGGAGGTTATGAAGATGAGGGAGGACTAGAATCTATGTATTAACTTTTATTTAAAATATTAATTAAAGTATTTTTAATTGAAATTTAACGTTTCAAAAAAGAATCATGTTTTTGATCTTTAAATTCAGGTTGCATTTGTCTAACTTCATCCATTATTGTTTGAATATGATCAGATAATTCAATTTGAATTGTATCAAAAAATTCTCTGTCTTTATCACTTACTAAATCTGGGTTAATCGTTTTTACTACTTCATCCATATATTCTAATGTAGCTCCTAGTTGATTTGGTAACCAAGTTGTAATAGGTGTACCACCAGTTGCTACTGGGTGTTTTGTATTTTCAATAATATACTTTTTCGTCAAATTCCAATGTTTTTTACGAAACATTCTTAGACAGTTTAAATTTTTTAATAGCAAAATACTTGAATCTGTATCTTTTAAGCAATATTCTTTCATTTTTAATGTTTCTGACCAGTTTTTTACAAAATTAATATATGCTTGATGGTCTTTTGGTCTATATTTACGCAAATCAAATAAATATTCAGTAAGCTCGTTTCGAGGGTATTCTAACTGTAAAAAACTATCTACAGAAGGAACAATTGAATCTTGTGCACCGGTTTCTCCCCTAAACGCGTACTTTTCCATATTAGAACCCATATTATAAACCAATTCCTCACTTGGATAACAAATAGTGTTACCAATCTGTCCCATAATAAATGTTCTAAAAGTTAGATAATCTTTATACATGGATGCAGACCACATTGTTTGCAAGGTTTGAACAATAGAATTCATAATTTTATAATGACCTTGCATATTTTCATTAAATGTTTTACGATCGTCTTTTGAAATAGATTCCAAACAGGTTTGTTGTTGTTGGAGTAATTCTCCAGTCTGCGAAACCATTGCTACGTGCACATTTATAAATCCTTCTTCACTATCAATTCCATTAAATGTTCGTACTGTTTTGTAATGTTTATGGTTTTTGTTATCGGTTCCTGTAAAAACAGCATTATTTAATCCATAACCATATGCATAATCCATCCACGGAAAAACATCATTCTTTTTTCCTAGACAAATAAGTGGAATGGCTAGTTGAGGAGGCAAAATATTTTCTGCTTTTCCATATTTATCTCCGGTTTTTATTATACCTAAATGACTGGGTTCCAGTGAATATGCCGCAGCTAAAAAACAATAATCTCTATGCAATGCAGATAATAGACGTTTATCGGTAATATGTGTAAAATCAAAAACAGGCAAGTTATCCAACAATTCTTGACGTAGTGTTCCATGATATAAAAAACCACGTTCACCAGATTTTTGTGTTAACTTCATTTGATCAAGAAGTTTATTTACGATATCATATTCTTCGGGTAATTTATCTAATGGTTGATCTACTGGTAAAAAACCGTTTTTTCCAGGTATACAACTAAACCAAGATTCAGGATATTCACTTTTCCAAACGTTAAAAGTTTCCATAATGATACTATGTATCCTGTTTTATTTAAATAGTTATAATTAATAATATAAACATTCTTGTTGATATTATATAATGTCGCAACTAAAAGTAACAGATATATTCGATCTAGAAACAAATGAAGAAATTATAGAATCCGATTATTATGTTTATACAGATGGCGCTTGCTCTAACAATGGACGAGAGAATGCTATGGCTGGAATTGGTATTTTTCTTGGACAAGATGACCCTAGAAATGTTTCTGAATTAGTAGAGGGGAAACAATCAAATAATACGGCCGAACTTACTGCGATAATAAAAACATGGCCTATTATAGAAAAGGATATCTTGGACGGGAAAAAGGTAACGATCGTTTCCGATTCGATATATGCTATAAGATGTGTTTCTAGTTATGGTGAAAAATGTGCTCAATCTTTTTGGAAAAAAGACATACCCAACAAAGAATTAGTAAAGGTTGCTTATGAAATCTATAAAGATAACAAAAATGTAGAATTTATGCATATAAAAGCTCATACTGATAACCAAGATATTCACTCTATTGGTAATGATGGTGCAGATAGATTAGCAAATAAAGCTATTGGCTTGGACAGTTGTCCATATACAAGTCCCGAAAAGATTTATTTAAATGTGTCGTATCACGAAAAAGATAAGGTAAAAGCATTAGGTGGACGATGGGATCCAAAAAAAAAGAAATGGTATATATTTGATGATAATAATGAAAAAGACAATATTCTTGAATCATATACTTAAATTGTAATAGTTTTTTCGTTTTTTGTAAATACGGAACCAGGTGTGTCGGTTTTTGTGATATTCTTTATTTGCGTGTAAATAATATCTACATTTTTTTGATTGGTAAGTTTTGAGTGTTGTTTACAAAGAATAGCACCTTGTTTAATAATATAACGAAGTTCTTTTTTCTTTAAATCATCCTCTAATTTCGCAATAACATGACTAGAAGGATAGTCTTTTACGTGAAACCATATATGATAGTCTTCTGCGTTGTCGATGATTTCAAAGTTCTCTCCGGCATTTTTCCCAATTACATAGTCTACATTTATTTGAAGTTGGGGAAATTCGATTGTCTTTTCTATAGGCATTTTTTTGATTTGTATGTCTTGTAAAAACATATAAATCTGTTCAATTTTGTTACAAGATTTACATTTCACTTTCTGGAGAAGGGTTTACAGCATCCATTTCAGGCATTTCCTGAGGTAATGAATTTGTGTTTGGAACATCTGAACAATTACCAAAACACTTTCCTCTATAATAGTAAACATCTTTGTTCTTAATAGTAGTATCATTATAAATACCTTTGTTTGTAGGACCTTGATTATTACCTTGGACACATCGTTGATCACCTAGTAATACACAACAGCTTGTTGAAGCACACACGTCTTTGGGTAGTTTTTCACATTTCTCATCTATATTTTCCATAATGTTATTTTCTAAATCACAAAAACCTCGTTTATTGAAACCACTTACAACCTCTGGTTTGGTTATAAACTTGTTATTCATATAGTTGATATCTTCATAAGACGGCTTATATCCAAGACCTCCGTACTTAACTGTTCCGGGTGCGAAATAAATAGGTGATGGAGTTACGTTTTCAGTATCAAGACCTTTTGTAAGTGTAGGTGGTTGTGTAAATTGGTTGATATTTTCACTAACATGTATTTTTCCTGTACCAGTTGGTTTTGGATCTGAAACCATTTCATTAACAGGTAATGTTCCTGTACCATTTGGTATTGTATCCAATACTTCTTTTTCAGCAGCCATAGGAACATTTTTGATTGTTGTGTATGGTACTGTATCTCTATTTTTACCACCATGACTAAAATATCCATTACTTGGTTTTAATACTCTACATCCAAACCAACCACACTGATTATAAAGTATATTTCTTTGTCTCGTAGTGACTATAGCAATAGCTATTTTATCGCCATAATTTATTGAATTTTTACTTATTTTTTCGCTGTATTCTTTTTCATTTAATTGTCCAACTTCTGGTTTTAAGAGAAATAAATCGGTATCATATTCTGGTTTTGGTTCTGCAGTCGTGTCTATCATAGTAAGATGTCTACTCTTAAGCATAACCAAAACTTTGTTTTCATCTTTTGCGTCTGTGATTTTTACTATATCATTTCCATTCAATTCTGTTGGTGCTGGTGTTTTATTTCCGGCATATAATATTTTTAATAAAGGCATAGGTTCTTTTGTTTGACCATCGATTAATTGTAAATCTATTGTTTCTCCATATTTGACTATTTTATTATTATTGGTTAAATTTTTACCAAGGATTTCATCTAAGTTTTTATCGGGACTTTCAGCAAAGTGTTTAACTTCTTGCTTACTAAGAACTGTATTTAAGACAACTGCGCCGGTTATCTCTCCTTTAAATTTACTGTAGAACTCTGCTCCGCCAATTGTTAAAGGTTCATCATCTGTTAAAGGCCTACCTTTTGAATCGTTTGCTTCTATCATTTTTCCATTTTTATAAAGTCTCTGTCTACCATCTTTATTGTATGTCATTGCTAGATGTGTCCATTTATCATTTTCTAAATAAGAATTAGCTACACGTACATTACTATATTTACTGGTGTATACTTGACTCAATAACTGCCCATCTTTTCCTTTCACCCAAAGACCATAATTTCGGTTGGTTTTGTTACCTTTTCCAATAATTCTTACCCAGTCATTTGTTTTTTCTTTTTGTTTTACCCACGCCATTACTGTGAATTTATCTGTTAATTTTAAGTCACTCGAATCTGATAGTTCTTTATTTGTATCATTAAATGTATAATTTTCAAAATTAGAGTAAACGATATTATCTTCTATTTTTGATAATTGTAAATCTTTTCCCGAAAAAGATTCAATATTGTTTTCCCATAATTTTTCAATATGACCTCTAAATGTTATGAAAAGTAAAGACAATACAATAATTCCTGGAGCAAGTTTACCTAAATATTTTTGATTATATAAGGTAATTGCTATTATTAAAGCTATTAAAATTAAAAAAACTTTCATCCTTTGTAATATTTAGATAAATTAATACTGATAAAATTGAATTAAAAACTTCTCGATATTTATTATTATAACCTATCCAATATGATTATACCAATTAAATGTTTTACTTGCGGAAATGTTTTAGCCGATAAATATCGCTATTTTCAAGCCCAAGTTCGTCAAATAAAAATTCAAAAAGGCGTAGATGTTGAAAAAGTAGTGTATTTGACAAAAGATACAATGGACAAAACTCCCGAAGGGACTGTTTTAGATAATTTAAATCTTACAAATGTATGTTGTAGACGTCATATGTTAACACATGTTGATATTGAATAATTTTAAATCTTAATAATCTCTTTATTATATATATATAGTTATGGCTAAGCGTATATATAAAAAATCAAACAAAAAGCGTGGAAAATCAAAAAAACGCGTTACGCGTAATCGTCGTAGAAGAATGAAAGGTGGTGTATCATTTAATGAACCTATTACTAGAGGACCAGTTCCTTATAACGAGTATTTACAAGATCCTTCTCGTCAGGTTATTGCTGCACGAACTCTTCCTTCTTTTTCTCAAACAGGTGGGCGATCAAAACGCGCTCGTGGAAAAGGAAAGAAAAATCGTAAATCAAAAAAAATGCGTGGAGGATCTTTAGTAGGAACTGATTTAGTAACAGGTATTAGTACATCTAATTCGAATGATGTGCTAGCCTTTGGAACAACTGGAGGAACTCAATATATGTTGCAAAAAATGACTGGTGAAGAAATAACTACCGCTGATAATTTAACATCAGATAAACATATGGTTCCAATGGTATAAAAATATTTACGTAATATATAAAGAAAATGGCTGCTATCACCGGACTTCGTAATCTATGTACTCCTTCTTATGTATATTTAGTAATTTCTTCAATTGCATTACTTGTTATGATTTATCAAAATTTAGGCAATGTTGATACCTATTGTTTAGGAAATTATTCTTGCACTGTTTCAAACACTGCTCTTATTTTTATTATTAAGGCAATTTACATTCTTTTCTGGACTTGGGTTCTTAACCTTATGTGCAAAGCTAATGCTACAAACATCGCATGGTTAGTCCTTTTACTTCCAGTTATTGTTATGTTTATCTTGATTGGAGCTATGTTAGTTGGCGGAAAAATGTAATTTTTTTAGTTTATATTTAAACCTTATCGTAAAATTGATTTAAATATAATAGAACACTATAGAAGTATAATATACAATGGAACCAGTAGTAAAAAATTTATCAGATGACGCAAATGCTCTCTATTTTACTCTACAAGGAGTAGAAGTATCTTTAGCCAATGCATTACGTAGAACTATATTGTCCGATATTCCAACAGTTGTTATTGAAACCGATACATATGAGAAAAATCAATGCAATATTATTACAAATACAGGACGTTTACATAATGAAATATTGAAACAAAGATTGAGTTGTATTCCTATTCATAGTACTGTTTTACGAGATACTGAAGATGAAAAAGCTCTTCCTGGTAACTATCAATTAGTAGTTGACGTGAAAAATGAAACAGATAATAACATTTATGTTACTACTGAAGATTTTAAATTACGAGATAAGAAAACAGGCACAATGCTATCAAAAGAAGAGCAAGAAAAGTTATTCCCAGGACTCTTTCCAAAAAATGTTCAAACGCAATCATATATTGATTTTGCTCGTTTAAGACCAGGCATTGGTAACGATATTCCAGGAGAACAAATCTCTTTGGTATCCGATTTTAGTGTAAATATCGCGAAATCAAATAGTATGTACAATGTCGTTTCAAAATGCGCTTATGGAAATACACCTGATAAAGAAAAAGCCGCTACCATTTGGGATAAACAAGAGGCATCATTACGACAATCAGGAGAAAGTGAAAGTGATATTAAAATGTTAAAAGAAAATTTTCGTATATTAGATGCACAACGACAATATATACCAAATAGTTTTGATTTTGTTATAGAATCAGTAGGGGTTTATGATAACCGAGATATTATCCGAAAAGCGTGCGCTGTATTGCAAAATAAATTTATTGATATTGTTCAAATGATAGATAGTGGTGTTTTGAGTGTTTTAACAAGCGAAACATCTATGGATCATTGTTATGATATTAAACTGGAAGAAGAAGATTACACGATCGGTAAAGTATTGGAATATCTTCTTTATTCGAAATTTTATGAAAAACAAGAGACATTGAGCTTTTGTGGGTTTAAAAAATTTCATCCACATGATACAAATTCTACCATCCGAGTAGCGTTTAAAGAAAAACAAGAAAAATCTGTTGTAGGAACTCTTCTTCGAGAAGTTTGCGTAGATGCACAACAAGTGTTTAAAGATATTTATGGAATGTTTAAGTAAATCGATTTAGTGATAATTTTATAAAAAGGTATATTTTTTTTATGAAATTATATAATATATAAAAATGGATTCACCAATGGAAATTATTATAGAAAACGAAATTATTGAAAAAGCAAAAGAATGGAGACAACAACAACAAAGAAACGAGGCTGAAAATAATCAGTTGAAAAGTAATGATGATACATTTGAAGAAAAGAAAACAGAAATTGAAAAAACACACATTCTTGAGTTTAATAAAGAGACTAGTATTCCTGAAACAAAGTATATGTTTAAAGAAATGCCTTTAACCATGGGATCAAAAATTGGAAAATATCGTATAATTGCATTTAAACATATAGGTGATATTTTAAAAAATATTGAAAAAATAGCCAATTTGTTAGATAAGACTAGTGACGTTACTAATAAAGTTACTAATAAAATAGCGGAAGCAAAAGATGACATAGTTTTAGCAGCAACAGGAGTTACATATGGTATATTCAAATTTTTAGGTGTAGACATTTTAATTAATAGTGCAGTGACCCTTTTGATTAATAATTTAATTGATATATTGATTGATACATTATTTGGTTCAAACGGCGGGGAAAAAAAGTATTCAATGGAACATGAAAAAATAAAATGGATCTCGTATATTTATATATTTACAAATCCAAATATCACAGTAGATGAATTTAATAAAGTTTTTGGGTCGATACTGAATGCAATATTATCAATACCTGAAATACCTAAAATATTACAATCATTGATTATTACTTTCAACCAACAAGATAAAATTAAATTAAATAAAGAATTTTTAAAAAGTATATTGTATGTTTTTTACGAGAAATTATCATTAGATGGAAATAAAATTAGAACATTAAGAGATGTAGACGCATTTAAATATTTTAAATTTAGATATTTTAAAAATTTAAATGTTGGTATAGGACAAACTACATCTACCACAATTCTTCAAACATTAAAAACTCTAGATGATGTCAATAAAAAAGGTAAAGTCCAAGGAATATTTTGTAGACTTTGGGCAGGCCTTGTTGGTGAAGAGACATGTCCCAAACTCTCAGCTAAACCATTATATAATGGACCGACTGACGAGAATAAGGCAATGGAGCTATTAGCATTAGACGGAGCACATTATTACTATAGTTTTCAAAAATTGCTAAGGCAAATATTAACCGATTATTTTCCTGCTAAAATTGGATTAAGAGATGATATTGATAAATCTGCGTATATAGCTATAAAACAAGAAGAATTAAAGTTATTACAAAGTGGATTAACTAGTGAAGAACAGGGTAAACAATTAATGCAATATTTCCAAGATTCAGATTTAGATTATGATGTTTCTAATTTAAATTGGATAATTGAAATACTTAGACTTATAACAGTAGACGGTGGATTAATTGATAGTAACCCTGACTTATTTGACCGTTTATTAGGATTTTTATCAGTAATTATTGATACACTTTTAGATACATTAAATGATGAAGTTCATAGAGGTGGAAAAAAAAGAAAAACAAAACGTAGGAAAAAAAATAGAAAGTCCAAGAAATCAAAAAGAAAGCAAAGAAAAACACGCAAAATATAAAAACGCGATTTTTATATAGAAATTTTTGTAAAATTTACATAATCCATTATAATACAATATAGTTTTCTTGTAAAAATTTGAAAATATGTTTTTTTACTACCTCTTCTGGTAGAGTTTCTAATAATTTATTTTTACACAATATGTACTTTTTATGTAGATATTTTGAATCATCAATTTCAAATTTAGCAATGGTATGTTCCTTTTGAAATAGAAATTTGGGATAAAATTTAAAACGGCATTCACATTTTTTATTTAATTGTCGTTTTTTTATATCAAGCATGACGGTATTTTTATCAAAGTCGTTTCCTTTAAATAAAATATCTAAAAATATACCTTCAACAATAGAATATTTTTGAGTACTTATATTACTATTATTACTAATACACTCCGAGTATTTATAACAGAAAGGTTCGCCATAAAGGGAAAGTCTAACATTTTTTCCAAAATGTTGTTTATAATCATAATTATAATCGACTTTCCAATGATTATTTGAGCAATTTGTATTCATAGTGGGTTATTTAAAGACTTTTATAAAGATATTAAAGCACAATCAATTTTATGTTCTCTTGTTGTACTAGAAGTAATTCAAATTATATATAGGATATTTACAACGAGTTGGTTTTACATTAAACTTTTCTAATTGATTATTATTATAAACGCAAGTTGTATATTTTTGTAAATTATAATATTTTGTAAATAGGAAATAGTTACAATGATAACATCTATCATTATAACGACGACTAAATCCTGTACACCATTCGGGACAATTTGGTTTTAAATATTCATTATACACAAATTGACGGTATAATATTTCTTCATTATATGAATATTTTATATGTTTCTTTATTGCCTCAAATGCAAAATCATTCGATACATACCTTTGAATGTAAAATGTGATTTCTATTGGTAATTTTTTTTCAAATAAGATTAGTGGTGTATTCATTTTAATAATAATAATAATAATATTAATAATATTAAAGCGAATTCAATTTTATATAATATGTTCTCTTGTTGTAGTAGTAATTTAAATGTTATTGAATATGAGGATACCATTCCATTTGTACCTGAAATTTCAAAATGCAAAGTAATAAAGGTATATGACGGTGATACTATTACAGTAGCCGCATATTTAAAGGGACAAAAACAATGTTATCGTTTTTCGGTAAGATTAAGAGGGATTGATAGTCCTGAAATAAAAACGCATAATGCCGAAGAAAAAATAGCCGCCATTAAAAGTCGTGATAGTTTATCTGAAAAAATTTTAAATGAAATAATATATCTAGAAAATATTGGTACTGAGAAATATGGTCGTATATTAGCAGATGTTATGTTTAAAGGGGAAAATATGAATAAATGGATGTTAGATAATAAACTCGCAGTACCGTATGATGGAGGTAAAAAGGTGGCGTTTAAATAATTTATATATAGATGATATAAGATGGAATTAAATGAAAATTTAATACAATCTGCATCAATATCCCTTTTTGTTCAAATGATAATGGGTATTGTAGGATTACACGGAATTTTTATCAAATTAACAGAAAAAGACCAGATATTAACTGATATTATGATTTTAGAAACATTAGTTCAGTTTATAGAATTATGTTTTTATATTTGGTTAGTAAGTAAATTAAGCCAATTAAAATTCGAAGTCACATACATACGATATTTTGATTGGTTTTTATCTACACCTATGATGTTAATTTCTACTGTATTTTTTATGAAATATTTAACATCCAAGGCTTTTAATAATGTAGTAACGATACGATCTATTTTTGATTCTAAATGGCTGGAAATTATAAAGATAGGTGTTTCAAATGTTTTAATGTTACTATTTGGATTTTTAGCAGAAATTAATCAAATTACCCGTTTTAATGGTTTTATATTCGGTACAATAGCATTTTTATATACATTTTACATAATTTACAGTGAATTTGTAGAGAATAATCCAACAAATAAAATATTATTCTTTACAATGTTTACGATTTGGTCATTTTATGGTATTGCTTATTTATTTCCTTATGTTACTAAAAACGTAATGTACAATTATTTGGATATTCTTTCTAAAAATTTCTATGGATTTTTTATTTATTATCAAATCTTAAAAGCAGCAAATTATATTTAAATTACCATAAATATACATGACTTAGTATTTTCGCATTATAGAATCCATCACTCGCTTTTTTTTCTTTATCAATTGCCTTTTTACGTGTTTTTTCGCCAGAGTGTCTAAAAAAATAATTCTGCATACGTTTTCGTGTGTTATGGTCACGACGCTTATACAATTTTAAAGGCGTTCTATCTTTATATTGAGCATATCGTTGATCTCCAAAATGTATGTTTCGTATTTTTTTCGTTTTTTTGTTTTTAACAATTGCAGTATATTTTTTTGGATATTTTCCTTTTTTAAATCTTATAATACTCTCTTTCATATATTATAAGATTAGATATTAAACACCATAGCAGCACGTTCTTTAAAGTCTTTTTTCTTGGAACGCTTGCCTAAAAATTTAAAATAACGATTAGCAAGATTGAATCGTGAAGCAACCTGTTTAGCATTTGGGTAAAGAGTTGATTTGTGTTTTTTCATAGCCTCTAAACGTACTTTCATTATCATTCCAACCTGCCATATTCGCTTGTGAGGATATTTTTTTGTCTTATATAAACTTTCTAATTTTTTAATAGTCATTTCAACATCTTGGACAGTAGTATATTTAATAGGGATCGTATCACTTGGATCTTTATCAATATAAACATCAAATGATTTTTTTGGATCTTTTGGATTGTATAAAAAACGCTTCGTTTGATTTTTTTTTCCACCGCGTTTGGATTTTGTTTTGCAAAATTTGTATGGTGCGCAAGAAGATTTCATAGAAAACCCTTTTATTACTTCTAAACAGCGTTTTTTTGTAAATCGTCTTGGAAGATTAAATATTTTTTTATCTTTTCTTATACATTTTTTTTGCGTTTTACTTTTGCAACAATTTATCATATACTTTAACCTGTGATATTCTTTCAGGCGAACTAAAATAAGCGCATGTTCCACAATGATCTTCGTTAGCAAAATCAGCTTTTAAGTTAATTTTATCGTTTGTATGAAGCCCCCATCTACCTAAAATATATGGAGTAGGTTTTGAGTTTAACGCTTCATAAACAATAAAAAAAGCACGTTTAATTGTAAGTCTATTGGAAACAGTCATATTATATTTTATTAATAGAGATATTTTTTTATATTTTTTTACAAGATACTTGTGGATATTTTTCATATAACTTAAATATGGCCTGTTCTTTCATTTTTGCTTCAATCATAATATCAATATCAACATCGTATTTCTCTGGTATTTCTAAAAGATAATCGGGAATAACTTCTATATAATCGCTATGATGACCACATTTTCCAGCACCTTGTTCACTAATATGAAATTTTGGTTTAATATTACGTCTTTTCCATGTTTCTAAAATAGCAGGCATATAATAAGCAGGATCTTCAAACTTTTCTTCGGGATGCAGAATTTTATAACAATCGAAATGATGAGTATCAAATACAACGGGGATATTTACTATTTCGGCTATTTCTAAACAATCTACAATGGAAAAGTTTTTCTCGCAGTTTTCTAATACTAAACGACGTCGAATATTCTCAGGCATATTAATATAATTTTCACACCAACGTGTTTTGGTAAGTTCTTTGTTTTTATATGTACCACCACCGTGGATAACCATTACAGAATTGTTACCTAAACCCATTAGGTCTAACACATCTGCGTGATATTTTAAATCATTTGTGGTGTTTTTAATAACTTCTTCACTAGGACTTCCAATACAATTAAATTGACCAGGATGAAAAGTTAAACGTTGATTTAGAGCTTTAGATTTTTCACCTATTTGTGAAAGCAGTTCTTTCGCGAAATCAAATGTGTAAACGGGTGCACGTGGATTTGACTTGTGTGGAAATAATTCACTACTAAGACGAAATACTTTAATACCATTTTGCTCGTTCCATTCCATCATTTGTAAAATATCCTTTAAATTTTGCGTAATTTTTTCTTTTAAATGATCAACACCCTTTGTCTCAAGTGTTTTTAAAATTACACTTCTAGATGCGAATACAGGAGGTTTTTGTTCACGGAGAACAGTATTTAGACAACAAAGTCCAAGTTGAATAGAATTGTTCTGACTCATTATGTTAGTTGAAGTTTAGTTGTGTCTAATAAAAACACGTCATTTCTATTCAATTTTATCTCATTTTATTATATAATGCAACCAAGAGATCAAAAACTATATAATAAAACAAAAAAAGCACTTTACAAAAAGCAACCAAAACATAGTGCTTATCGAAGTGGTTTACTTGTACAACAATATAAACAAAATTTTACAAAAAAATATGGTAAAAAGAAACAACCGTATATAGGTAAGAAAAAAGAAAAAATGGGTTTAAAACGCTGGTTTGATGAAGAATGGGTAAATCAACGTGGAGAAATAGGTTACAAACATAAAAATGATGTTTATAGACCTTCAAAAAGAATCACAAAAAAAACACCAGTCACATTTAGTGAATTATCAAAAAAACGCATAAAGAAGGCACGTACAAAAAAATACAGAAAAGGCAGAGTAAATAGGTTTTAACCATTGCTCAATTTACGTATTTTTTCATTTTCGATTTTAATAATTTGTGATGGTCGTAACAAAATATTTGATTCAATGCCTTTTTTTTCCTTTATTATATATTCTCGTTCCATAATTTCAGATGGTTTTAATGGTTCCAATTGTTTGTGTATAGAATCATCATCGCTATCACTGTCCTCTTGTGGGTATATTGGACACATAACTCGTTTTAAAATATTTCCCATCGGTTCTTGTTAATAAATAATTACAGCCTTTAAGTTGATTATCCAATAAAAATAATAAACAAACATAAAATTGAATTTATATGATAACTTATAAGTTAATATATAAAAAACATGGAACGCAGATTAAATACAAAAGTTGAAAATTACTTGAAGACGTTTAAAGACGGCATTCGAGATAAAATCATCGCATTGGATATTAAACAAGATGAGAATATGAATAAACTAATTGAGTATATTTATGATTATAACCGTCTTACGGTAGATAAAGAAGACTTTATAAAACGAAAACGTGTAAAAAACTCGATTCCTGAAAATAATCGATGTATGGCGAAACGAGCGAATGGTGAACAATGTACTAGACGACGTAAAGTAGATTGTGAATTTTGCGGAACACATTCTAAAGGTACTCCCCACGGATTAATGGATTCTGGTCAACCGCATGTACAACAAAATATGACGATTGATGTTATAGCAAAAGAAATACGTGGTATTGTTTATTATATTGATAGTTTTAGTAACGTATATAATACGGAAGATATTATGCAAACAAAACAAAATCCTAGAATTATAGCAAAATATCAAAAATTAGATGATAATACTTATATTATTCCTGAATTAGGACTATGTTGATTTATCAATTTTACGAACAATAATGTCTTTTGTCGTTTCTTCACGATTATTTAAAATAAATTCATTTACTTCATTTGCTTTATTAGTATCTTCTTTATAGTATTTAGTAAGTATATTTTGTAATAGTTTTTTTGATATAGGTTTTTTGGTTTTCCTTTTTGTGCACTCGATTTTACCATTATTAATATTCACGCTATCAATTTCATTTTGTTTCATAACATCTATTAAACTACTTGATATTTGATCTTTTTTCTTTTTTCTATTTGAAATTTCTTGTTTTAATGTTCTCATTTCGTTATCAATTTTAACCCATTCACGAATATTATTTACGGCTTCACTTGATAAATTCATTATATACTGTCTTTATAATTTTTTGTTTATATTTATTTGTTTTTTTTACTTATTTAAATATATACAAAATGATTTTTATTAATAGGAGAAATACTCGTAATAATATAAATGCAAGTAAAAATTTAAATGATAGTAATGGTGGTATAATGCCTATGTTACATATTAAACAACCTATTGTAAATAAAGAAATAAAACCGATTATTAAAAAAGAACGTGTAAAAGAAATGTTGTGGGGCGAACCTACCTGGTTTTTGTTTCATACTTTAGCAGAAAAGATAAAAGAAGAATATTTTCCTAGCTTAAAAAATGATTTATTTAGTTTTATAAAAAATATATGTAATAATTTACCCTGTCCTGATTGTGCACAACATGCTACACAATACGTAAATGGTATAAATTTTGATGCTATAAATACAAAAAAACAATTGGTGGTAGTTTTATTTAATTTTCATAATGAAGTCAATCGCCGTAAAGATTATGAATTGTTTGATTTTCACGATATAGATAAATATAAAAATGCTATTACCATTAATATTGTTAAAAATTTCTTTTATCAATTTGGAAAAAAATCTTATAGTGTTCGATTGGATGTAAATGGTCACCAACGTTCTTTATTATTAAAACGTTTCAAAGAATGGCTTGAAAAACATCATTATTGTTTTGAGGAATAATTTAATATAACTCGTGTGTATAACAAAACAATATCATTATATTTTTATGATATTGTTCAATATATTACAAAGAAATTAAGGTTTTTTTGCTTTGTTTACAGAACGACATTTGTAAAGACTTTTTGTTGGTCTTGAACAAACGTCTTTATTTGTTATACCTGTTAAATAGGCAAATCCTCCTACACCGGTTGATTCAATTAACATTGCCCATAATAAACCCACAATAGCACTAATAATTAGTGATAATAATAAATATTTAGGTGTAGAACAAAAATTTGTAACACTCCAGAAAATATCGGCTAAAATAATGATAGGGAAAAGGATAAATGTAGCAACATTTTGTGTTTGAAGATTATTAACACCAATAAAATAAGACAAATAAGTTAATGTATAGCCAAATACAGTTTGACTAAGAGGTAATTTTGAAATAGGATAATTATTACCTATAGTTAGCTGTGTACATCTAACTTTTGAATAATCACTAGGCATTAATCCTTTCTCTTCGGGCAAAACAGCTGCAATTAAATAAACTATAAATGATGTTACGATCAAACCAATTAAATAAATAACACCTTTTAAATCTTGGTTAAGAATGGACTGTAGTGTAAAATAACTTACTATTATAAATGGTGCCATTCTAAAAAACATGTATAGAATATTAACTAAATTGAGATCCATTATTACAAGTTCTTATATATTTACCTAAGAAATTGTAATTGACTAAATTATATTAATTAAATTATTATTCAAAAACGATTTGCATTGCTTCTTGGATTGTTTCTACTGCGTGAAAAGACATTTCATCTAAGTTTATTACATTTTTGTATTTTTCTAAGAAATCGTCGAAATCTTCTTGGTTTTCCTTTGGATATAATACTTTTTTAACACCAGCTCGCATACTTCCTAATATCTTTGTATCTAAACCTCCAATTGCAGTAATTCTTCCTCTTAAATTTGTTTCACCTGTCATTGATATTGTGTTATTTATTGGTTTGTTATTTAATAAACTATATATCGATAGGGTGATTGCACCACCTGCAGATGGACCATCTTTTGATACAGCTCCTTCCGGACAATGAACGTGTAGCCCTTGATTTTTAGTTTCTTCAAAGTTTTTTGTTAATTCTCTTTGACGATCTTCTGGAGTTAATGACCAAGCCAATGTTTTTGCTACGGTCATACTTTCTTTCATTACATCTCCTTGCATACCAGTTAATTTTAATTCCATAAATGAGTTAGCTGGAAAATATCTTGTTTCAATTGGTATTATACCTCCTTTACCTAAAGCATTTGCCCACATACCATTAATTGTTCCTGATAATGGTTCTGAGTGAATTTTAATATCACTTACTTTACGTTGCTTTTTTAAGTATTTTGTTCCAAAATCTTCTACTTTTATCTCTACTGGTAATTCAATAACATCTCCTGTGTTATCCTCTGAAAAATTTAATAATTGAAGATTAATTTCACCATATAAATCGAACAATACTTCTTTTAATTTTCTTACACCAGGTTCCATAGTGTATGTTTCAATTATAAATTTAATTACATCATCTGTAAGTTTTACCGTATTTTCGAAACCCATCTTTTGATTTAATTCAGGCATTATAAATTTATTAACAATTACAATTTTATCTGACCAAGATAAATTATCAAAACGAATACGATGTATTCTGTCTAATAAAATACGATCAATTTGTTCAGGGTCATTATATGAGAATATAAACAAGGCTTTTGAAAGATCAAAGGGAACGCCACTAAAATAACGATCTTGAAACTCATCATTTTGTGTAGTATCAATTAAATGCGTTAAAATACCGATAATTTCTCTTCCTTGTTCCGTTTTACTTACTTTATCTAATTCATCAATATATATAATTGGATTCATGCATTTACTTTCCATTAAAACATCTACTATTTTACCCCATGTTGAATTAACATACGTATAGTTATGACCTTCTAATGTAGAACCATTTGACGAACCACCTAATGCTATAAAAGAAAATGGACGGGTAACTTTGTTTTCATCTTCTAAGCAGCGAGCTAATCCTCTTTTTGCTAATGATGTTTTACCCACACCAGGGGATCCTTCAAATCCAAAGCAATATCCTTTTTGTTCTCCGTTAATCCATTGTCCGACAATTTTTAATATCTGTTTTTTTGCTTTTTCATGACCGTATATAGAATCATCTAGATAGTCATTTATCTGTAACATTGATTTTTCTACATTTTCAATTACAGAATTTATTTTTACAATTTGTTTATTAATATTGTTATTTAAGTTTCCTGGACATATAATTTGTAATACTTCATATACCTCCTTTATTAGTTCTTTATCAGTTTTAGCATTATTTAAATACATTGTTAATGTTTTTATAATTCCCGTTTTTGTTTTATGATCACTGGTTAGTGAATCTACAAAAATTTTTAATGATTTAATTAAATCTTGTTTATTTGTTTTTTGCAAATTTTTTGTACAATTTTCAATGGATTCTATAATTAGTCTAGTATTTATATCTGATATGTTATTTTTTATTTCGTGTAATGTGTATTTTTCTTTTGAATCAACATCAATATTAGTTACAAGTTTTAAATCTTTAAAAAAATCATTTAGTTTATCCATTTTACATAATATTGGTTCTTTTCTATAAATTCCAAATGGAACTCTTACTAAACCTTCTAAGTATTGTTTTGACTTATTTCCCTGATCATCAGATTTTTGTTTAATTTCTTTTAATTTCAACTTGGCACGATCTTTTATTTTATCATCAGCTTTCATTAATAACACTTGTTGTTCTAATGATATTTTTGATAAATCACATTGTGATAATGAGTCTTGTGTATACTCTATAGTATTTATCATTGTTTCTTTAAAATATTGTTTTAATTTCCATGGTAAAGATTCATATAATAGTACCTGTTCATTGTTATCTGAACCTTCTGTATTTTCTACGGATCCAATTAAATCATATAACATGTATGCTATATATTGAACTTCATTATCAGAATTATATGTAAATAAGTTGATTAACATTTTACGTCTTGATATTAAATCCATATCGAAAAATTTTTTAACAATATTATCAACACGGTTTGTTTTTACATAATCAACATCTTTTAACATGATATTGAATTTTTTTTGGAAATCATTTGTACTATAGATTAATATATCTTTTAATGTTATTGTTTCACACCATCTATTTATTAATTCAGTTTCATTCTCATTAACGCTTATTAAATATTCTTTTATTGTATCTAATTGTGTTGTAACATATTGATTATCAAGTAAATATTGTAATGGTACATCTTTTGTAATTGAAGATATACATAATAATTTATTATCGTTTGTGTTTCTAACTAATATACGTAAACCATATACTGATTGATGTATAGATGAATACATTGTTGTTGGTTCAAAACATTCTAGATGTGAATATTTATCTATCTGGAGAGTCAAATCAGTTATTTTATCTATATCATCATTTGCATTAATACATTCTGACCAAGGCAAATTTTTGTATCCAATCGGCATAGTATATTTTTCTAATAATTCTACTTTATCAGATATAAATTTATTATTTTCTTCATATTGATCAAACTTATTATATTTAGTACCAAAAACTACATAATATACATCGTTTATTGAATATGTTCCGTAAGTTGAAAAAACAATTGATAGTTTATCAAAAATAGATTGTATTGTAGAAAGGGTATCGTCCATATCTTTTTCTTGAATAGGAATTTTTTGCTTAATAGTTAATGCACTTAAATATACTGTTTGTAGATGATCAGTACATTGTCCGATACTATTTTTACTAAATAAGTCAAATTGTTTGCAAAATGAAAGAGATATATATGTTCGTTGTATTATATCTATAACCTGTTCTAATTTTTTATCTATAAAATTATTGAAGTCTGCATTTTTCACAGTTTTTGGAACCTGCACGTTTTTGGTAGTTTTTTTAGACATTTAACTAAACTGTATATTGTAATTATATATTATTATTTCTGTTATAAATTGTAAAAAGGACTTAAATATAAATTTATATTTTTAGTAAGGAATGGGAATACCGAGCTATTTTTCATATATTATTAAGAATTATTCTAATATTATATTAAATGATAAACGTTTATTGCAAAATAATATACGTTTTTCTAACTTACTAATGGATTGTAATTCTATTATTTACGATGAGTTTCGTAAATTAGAGAAAAATACTCCTAAACTTGGTACTATTGATATAAAACAGTTTGAATCAGAATTAATAAATAATGTTATTGTATCGATTGGAAATTATATAAAAAATGTTTCTCCTAACGATCTTGTATATATTGCTTTTGATGGAGTTGCACCATTTGCTAAAATGAAACAACAACGAACTCGTCGTTATAAAAGTATAATTACAAGTAAAATAGATAATATTATCGATTGTAAAATACAGCCTTTTTGGACCACTTCAAATATTACACCTGGAACAGAATTTATGAATTCTTTATCTTCAAAGATTAAGCGATCGTTTAGTGGTTTAGAAAGTCATTTTAATGTAAAAAAAATAATCGTATCAGGTTCAGATGAGTTTGGTGAAGGAGAACATAAAATGTTTAAATATATACGAGAAAGTAAAAATTTAGTAAAAGGGAATACGATTGTTTATGGGTTAGATTCTGATTTAATTATGTTATCTCTATTTCATTGTAATCCTTTTGAACATTTTTTTATTTATAGAGAAACACCAGAATTTGGTAAGAGTATTATTAATGATGATAACACAGATAGTGACTATTTGTTTCTTGATATTCATGCATTAGCAAAAGCAATTCTTTGTGAAATAGATTGTGAAAATAATTATCATCGTTTATATGATTATATTTTTATTTGTTTTTTATTGGGAAATGATTTCTTACCACATTTTCCGTCATTAAATCTTAGAAAAAATGGATTAGATATATTACTCGATATTTATAAAAAAAACTTTGGAAATAATCTAAATCGTGGAATTATTAGTAAAGATTTAGCAATTCAATGGCGGTCACTTGGATTATTATTTTCTGAATTAGCAAAAAATGAGCAAAGTCGATTTGTAAATGAATGTAATTTGCGAGAAAAAATGTCTAAACGTAAATGGAATTTAAGTGATAAAGAAAATAAAGAATTTACTATTCAAAATGTACCTATTATATACAGATCTCAAGAATTATATATTTCACCACAAGAACAGTTTTGGGAACAACGTTATTATAAAGCACTGTTTTCACATAATAATGATAGTGTAAAAGATATCACAGTTAATTATTTAGAGGGGTTAGAATGGGTATTTAAATACTATACATATGATTGCCCAGATTGGAAATGGTCTTATAAATATAACTATCCTCCATTGTTAAAAGATATTTGTAAATATTTTCCTAAAAAACAATTAGAATATTTTGAAAAAACAATGTTTAATCCATTTTCATCTAATGTACAGTTAGCATTTGTTTTACCTTTGAAATATAGAGATTTATTACCGTATACTATGTCTAATTATTTGGAAAATAATGATAATGAATTTTTTATAGAAACTCCAAAATATGAATGGGCATTTTGTAGATATTTTTGGGAATCGCATCCTGTATTACCTGAAATACCTATAAAAAATCTTGAAAAATGGGACACTTTGTGTAAGTAAATATAAAATTGAAAGCGTTTGATGGTATATATTTATTTTTAAATTAAATATATACATTATGAGTACCCACATTGAAACAATTATGCGTAATAGTGCTTGCACACATAATGGTTGGATGAAAACAACTACTCCAGAAAACCAAGTATTGAGATCAATTAGAATTGGAAGTCAGAAAAATTGTAATGAAGATGGCCTGATATGCGACTATACTACAGAAGATAAAATTAAGACTATTCTCGAAAAGTATAATATTGAAAAATATACATTAGACAATATACATACTAATTGGGAATTTTCAACACAATTGTTAATAGAAGAAGATGTTTATAAACAACTAGTTGAAAAAATTAATAATTATCATAAACAAGATTAACCTAAACAATTATGCAAAAAATATAAAAAAGGATATTTTATAAAATTTAGTCTGTTTTTTCACAAAAGGGTATTTCCACATTTGATAATATCAAACACCTTTTTTTTAGATCAATAATTATTCCATGTGCTAGTAACATGTCAAGACCGATAATTATATCTTCTTGATCAGGTATCACTGTAAATGAACACCCAATCAAAAAATCTTTTAATTGTAATTCAACAAAATGTATTTTACCAATTATTTCTTGTTTACCTACACCGTGTACCATTCCTTGGTGTTTGTAATCAATTATATTTTCAATATTATGTAAAAATGCTTTATCTAATGGCATTATAGATACTTGTGCTCCTGTGTCCACGAATAATTTCGTGTCATTTCCATTTATAACTGCTGGTATATATAACATTTTTACACTTGTAAATGATTCTGGTATTTCTTCTATTGCTTTTTCAATATTATCATTTATTTGTTTTTCACGATTATTAGCATTTATAATTTCTGAAAAATCAAGATTGTTTATGTTTGGGTTCATTTGTATAAATTAATGACTATTATTTCATTTACAAAAATAATAATCAATGATAAAATTGAATGTCTTTTATTTATCTATCTTATTAATAAAATCAAACGTATCGAAAATGAATACATTCTTTAACAGCTTGCAAAATAATTTCAATTCTCTATATGATAGAGTTAAAGGTAATGTTCCTGCTATTATTCTTGTATATTTTAGTGTAGTCTTTGTACATTTTATCAGTTCAAATATTTATCCATCACTTTGCTGTCCTTGGACATTTTGGGGATTTATAATGTCGCCGTTTATGGTAGTCACCCCACATTGTGAAGGACTTCGATGGATTATTCATTATACAGGTGACCAGATACGTAATTCATGGATTTGGTTGGGAGGATATTTAGTATGGTATTTTGGTAATCAAATAACGCCATATATCAATACGTTTAGAACAAACAATGTTACACATAGTGTTCATAATCATATTGAGGTAGAAGATGAGAATGTAGATGATCGTTCAGATAGTACTACAAGAAGACGAACTACTCGACGAAATAATAATAATAATAATAATAATAATAATAATAATAATAATAATAATAATAATAATAATAATAATAATAACGATGAATAAATAAAGAAAAATTATAAAAATAATTTCGAAAGGTATATTAAATGGTACAATTAATCAACACAAAAACGAATTATAAAATTATATTAAAAAGAAATAAATCTATTAAGGTACGTGATGTATATAATAGTTTATTTTTTTCTACTTTTGGATTAAAAAAAGCACGAATTTTTAGTAAAGAACAAAAATTAAATGAAAAATCTTCTGAAAATATGGATTTAAATTCGTTATCCGACACTTCTATTGAAAATAATGATAGCAGTGATGATGATAATGATGGATACTTTTTTAAAGAAAGAAATCCTAGTGGTTATTCGGAATTACCATTATTTAAAAAGGATATTGTCCAAGACGATGGGACTGTTATACAAGAGAAAATAAAAGATAACAATAATGATGGCGTTTATACATTCTTAAATGACTATATATCAAAATATACACAAGAAAAAACAAATGAACCTATTGATGAAGACGAAATATATATATTAGTACCATTTGAAGTAGAAAATCCAATTATTACGTTAAATAATTTTTCTATTCCTGATAAAAATTCATTACTAATGATAGATAAAAATGGTATTACTTACAATGTACTTGAAAAGATAATTTATGATATATATCTTCAAATCATTTACTTACAAGAAAAAGGTTATTGTTATAGTGAAATCCCTGTTGAATCAGTTTTATTAATTAATAATCGATATATTATTTTATCAATAGAAACAGTTTCGAAATTTTCTGATAATGATACATCATTATCAACCAAAGCATTTTTAGTCTTTTTAGAAAAATTATTTAAGGATGATACATTAGAAAGTGTACTAGAAAAAATACAATATACAAATATTTATTATTTTATAAAACGTGCTCAAAATGAAAATATACTTCTGTTTTTTAAATAAGGGAGGGATCATAAGGGAACCGTAGGTTCCCTTAACACAAAAAGAGAACATTAAAATAAAATAGGATATAATATAATATAAAATTAAATAAGATCAAAGTCGATATCATCGTGGTTGTTGTCGTGTGGTATATTATTATGAAGATTATTATCAATAATAAT